GGCGGTGGGGGAGCCGCGTTCTTACGAGCCGGAGGCGGCGGGGGAGCCGGAGCAGCCGTCTTACGAGCAGCAGGTGCAGCAGGCGGGGTCGCCACAGGAGTAGCCGCACGAGCAGCCGTAGGCGGAGCAGCAGCCGCTGTAGGGCGAGGCGTAGGGCGCGGAGCCGTGGTCTGGACAGGAGCAGCCGTGGGCGGAGGCGGAGGGACCTCGAACGGAACTTCTTCAGCTTCAGCTTCAGTTTCCGCTTCAGTTTCCGCTGGGGCGTCAACCGGTTCATCCCAAGTGGAGTAATCCACTTCCTCAACGGGAGCCTCTTCCTCAGGAGTCTCGTCCTCAGGAGTCTCGTCCTCAAGGTAGTCGTAGGTGGGACCACCGTCCCCGTCACTGCTGGGCATGGTTGCCGCAGTGTACCGCTGAACCTTCACATCCTTGCTCCACGCGGCTCCATCCGCCGCGAGTTGCGCCATGTCCTCAGAGTAGGCTGCCACTTCTACTTCCGGTCTAGCCGAGAAAATTTCTTTCGGCACAGCCGGAATGTCCGACAGGATCGAACTCTTGTAGGACGCACGGTTCTCGCCGCCGAATCCTTCGCCCTTCTTGTTGATGTTGAGCGCTGCGCCGCTCGCCGGATGGCAAGCGTCACCAGGGAAGTCCATGATTAGGCGGAAGTAGGAGGCACCCCAGGAGGCTGCCCCACCGATGGTGATGGAGAAAATTTTCGCCGGGCTGAACTTTCCGTCGGCTCCGAATTCCGTGATGCAGCACAAGCCATCTTTCTTGGCTCGGCTGTCATCGGCCAACTTGCCCGCCATCACATCCGGCTTTCCGTTGGGCAACTTGCGGGATGTCAGATCCGGCAGCATGGTGTCACAGATGAGGCACCCAGCCCCATTTGAGCCAAGGACCTCGTCGTACCCGCAGGTAACGTATCCTTTGAACTCGCCGTACTTGATATAGTGCCTCAAGACGACGATGAAAGGCGGCAACTCCGAATTCGGCTTCCAGCCCTTGATGGGGGGAACCAACCGATGGGGATTATCTCCCTGTTTCGGCTTGAAAAACGCCGTAGCGGCTCCCACCTTCGAGCGCATTTGATCGCGCCAGTTAATCATGATTATTGTTTGCTTTCTCGCTGATTCCGGGCTCAGACGCAGCCACACATGAAGTGTCTAACGAGGCGATGGCTTCCGCCATCGTCTTGAACTTGGGACGCCCGTCGGTTGCTAGGAGGTGGAGATTCTCCCCGCGTACGATAAATGGCAGTGCGCCCCAACCGTTCCTAGTATAGTATAGCATAACCGGGTGACCGTCTCGGGTTCCTCGGGCGATCACCTGGAAGGTTTTGGCCAGCCAACCTGACGGCGTCCAGGGCCGGCGATCCCACATGATGTTGTGGGTCTTTACCGGGTAGGCGTGAAACAGATTGAGAATTGCGAGCGCTGCCCTTGCCGTTCCAACGCCGATGATCTCCACCACCAGCAGGATGGTTCGGATCACGAGGTAGGCTACGCCAAAGACCAGAAAGAGTAGGATATTCCAGAGTCCCTTGAAAAACTTCTTCACGTGGTGGCCCTCTGTGAGTAGTGCAGCGACTTGAGTATTTCCAACCGTTCCTTGTGCAACTCGCGGGCAAGCCGCAAGCACTCCAAGTTCGTCTTGGCCACGTCGATAGCTTCCTGCGCCCCTTGGACACAGTGATGACCCTGGAGCATGGATTTCATGGCGTCTGCCGTGTACTTCACGCCGTCTGCCAGGAACTCAGACCGAATTTGCTCATACACGAAATCGTAGTTCCGGTCCGCCGTCGCCACATTCGCGTGCGCCGTGCGGAACACTTGCATCCAATCTGAAAACGGAATTACGTGGGTCTGGAGAGCCGCGTCGATATCAGCGTCCACGCGGAAATCAAGCTGGTCGCAGAAAATTTCTGGAGTCAGCGGTTCGGGGATAGGGAGTTTCTTCTTCATTTGCCGTCCTTGAGTCCGAGGTAGGGAGCCAGGGCTTCTGTGTTGCGGTCCACAGAAGCCAAGATAATTTGCTCCATGTTCCACAGTTGAGCGTGCGGATCGTCGCCCATGGGCTCAGACATCCCGCTCTCGACCTCGATTACTTGGTAGTTCTTGCATAGCTGCACCCGCACTTTGCACCACACTTTCCCGGCGTCGGTGCCAGATGCGCTGTCTTTGGTATCGAAGTCTTGCGCTGTTGCAACGACCTCAGTTTTCTTCGCCATCATGTCCTTTCAATCTTCGTTCTAGCCACTCGTATAAGCAGATGCAGCCGACTGCAAAGCCACCTACCAAACCGAAGAATACAAGCACCATCATTGTTAGATTAGCCTGTTCTGGTAGCCATACTCGATGGACTGGAAGTACTCGTCCTGCCAGTACTTGATCAGCCAGTTCAAAAGCAGGTCACCGGGCTCAGTCAGTTCCTTGTCAAACATCGCTTCCGTTCCCATCGTGTAGCCATAGGATGGCTCCGCGACCACGGGGATGTCAAAATTCACACCAAAGACTTCACGGGAGTAATCCACGTTGGCTTGCTCCATGAGGTGCTGGATCTGGTCACGGCCTTCTAGAATATCTCGCAGCGCCACCTTGGCGTAGAACGCGTCATGGACTTCGAGACTCAAGCCGGAATTGGTGCCCGTGACAATCAACGGGTAGTCATCAGGCCGCTCGGCCAGCACGGCCAGGGAGCACAACATGAGTTGGTGAGCAGAGCCCTGTACTTCTGTATTGACGCTGACATTCGCCATGTTGGTTTTCACCACTTTGGAGTTAATGTGTCTTACAAATCCCCACTCTGTGACAATCTGTCCGGTGGCTTCGTATTCCGCGTGCTGAGCGTCGATAAATTGCTTGACCAGCGGGAATGCTTCGAAGTAGGCTGCGTGCAGAGCGGCAGCTTCCGCCTGCGTAATGTCTGGCACCATGGGTTTCATGTAGTAATACAGACCTGTGGGTGAGAGACCGTAGGCTAGACCAAAGTTGAGATTCTTGACGCGGGTGCGGAGCTTCTTATTGCTGAGCACGTACTCATACGTGCCCAATCCCATCATCTCGCCGACAGCGGCATGGATGTCGCGTCCACTCTCAAAGATGGCTTTGAGATTGGGATCCTGTGACAGCCAGGCAATAACACGAGACTCTGCACCACCCAAATCGGAAATCAGCAGAGTGTTCATCGCCAGCAACCACTGTGGTAATGCCAACTTCTTCCGCATCTTGGTGAAGTCGTTCTTGATAGCTTCTTTGAACAGTTTGTGTTCGTCGGCGTTCGAACTCGGGCGCGGAGCTTTCCGCAGCATTTTCAACACGGGTTCCGCGTGGGTCAACACGCGCCGCCAGTGGGCGTCCGAACAAATGCAATTTTTGACAAACCCAGCACGAGGAACGTTCTGAAGATTGAGCTTCCGCGTAAGGCCCGTTGGCTTATCTTTCTCACCAGACGAGCGGAGGCGTCCCGACGCTGCGCCGGCCACCTGGAAACGTGTACGAACTTCCCCATTGTAGAAAGACGCAGACTCCTGGAATTTCAGAGCATACTGGGCGTGCTTAGAAATCGTGCGATATTCGAGAATGGCTTTCGGGAATGGGTGATCCGTTTCGTGTGCGATGCGGGTTAACGCGTTGGCATCCGTAACGTTGGGATCGTCTTCGTCATCCACGTCATCATCAATGTCTCCCAGGCGAGGAAGCTTGAAGACATCAAACATGTACTTCTTCACCGCTGGCCCGGATCCTGGATTGAACGTGGTGTCCTTGGTAAGCTGGATCAAGTCTTCCTGGATCGTCAGCAACTTCAGTTGAGCCGTCTGGGCGACCAGTTTACAGTGATCCGGGTCCGCGTATAGGCCGTTGTCCTCCGCCCTGCGAAGGGCGATAGACGCTCCGATATAGCACCGCATGAGCGGAGCCGGCACGTCGTCGGAGTAGAGCACGTCGGCTTTGTGGGTGAGGATCCCGTCAGCCCCGTTGTATTGGACCAAAATATCTAGGGGGCAGTTGGCAAGACCGACGAATCCTCGATCACTCGACGCCGACTCTTCATCGGTTCCGTCTGCTTTCGCATAGTATTGTGAGACGACGGTTTTGTAACCCGCGAATAGGGGGAACTCCCGTTGTGCAATCGCTTCCAAGCCGTGTTTGCGATGGTATGACTCTCGCAGGTAAGAACCAATGAGCGTGTCGAACTGATACCCATTGACAACAAACTGGAACTTGTCTTCCAGTTCGATGGAGTCATACGCTCCGTATTGAAAAGTCTTGGGAATAGTTTCATCCGCCAAGAATTCGTAGAATAGCTGCCAGATTCCGTTTTTCTCAGACTCCCAGTATTCATTATCCGGGTGGTCCATGACCAACACGTGACTGTATTCATCAGTAACCGTAAAGCAGCAGCACAACAAGCGCCCGTGTCCATCGTCTTCGATGTCCAAGGTCACGCGCCGATCAATGCTTTTCAGCCAGTCCTTAAGTTCCCGAAATTCGGCGGCTGTGTAGATGGGCCGCACGTCCAGGGAGTGCAACCAGGCGTACCGGCCAGGATTGTTGACGTGCCAGGCAGCCGCATTCAACAGGCGAAAGAACGCAGGACTATCCTCCGCTACGCCGGTGAGCACCGACTTGGTGGGCAGCGGTAGAACATACACGGTCGCTTGCAAGTCTTCGCGCCAGAATACCGGAGCGTCCATCTTGTACACGCCGGGACTGTGCGTCTTTCCCGCGTGGTAGCCAAACATCACGATAACTGACGGACTCGTCCGTCGTTGTGCTTGAACCGCCGTGATCGTTTGAGTGTGGGTCGAACACGAGTTATAGTCTGCTTCGGTCGGCTTGGACAGCAGCCGGTTTCCGTTCATCTCATGAACCGGCGCACACTTCACAGAGTAGTGAAGCTGGAAGCGCTCAAAAGGCAACCCATAGTCCGCCATGACGCGGCTGAGTTGGTTCCAATCAGACGTAGGATGCCCTGTCATGCCAGGGTAAGGCAACCACAATTCTGGCTTGTCGCTGATCACAGCGGTATCCAGAAATTTTCGGGAACCGCAGTCGGTGAGTGCACACTCCTCGCACCCCGTCTGCACGCCTTCAATCCGGCGTGACATCGGCTTCCCTGCCGATGAGAGGGTGATAGGTTCTCCATCCAGGAACGATTTCCAGATTGACTTTGCCATTTACAGAGTCCGAGTCAACATCAATGCTGGGTGCGCCAGCCCTTCTTCCTCAAACAAGCATAGCGCCACTGGGGACGTTGGGTCAACCCCGAGTGTACACGCCAGTCCGGGGGGCGCGAACGCCATAAATTTGAGTAATGGCGCAATCGGAATCGTCATCTCAAACGTTCCGGTAGCTGAGCACGGAATCTCCAGAGTGACTTGCGACCCAGCACTCTTGAGAGATAGGATGGCTTGCCCCGTGGGGTCCGCTTGAACGTGGAGAGCTTGGTCTTCCGCAGACCACGGCTTTAGCGCTTCCAACAAGTCTGCCGGCCAGAAGGTCAGCATGTTCGCCAGATTCTCGTAGGCGCGAGCGTACACCTTCGCCACTTTCCCAAACACGGGATGTGGGTCGTACGCGCTGCGTAGTCCGAGATACCAGCCGTGCTCGTCGATGACCGCCAACTCGTTGTTTGCCTGCTCGTAAACAGTGACTTCAGTATCTACGTCAAACAAACGCGCTGGCAGATACGCAGACGTGGTTGTCAAGTTTTGTGGCACAAAAACTGCGGCCACCGCATCCGTAGCGACTAAGTTACCATTCAACAGAGCCACCCCTGCCATCGTGCGATTGTTCGAGCGGTAGGCTCGGATCATGCGGGTTACCGCTGGCGTGAGTTCAAACACGCTGCGCGCCATCTCTTTGTATCGCGCAAGATCCGCCGGCGGCTTTGTGTGTATGTGGGGAATCGGGCTAATGGGCATCTTGGCCGTGCCCTTTCCCTTCACGTTCAACGCAGTTTCTGAAAACTTGAGGGTGATCGCATCCACTCCGTTGGATACCCGGAGAAGGGTGGGCATCACCACCGTAGTGGACGGATGATCGGTCACGTCTGTGATTTTGCATTGGGTCACCCCGAGGGTATTTGCCCACAGGTGGCCTTGCACAAAACTGGCTGTAGCTCCAGCTTTGAGAGCAGCATAGCCGGAGATGAAATCAATCGCGGCAGTCAACCGCGAAGCATCGAGAGTAAGAGAACTGGTCATACGTTTTCGTCCGTAAAGGGGCGCAGATTGCGAAGTTTCAAGTGGGTGGGGGTGATGAGGATGTCCCACATCCATCCGTTCTTAGTAACACCAGCGGTCAAGCGGCGGCGGAGCCAGGCGGCATCCACTTCGGCCCAGGTGCAAATAGCATGGAAGTCTTTCCAGGCAACCCCTTCAGGCTTCAATGCCTGCCGCATAAATGCCGCTGTCAAGCTGCATTCTGCGACCGGAAAGTCAGGGCGCTGTTCCAGGTTCTCCCCTTTGAGTACCCATTGCCGGTATTTTTGCACACGGTCATGGTTTGCTTTCACCGTGGCAGCACGAGCTTTTGCTATAGCTCGGAGATCAGTCGAAGACATGGTTACCTTTCTTGAATGCGCTTCAGCAACACGTGATGCTCAGGCGATGTAGCGGGCGCGTGCTCTGCACAAAGATTCAACTGGGCGGAAGCAACCAGGGCGTACACCTCCGCTACGGTGTAGGGACAAAAACACCGTGAACACATCCCAGCGATGTCAGGATATGATGCTTCAGAAAAAGGACTCATACAGGTCTCCACTTGTTGACGACATCAGCATATTGTAGCAGTTCCCGTGCGTCAACGTCGTAAACGCTCAGATTTTGCTGGAGTTGTTGGAGGCGTGCACGATGCGTAGCGGTACACGATACCCATTGGTTGAAGTGCTCCAGGTCCCGCAGGGCCTGATTAACTCCGTATTGTTCTTTCGCGTCTGGGAGATCGTAGACACGGCGGGGGACGTTCACCAAGGCAAACGTTTGCCGCCCCTGCTCCCACTGTTCCGGTGTCAGCAACTCCTGGAATTCTTCGCTTTGATCCCGGTCCAAGCGGACGCCGGCTTGAATGAGGGTAGTCGCTTTCACTGGCCCCAGGCCCGCGATACCACGGAGCGTATCGCTAGAGTCCCCGGTGATCGCCTTGAAGTGTGGGAACACGCTGGGCTCGAATCCGTACGTGCTTCGGAACGTGTCGGGCGTGAGCGTGCGGTAGTTGTTATCGCCAGCCCCCGGACACAAGATGCTTACCGTTTCAGATAGCAGACTTTGGTAGTCGCCGTCGTTCGACACAATGACCACGGGAATTTTCCATACCCGTGTAATCCGGGTGGCCAGAATGCCGATAATGTCGTCTGCTTCCACGTAGGGGACTTCGATCACCGGGTGGCCCGCCGTGCGAAACATGTCCAAGATTTCGGGCATCAACTCATTTACGTGCACCTTATTTTTCTGCAATTGAGGTGCGTCCCTCTTCTTGTAGCCGGCGAACAGCCGACGACGCCAGGTCGGCATGATGCCATCATTGCAGATCACCACGCGCGTAGACCGCAACCTATGCATTACGCACTGCATCTTGTACAGGATGTCCAAGTGGGGAGCGTTTGCTCCCGCCCCGAATAGCGAGCGATACACCATGTTGCGTATGTCAACAAGGATTATAGGTTCGAGCATTGTTCCATCCAGTCGTCCAGCTTTTCCTGCGTGACGAGAGCCACGCTATCCAGTACGTCGAAAACCCGTGGAGCAGTATCCTCATCGGCTTGCAGCAGCGGAAAAGGATCGGGGGCGTACAGTGTGACGCCATAGTCACGGGCCAACTGCCACGTCAATTTCATTCCAGTCACGCTAGGAATTGACAGAGGATCAGGGTAGTATACCATCTCGGTACAGCCCCCGTCCACTAGTTGCTCCATCTGAAACTCGGTCACCATGTTCCCGAGGCTGGCGGTCATTCCCAGTGTCGGGCTGGAGCAATACCGCTGGAGCGCCAAAGCCTTGAAAATCCCTTCCGCCACGACTGTGTACCGCTTCACACGGCCCCACAAAGCACGTTGCCCGCCAGGGGCCATGAGATACTTTGGCTCACTGTCTGGGTCTGTGGCACGTGCACACCAACTGTACAAGGTGCCCCCGCCAAAAACGGGAAAGACCAGTCGGTGATTGACTCGCGTGTCTGCGATCACGCCCCCAACGTACCATTCTTCATACTGGGCTGGCGTGATACCTCGGGCATCCCCGTACGCCCGAATCCGTCCGAGGCCCAAGCTGCTGGGACTAACGCCGGCCAATGGCGCAAAACCTTTGGGGAGGTCCATCACTGGCGCGGCAGCCGGAGCGAGGTTGGAGGCCAGGAGAACCACACCAGGGGTGGCTCCTAGCTGATGTAACAGGCTCCGAAGACTCCCACGCGTCCCACAATTGAAACAGTGGTAGGCATTCTTGGTGGTAGTGATCCCCAACCGGTATCGGGTGTCTCCACAATGGAAACAACACAGTTGAAACCCATGAGGTTTCACCTTGAACCGAATACCCTTCGTGATGAAGAACTGGTCTAGCGTCATTCGGACACCGCAAACCACGCACGAACTCGGTTAGATTCAAAGAACCGTCGAATAACGAATCGCCGTCCGAAAGAAAGGGCAGTAAACGCGGGCATGCCCATCAGTGCCTGCCAGAAGCTGACCTTGAAAATCAGCATATTCAAAAACACGCCCAGCAGCACGCCCACAAGGCTGTCCAAGATTGTCTCGACCCACGACCCCAGCTTTGACTGTTTCACTTCTTGCGACCTTTCTTTTTCGGCGAGTCGGCGGCAGCTTCCGCCTTTTTCATACTAGCACTCACGGCGTACTGTTGGGTGAGGTTGTTGTCAAAAAACGTACTTAGATCGAGGTTTCCGACCACCTGGACCGGTTTGCCTTGCGGGATGATCTTACTGCGCATCACACTCAAGGTGCGACTATGATGCCCGTTTGGCTCGGCTTCCTCCACGTAGGCCCCGTACCCAATGGACAAGGCTATGTCCACAGTGCGGATAACACCCTTGGCTTCCGCGATATCGCTGGGTTCCAACATCATTTTCTTGAGCGCCTTTTCTTCCAGCGTGGACTGACAGGCAGTCCACAACAGCAAGTTCTCGCCAGTCGCGACCTCGCGCAACTCGGAGGAGATGAGTTGCAGGTCTTCGTGCCGCTTCTCCAGGGGACGGCCCCGGTTGTTCGACATTTCACCCAGGTAGTCTACGACGCACACGTCGAACTTCACACCCAGGGCGGATTCTTGCCGGCGGATCTCTTCCCGGATCTGGCTGCTACTCCACTTCTGGCCCGACGCTGGCACAAACTGGATGACCGCGTTACTGCCCACTAGAGCGCGGCGCTGCGCTACAGCGGCCCGAATTTGGGTCAAGCGCTCCCGGTGTTCCGTCGGCAACATCTTGTCAGCCTGCGGATACTCTATCTTCGAGAGAAACGCGGCAGAACGCTGCTGGACAGTGTCTTCCGTGTCCTCAAACGAAAAGTGGATGACGTTCCTCCGCATGAACCAGTAGCCCCACGACAAGTTCAGCAGCAGGAAGGACTTGCCAGATTTTGTGGGACCGACAATCACGCTGTACTTGGGCTTGGTCAGGCCCCGGCCCAGCAAGGTGTCAAACAGAAATATACCCGAGTACAGGATACTCCGCCAGTCTTGCGCTTCCGTGTTGTCCAAAAACGCCAAGAGGTTGTCCACACCAGGAACAACCGCAACGCGTGGCTCTGTCTTGGCGACCAACGACGCATATAGGTCCATGCTGGCACCCAGAGCCGTCAGCTTTACTTCTGGGTTCTCCAGATCCGCCCGAAGCCTAGCCTTGACAAAGTTGGTTTGGAGTCCCTGAACAATTTCTCGCATCGTGTCAGGAGCTACCAACTCGGCAGTAGACAGCGCGTTCGCATAGCCTTGCGCCGCTTTCCATTTCGCGGAACTGTACGCGTTGGCTTGAGCGTAGTTTGACAGTAGGGCGCGTAGTGCCGAAACCCCTAACGCTTGTTGGTGTGTCTTGCCATAATCAATGGCCCGAAACAGGATTTCACGCTTGTGGTTGGTGAAATCACCACTCATCGCCAGGAACAAATCGGCGTTGAGTAGTTCGGGGTACGTTTGGACGAACGCGTCACTCCGCACTATGTGAGCCAGCAAGAAATCTAGTGTTTCTAGTTCAGGCATTCGCCCACTTTTCCACTGCCATACTGATCTGGTTGTAGAGGTCTGTCCGTGCCTGCATGGCGGCTTGCACTGACTGCTGATACTGGTGGTGAGCCACGTCAGCAGACTGCCCGGAAACCAACGTGTCGGCGAAGTCTACGGGTGTGGAGAGGCGAGCTTCCAAGGTGCCAGACTTCAGCAGGTTCTGGACCACGACACTCACTACCCTCGAATTCGTCAATTGGGCGATGCTCAGGCCCAGCCCGGCGTTCGTGCGAAACGCATAGTGTCCCCGGATCTCGGCCACCAGCCGGAGCACTGGAATGTTGAGCGCGTGGGCAATGGAAAACAAGAGAAACGCCCGGATCCGCGTGTCTGCTGTCTGCGCTGAGGCCAAGTTCGTACTGTACTTTCGATCAATCGCTGTGAGAACGTGTGTGGCACAACGCATCATGTGCTGATACTGCGCGGTGGCCGTTCTCTCAGAGACCACGTTGGAATGTCGGACCATGCTTAGAGTATACCATGAGCCCTACGTTATAGCACGAAAAAGAGAACGGCCCCGGAAGAAAACCGGGGCCGTCAACCACAGGAGAGAGAGAGAGAGAACTAACGACTGAACAATTCTAGGATACCACAGCCCTCGGAATGCTGTCAAGGGGGGCCAAAGTGCCCATCCACCCGAGGACTTTGTTTTGGTGTTGGGTAATCTGTATCTGGAGTTGAACGCTTGATCCATCCAGCAAGACCGCTGAACACAACCAGGTAGAGTTGGTGCGGACCGCGTCTGCCCAGTCTTCACGGAGATCCGTCGAGTTCTTGAAGGCACCCAACCAGCCGCTGCCCTTGTAATCTAGCCGCTCCAAGCGGAGGCGCTCAAGCGCCGGCTGGTTGATCCACGTACACTGCCCTTCCCGATCAAAGAGTAAGACTGGGGTGGTAGCTTGGTTGGTGGTCAACTTGACCAACTGGGAAATGAACATCACTTCATCGTGCGAGCGAGTTATCGCATCGCGCATGGAACTCCCGCCGTTCGGCTGTATTTCTTTTTCCATTGCAGTGATACGTTGTTGAATATCGTCGATCTTGGCAAACCGGGCTGCGATCCCGGAAAGCTTGTTGTGGACGACAAGTAGATGACTGGCCACTACCGTCACCCCGCCGGCGATAGCGGAGTAGTCGGAGAGCCACCCGGAGATTGTAGACAGGTCCAGTGTCAATTTCTGCAAGTTCCTTTAACAAATGGGGCGGGCAGACAATAACTGATGTCTAACCCGCCCCTGGCTTAGATGTGGATCACCCCCTTAAGACAGGAAGGACATACCCACTTTTATGATCGTAGGCTGGAAGCCGCTACGTTCCAAACGCGCTTGGCTTCCGCCACGGGATCTTTGTAGCTGTCTACCACAATCTCCTGGTATGGATAGGTAGCTTGCACATGTTTCCGGCGATTGTGTGCGGATATCGCGAACGGGTGCGGCAACGAGATGCCGTACCGGCCCGGTGGGGACGTTAGAGCCACGTCGAAATACACGGCGTAGGGCTTTGTTTCGTGGAGCCGCATCAATCGGCCAATGGACTGGATCGTACCTTCCCAGTTGCCTTGAGACACGCCGACGCCGGCACTCAGGGTGTGCACAGACGCGCCCTTCGCAAACGTAGCATTGGTGGCTACCAGAACGTCTTCGGTCTTTGTCGCCGACATCTCTTTGCGCTTACTGTACCGCCGCGATTTCGATATCCGGCCCGAGTGCTCAAATGGATGCAGGCCATACGGACGCAGTGCCGCACAGACTCGGCTAATGTGCTCGCGGTAGTGGCAGAACACGACTGGAGAAAATTTCTCCAGACTCAGTTGAAACGTCAGTTCCGCAGTGAAAGCGTGGAGCCACTCATTTTCCATGATGTACTTTTTGTGGAGGTCCAGGGGTCGCAGATCGCCATCCGTTGCCACCACCATAGGAATGCTGACACCAAAAGTAAGCACCTTAGTAACGACTTTCGCCGCCAGGGCTTCCCCAGGAGTGTAGTAAATGATTTCAGGACTTGAGAGTAATTGAAGAAGTTGGCCTTTCTTATAGGGTTTATCGAGATCAAACGTGCCCGTCAGACCGAACACGACTTTGGGTTCTACCGCGTGCACAGCACGCAGAGCCCTTGCATTTATCTGAGTATGTACTTCGTCAACAAACACAACGTCGGCTCCCTGAAGGAGCTTTGCGGCTTTGGTGTGTGAACTCTGAAACAAGCAGACCGTCACCCGCTGAACGTCGTGCTTACCGGCCCCAACGAGCCCCACCGGCTCCTGGAGAACTCGCTGAAGGTCGTCACGCGTCTGCTGGCCCAAAAGTTGGTCGTCTACGAAGAATACAGCACGACCTTTCAACTGCCGGCAGTAGTGGCCAGCGATGAACGTGTTGTGTGTCAGGATGCAGTGATCCGTAACATACAAGCGATCAGGTGCCGCTACACGGATGCACTGCTGCTCCACGTCTCTCACGTACTCAACGGATATAACTGGACGTTGCGGTTCAGCACACTTTCCCCTGACTTTAGCGGCTATGAGGGCTTTGCGCACAAGACGGAATGGAGCAATCGCTGTTGGCAACTTCAGTACCAACTCGTATTCCACGCTCTTGCGCACGTACTGCTTATCACCAACCCTGTAGGTCTGGCCACGCCGGTCGTAAGACCTAACGCGCACCGATCCTCCGAGCCCCTCAACAAGCTCTGACACTTGCTGCACTAGGGGCTCCACACACGTGGAAAAGCTGAGAGACCCGCTGGACTTAGAGATGGTACCATCTGCATCCATGAGGCCCTGCAACAGGGCAACACGGAAGGCAGGAGAAGCGTGGAGAGCTTCCCGAGGAATGTGCTTGTACTCAGCGTCCTCCCGACTAAAGTGGGTCCACACATACTGCTGTAGCTCAAGTCCGGGAGCAAACCGGTGAGAACGGGTTCCCTTAGGCGTGTACCCGTCAGTAGCGCTACTGAACTGATTCTTCACGTCGTCCGCATCACGGGAGTCACAGTAGATAACCACTTGGCAGTTTCGGTTAGTTAACAAAGACCCGTTCCCGATGAAGTACCCGAGTTCGTAGCCAGAGATTCCTGCGGGGTCTGCACCCGCGAACTCCACAGGAGCAGAGAGCATGGGGATGCGATCTTTCCACACGAGTCTGTTTGTGGCGTTCAACACGGCTGGTCGCAGATCCTGTGTGCGGACGGTGTGGTACCGTCCAGTACTAGAGCGCTCAACCGTCCATAAGTGATCGGCCCCTGCCTCGACTGAAGCACCGTCTCCAAATGTAACACGGTAGGCAGGCTTGACACCTTGAGGGTAGATAGCCAGCACCTGGGTGGGCTTTCCGTTGCTCCCGACTACGTAGTCCCCGACCTTCAGCGCCCCCATGGTCGTCCAACCTTCCGGGGTGAGAATAGGCGTGTCTACTGGCTGCTCTTTGCCACTGCTGGTGGAGGCTAGGATGAGACCACCCCAACCCATCCGCCCGTCAATCATCTCAGTCAGAATCTCATGCTGCTTACCGACAAGCTGGCTAGGGTCTAAGCCATCCATGGTGACATCGGGTGGAGTGCGCGTATCTTCCCACCCGGTGTAGTACTCCATGATCGCGTCGTAGTGGTGCAGAAACGTCGCTGTGGGGATCTCGTCCCTGTGCACCGGAACAATCGGAGGGACAGGCCGCTCACTCTTGTAAACGTGCTTCATTTTGTACTCTTCCGGCGTATCTGGGTACGACAAACGCATGTGCAGCCGGTCATCATGTTGCACCAAGTCCGATAGACCCGGCACGAACGTAAGCATGTTGCCGATTTGGACCATGGACGACATCAGCCACCCACCTTTGTGCGGCTGCTGAAGTAGGATACGCCCCCCGTTTCGCGAGCGGTGTGTAACCGAACGATGTACAGTCCCGATGCGTCCGTAGGACCATCTGTCTCGAAACCAAACACGTAGGGGAATCCGACCGACACGAATTGTGACTCCAACCAATCAACTGAGGTGTACGGGTTCTTTGGGAACACAAGATCGTAATTGAAGTAGTCCCCGGTCATGGTTTTCCAGGGACTGAAGAACGTAGCGGACCGGGCTGGGTCCGACACAACGCCACGGATCCGGGTAGGCGTGGCCGTCGTCGCCTTGGCGGTCACTCTGATAGACAATGCGTGGATCGGTCCCACCGGCGTGCACTTGTCGATCCCAAAGAGCGCCAGGCCTTGGCCTGAGATCAGGGCATGGTTGTCTGTGATGTTGGGGTAGGAAGGCCCCCAGGGGGCTACATTCCGCGCTCGCAGCACGCCGCCCACGCGTGGGGGCTCCTGGGTGGCCAGAAAGGGCCACTGAAAGGTTGGTGTCCACCCGGTTACCTGCACGTCCGCAGTTTCCCAGGGTGCAATCAGAGCGACCGAAACTCTACCGTAGTCTACATTAAAGTCGCTGGCTGCATAGAAGTGTGCCACCGCAACGCCTGCGCTGCCGAAGTTTTCCAACTCGTGCACGGTCATGCTGTTGTACAGTGGGGTATTGGCCCAGCATTGGGCGTTGACGGTTGCAAACAGTACCCGGTTCCGGTAGATACGGACCCGATTGTTTGGAGCATCCACTTTCAGATCGAGATGTACCCAAGTTGGGGTGGACGACGGCCCGCTGTCCAAAAAGAAATTCGGCGGGGAGGTATAGATGATCGTCCCAGAGAACTGCCCACCCGGTCGTCCGACGTACAGTTCCAGCCGGCGGTCAGGCGTAACCGCCAGGGCCAGGGACTGCACGTTGTTGTAACTCAGGTGAGAGAACACGGTGCGGAGATTCCAGGATCCCGACAGGTTGATGGGGGCGCACCACATGCCCCAGTCCACCACCCCACTGGCGACGGTGTCGTACCCGTTCGTATTGAAAAACGACTGTCCAAAGCCCGAGTTGAACACGAGGATGCCCTGCTGCAAGTACTGCCCGGCCTGCGGAAAAGCATCCTGTGTAAAAGTGAACTGCGTGAACCCAATGTTCCCGTATTGCAGGGACATGTTGGAGGTCGTCGAGAACGAGTCAAAGTACAGCACGTGTTCAGTATAGCACGCTGCTATACGAAGCCACGTAGCACGACCGAAACGTCGGTCACCGCATTGGAACTGATTTGAACGATGTCGATGGTTATCAGATCACCCTCGAACAAATTGGACTGAAGCCAGGGGCCACCATAAGTAAGCAGAGTGCCACCCAAGTTCCCCACTGGGATTTCCACAGGGTACTGATTGATGAGCAGGCCATTGCGCTTCAGATTGAATTTCACCGACGCGCCAGAGACGGCAGTTGCAGACTTGAATGTAACCGCGATATCCCGGACGGACACAGACTTCTGCCGTACTGGGAAGGCGTTCGTAACATTCACGCCCACCTCGATGCCCGTATTGGCTACCGACGGAGACGAGGACGCCGCCAAGTTGAACATAGCCACGTCCGTGGACGGCTTGGACTGGTTGGACAGCCGCTTAATGAGACGCGAGAACGCAGCGATTCCGTCGCGTTGAGCGATGGTGTTCGAGACTTTCAAGGAAGTCCGCAGCAGGGTCATTGCCTCTTCCCTCCACGACATGGACTCCACCTTGTACAGTGTATCGGTCAAGATGTTCAACTTAGGCAGATTCACCATGCAGGACTGACCGGGATCCCAGTCCACTGTGTCGGTGTCGAATGTGATCTCGCTACCCATGCGGTTGTAACGTGCCAGCAACGCCTGCGCATACTGGAGCACCACTGCCGCATCCGTGTAGGTAGAGAAGTCTTCCACAGCTTCGTAGATGCCCGTGCCGAAGCCTTCGATACTCTGCCGAAGCGCGATCTCTGTTGGATCCGAGATCAGATCTGGAGGTGGTGAGCCGCTGGGGATCTCGATCACCACAGTCAATACGTCGCCGGCTTTCGGCCAATTGAAACTGGGTGTCAGAACGTCATACAGCAACTGAATGGTGTTGTTGCTCATCACAGTCCATTTGTATGACGCAGGGGCCGGATCGCCAACCACATAAAACGGCTGAGGTACGCCGTTGAGACGGATCTCCACAATGCGTTGCACCTGTCCATCGTACGTGGTGTCGATCAGGAATGGAGCCCGCACGTTGGTGCCGCTCCCATCGACGAAAGTGTTGAGTTGCCACTGCTTGAAAAACGGGGTGGCTTCATCTACACCAGCATTGTAGGTCAGGGTCAGCGTGTTCGACTGCACGGCAAAGATACCGGAGATACGTTGCTGGTTCCGGTACAATGCTCTGCTCTGCAACACTTTCAAATCCCGGAAAATTTCGGACTGCGGTCCTACTGTGACTTCGCGCACGTCAAACGGTGCAGCGGTGACGGCGGACGGCAGATCAAAGATACGCACATTGCGGTCGTTGTCTACCCGGAGATTGTAGTTCGTGAGGTTAGCCAGGTTCTGTAGGGCTTCAAGCAACGTAATGTTGTTGAATTCCACATCACCTGTCATCGCTACGTCTACCGGTGCATCTACCCACGTGAGCCCTTCAGGCGTGAGATAGTGCACGGCGATGTCTTGCATGATGGCGTTCAATGTCGGGAACTGCAAACGCGGGTACTTCGCCTTGATCACGCGGCGTTGCAGTGTGTAGTCGAATCCCGACAGGTTGATGTCGAACTTGACCTCGCTGGTAACGTCAGACTGGTAGCTCGATGCCACCTCATAGATCTGTCCCGCAAACTGCTTAACCCACTTGTTCGTGCGGTGTGGCATATCGCAGTAGTCCCCATCGTAATACCAGATGACTACGGGCATCCCGACTTCGGGGAAGAAAGGCATCGGCGGAACAAAGTCGGCACTCACAATCTGGTGGTCCACCGTCGCGCCAGCCAAGTGAGACGCGGGGGTGGAACTGTAGTAACCAGGAGTGACAGAGAGCACGTTTCCAACACGCGCGTACACCCAGAAGTATTCGTTGTCCACCTTAACCAGGAAGTTATCGGAGGGGAACGTCGCCGCGCTCACGACCGTCATAGTGGGATTCCCCACCGTGAAAGGCAGTGCCAACGTCGTGCGGTGTGTCGGAAAATTGTAGATAGCGTTCGGACGATTCTTTACCTGAAACAACGTCATCCGCGCACGGGGAGTGAAGTTGAGTTGGACATCGCCTGACGCCGAGTTGGGAGCCACCCACTTGGTAAACTCCACACCCTTCACGTAAAACTTGAACCGCGTCTGGGTGGCTGGATCAAAGATGGCTCCGCCTTCACCCATGCGGATACGGAGTTTGAGACTCGTGTTACCCAGGGCAACCGGAATGATCTCTGCGCCAGTGCCTTGCCGGATACGGAGGTTCTCCGAGACCAGAAGCTGGGCCGTCGGTCCAGCGAAGGTTCCGGTGTTTGGAACATACTCGACAACCAGCGTGTTTTGGACGGTGGCGGTTGGCGAGAGAAGCAGGGTCGTTCCCGGCTGGGGCACATACTCGACCACCAACGTGTTTTGAACGGTAGCAATGTACGCCACCTGAGAAAAGGTGGTAGAAAAGATCTGAGAAACGCGCCCTCGAACCGCATTCGCCGCCGCGCTGGAAAGCACTTCAGACGCGAAAATCTCCGACGCCCGAGCGAGCGGGGTTGTACCCGTACTCGCTACAGCCGTGGAGATAATGTCCGACACCCGAGCAGCAGGATCAGTGCTGCTCGATTGGACGGACGTGTCAATTATTTGAGATACGAGAGCTTCATCAGCCATGCGTTACACAGTGATTTCGTAACCGATTTCAGCCGCATTATAGGCAGCGGCGGTCCAGGGCAAGCCTGTGTTGGGATCCACCAGGAAGGTGGCCCGGACTTCCCCGTACGTGGATGCCAGATCAAGATCTGGGCTGAGACTGACCGTGGGACCGCTCTTGGTGACCAGCGCAATCTTTCTGGTGCCAGGGTCCACTTTGCGAGCGAACACCGTATTCTGTACAGCCTTGATAGACTGCCCAGTGATGAGGGTGAGCGGCGGCTTGGTAAACAGGTCCCGTGCCCCCACCGTGTTGGCCTGATTGTAGGAGCCATCAAAGTCGAAGTTGGGGAGAGGGTCATCCACTTCGGTGTAATTGTTGGGGCCAGCCAGCGGAGTCCATTGGATCGTGGACCCGTCGCCCGTAGGCAGCCGGTGGGTGCTGGTGATCTCACCTTCCCACGTGTTGTTGGCTGCACCCGACGCGTCATTGAGGTACACGTCTTGGAAGAACTGACCGCTGTACCAACAGATGCGGTCAAAGTCAGAATACGCACCACCGTACGAGGTGTCTCCCACGAACGTGATGATCGGCGTATTGTGCAATCGGACTTCAATCGTGCCGGCTGCATTGACCAGCAGGTGAGCTTCCAGGTAGTACCACTGGCTGTAAGCAATGGGGGCCGTAGACGTAGCAATGATGGTGTTCGCATTGTTGAGAACAACCACAAACCCCGATGCGTTGATTCCCACCTGGTATAAGATGTTTGTGCTGTTCTGGAAGGTCAAGAATGTAGCCTGACTGCTCACAAAGCTCTGCAACGCCCACCCGACGTACCCTTCAGAGATAGGGGTAAACGCAAAGAACGTGTTCCCATTTCCGGTGGGACCACCGGAGTACGTCCCAGGAAACCGGCCCGGTTGGCCCACAACCACTGAGGCCGAAATAGACCAGCCCGGCGCGGCGGTAACCGCGTAAGTCTGAAACGGGCTGGGGTACATGATGGAATCGAATAGGAGGTTCGCCATGGGTTATCCTTGCTTCAACTTGATGATGCCTGTCACCGGCCAGACAACGCCGAAGCTACTGCCGTTGACCAGATAGGGAAGGCCTGTGACACCGGGGGACGACAGCCGCGCGATGAGGCGAGAAGTCGTGGGCACGCCGGTGTAAATGCACAACACGAGTGAGTCCACGTTCTGCCCAGCAATTCCAGTCACACTGGGGAACGTGTAGTCGTCCGCATCCAGGATAACGTCATTTCCGACCACCGTACGCGTCTTGTTCAGTAGATTCGCGGCATTGAGTTGTGCACCAGCCGGGATGTCCGACAAAAACGTGTCGGTCAGTGCGTTAGGTGTGTACTGGGGAATCGTCCCTGACTCGTTCACCAAGACGAGACGGATGTTGTCGGTCACCCAGTTGAAGGATCCAGTAGCCTGCCACTGGAGGAATGGTGTGTAAATGATGTCTGCCATTAGATGTCCGATAGGCTGAGGAGCTTGTCAACGCTGTTGGGCAGCAAGAAGATGAGGGCTGCACCAAATGGCGTAAAAGGGAAACCACTCACTGACGTGTAGTGGCAGATCAAGCGGGACGTGGCCGGGTTGCCAGTGTCGATCCAGAAGATGGCAGCGTCCACCTTGGACCCCGTCACTGCGGGAAAAAGCACGTCGGCAGCGTCCAGCACCACCTTCCGCGCGATCTGGGTAAGCGTCTTGCTCGTAACCGGAGCAGACACGAGAATGCTGCCGGCTGGCAACACATTGATGAATTCGTCCGCCGCGATATTCGGCGTGTATGTCGGGGCGGCTCCGGTCTCGTTTACCAGGCTGCACATGAGAGTGTCAGTGAGCGGATTGAAAGCTCCACCGCTCCACTGCCACATCTCAAATTTCGTGTATACAAAGTCCACATTCAATAGAATCGTTGGACCTACACGGGAACGCCCGCAGATCGCACAACCTGCATGATCTGCGTGGCGATGTCCGCTGGATTAGTCACGCCAGGCGGGACGTGTACCGTGATGTTGAACGTCTGCGGAGTACTGCCGACAGACGGCTGACTGGCGATCAGGCCCGCCCGTACGCTACCTTCAGCGTAGTTCGGGCGCGTCAAGGCTCCCGTTTCGTAGCTGATCGGCGTGTACACCGGCAGTGGGTTTGACGCATTCCACGGGATCACGGGTGGCAACACCGGCAGATTAGACTGAGACATGCCCGGTCCATTCCAGCCAGTATAGTTGGCGATCCACTGTGATGGATCCGGTTCTGGCTGACCAACGCGCGAGCGCTCCTCTTCGCGCCGCGTCTGCTGAAGCAAGTCCTCCAGAGTGGGCATGATCGTCCGGGCATTCCTGGTGTCAATCACTGGACCCGGAGGAGTCAAGCTGTTCGCCGACTGAAAACCTACTGGACCTTCGCCAGGGCCGTACCACGGGCGATTTGGTTGTGAGACCTGATTGGTGCTTGGTCCCGGATACGGGGGCAGGCCACTCGGGCCTGACGAACCGGCTTGGGAAGATCCCATGGGCTCCATCGCAGTCCCTGTACCACCCTGACCAGACTCAACCTTCCCGGCTGCGCCCGGTGCATAAAATTCAACCGGAGCGGTGTACGCTGTTTGTTTGTCCACTTTTGCCGCTACGGCACCCACCGCTCCCGCCAGGGAGTTGGCAGCCTGCCCCACAGCATCCAGGGAGTCTCCAGCGTTCTGGGCCGCGTACGCCAAGTTGCTAGTGGCCTGTGTGGCTCCAGCCGCTGTGTCGCCCGCTTTGACAAATTCGGCAGCAACCGCGTTGGTCGCAGCGGTCAAATACTCGTCACTGCGCAGCACCCGGACAATCTGATTGTCGTAGGCGTTCACGAGGAACCGGACGTGCGTTGTGGTGTCCTCAATGATCGCGTGCATGCCATTGTCATACAACTGATTGGACGTGCGAAGATTGGACCCAAACTGCGTAACGTAGCTGTGCAACTCCTTGCTCGACTTATCTACGAAGTCTCCCAGCTTTTCGGTGTACTTCACAGTCGTGGCCGACAAGCCGTAGGACGCGATGGCTTCGCTGGCGGATACAGCAGAAGCAGCCGTCCCCGCAAGAGCGGTGCTGGTCATATCGGCGGCGGCACTCACAGCGGTAGCAGACACAGCCCCGGCCTGATTGGCATAGGCACTGGTTTGTAGCGCCGTGTCCAATTGACGCAAGTTGTCTTCGGTATCAGTCATAGACGCACCGAGAGACGCGGTATACTGTGCAGCGAGCTTCGCCGCTTCTTCCACGTATGGATTCGTTACGCTGGGAGAAAAAGTACCGGCTGGCGGGACGGGCGTATTGGGAGTGCCCGTCTCTGTATCCGGGCGTGCCGACTCTCCACCACCGCCGCCACCGACTCCGCCGGCGAGGATAGCTTCGTAGATCCGCACCAAGTCCCCATTCAAGATGCTGCTCATGGCTTCAATGTGGTTCACCATTGCATTGAAACCTTCTACCATGTTTAGCTGGAGTTCAAAAATCCGGCCATTGATCGTCTCATTGATTTGGGCGAGGTTGTCTTCCAGCATTCCTTGCCCCATCGCCTTTTTCGTGAGTGCAATAAGGTCCTGGAGCAACCCTTTAGTCCATCGGGTGGACTCTTCAATGCGGGCGATATCTTTCTCCATCCGTCGCTGTACTGTGTAAGATAAGATCCCCGTTACAAACGTACCGATCTGGGAGATCATACCCGCGATAGACATCACCGACGACATGATCGACGACACGGATTTCGTCGCGGAGATGGTAGCGTTCGTCGCGGCGGCGGTTCCTTCTGCCACCTTGGCCGAAGCTGTGGTAAGTGCGGTTCCTGCCTGACCGACTGAGGAAACACTATCCCACATCTTGTTTGCGGCTGCACCAATAGCTTCGGTGCCCTGCGCGGTCATCGCAGCGGCTTTAGCCGTCTGAACGGCTGCGCTGGTGGCGGCGTTCGCGGCTCCAACGATGTCTTTCGCCCCGCCGAATGCGGACGCCAGTGCGCCCGACAGAGAAGGAATGTGCCCAACAATCTGCTGCATCCCTTTGTACAGGGTGCCCAGAACTACGTCACTCACGAACTTACCGACAAGGCCAGTGATTCCGTTCAGCAAATTGTTGAACATATCGTTGACGGGATCGCTGAAAGACTTCTTCAGCGCATGCCACATCTTCGTGCCCATCTTCCCGATGCTGTCAATCGCCCCTTTTCCATCGAATTTGAATATGTCGATGTTGAAGAGGCTGCCCATCGTCTTCACGAACATGGCGCTCGTGTCAGAAAATGCCTTAGTGAAACCTGCCACGCCCGTCTGAATGGTCTTGTCCCACAGACCTTTGTACATGTCAGCAGCAGTTGATGTACCGATTCGGAGATGATCAAAATACGTATCGACGGCGGCCAATTTCTGCTGCTCGATCATCGCCACAGACGCCATGATCTGCTCATTCGAGAGCATGCCAGCTTGGCCGTACTTCACCAGGTTGGCGGTAGCTTCCTGGATGCCATCAGAAATTTTCTGGAAGCGCAATTCACTCCAGACCGACTCCATGGACAATCCAATGGTTTTTAGTTCTGCATCAACTTCCGCTAAGCTTGCTTTGAACTTCGCAGAGAAGCCAGCGTCCTGCATGTCGTTGTACAGCTTCCGCAGATAGGCCGCAGAGATGCCGGCGGTCTTGGAGGCTTTGTTATACATCTCCGTCGCGGCTTCGTACGTCTGCTGGAAGCGGTCTGGACCAGCCGCTACCTGATCAAAAAATTCCTTGGTAGATATGCCCAGCGCAGTCATCTTCGTGTGGAACTCTTCCAGGTGGACGCCAGCATTGGTGGCCCACTCACGGAGGCGCACGTTCTCTGCCTGCTTTTGCAGTTCGGCAAATCCCAGCCCAGTGAGCTTCACCCGCTTCTCGATATCTGCATACAGCGTCTTAGCGGCTTCCAGATCATTCGCCTGCGCCGGAGTCATGGAAGCGTTCTTCCACACGTCTTTGATTTCCGTGCCCAGTTCGCGTGCTTGGGCTTGCAGGTCTTTGAAGCTTTTCCCGGTGGCTTCGTCCAACTTGGCATTCGCCAACTGATTCTTGGCGTTTACCAATGCTTCAGGGATTGTCAGCAAACCGGCCCGCATCAGGTCTTCCACCATCTTCAGGTTCGTTTCCGCAGTTTTGCGGAGTCCAGTAAACCCGGCTTCCCCACCCTGCTTAATCGCTGAACCCAACTCTTTGGCTTTTACCCCAAGCGTGGAAAAGCGAGCTTCCACTTCTTTGAACGACATGCCGGCTGCGGCGGCAATCTGTGCCTCGCGGACTTTTTCGTCTAGCTTATCTTTACCACCCGGCGTCATCTCCCGGCCACCTGAGAACTTCAGGCCTCGGAGAATGTCCGCAGCTTTCTTCGCCTCGTCGGCCACCACCTGCAAATCACTGACACTGCCAGTGATGTCTTTCTTGAAGAAGTCCTTGATGGGATCCAGGCCCGCCTGCGCCAGATGCTTCCATGCTGCGACAGATGCGTTGATCTTTTCAGTGGCCGAAGAAAATGACCCTTCCACCGTCAAACCTGCGTTGTCAGCCATCTCCATCAGTGCGTCTTCCTGCGCCTTGACAGCAGAGGTCAGAGAGTCTTTAGCCTTCGCGGTAAGGTCTTTGTTGTTCAGGACACCTACCCGAAATTTCTCTAGGCTCTCCAACGCCGTCTGCACCGACTTCGGATTCATAAACTTGTTGGCGAAATCCTCGGCGTCCGTGGGAACGGTGCTGATCATGATTTCCAACTGCTTGTGAGCCGCTGCGAAGGCGTTCTCGGCGGCTTTGGCCCCTCGCGTCACGCCCCCAGTGGTGCGGTTAAGGGTCTCACCAAATCCAATGTACCGCTGAGAGAAGTCAGTGACGACTGCCGCTGTCTCCGAAATTTTCTGTTTGAAAGCCTCGAACTCTACGGGAGTGACCTTCCCCGCCTTTTGCAAGGCTTTCAGATCCAGAGCCAGTTTTCCCAACTCACGAGACGCTGCATTGGCCCCCGGCAGGAAAGCCGCTGCCCCCGCCTGCGTCTTCGTCCCTATGGCGATTTCGTTGTTGATCGCTGCATACTGGGCTCGAATCGCAGAAATTTTCGCGTTCCACCCAGTTAGAGCCCCAGTCTCGATATCAGGAGCACCCGACTTAAACTTGGCGTTGAAGTCATTTGGACGCAGACCGACAAACGCGTCTTGGAGGCCAGCCTTCGCGCGAGTGGATGGATCCACAACACTGTTGAAGACTTCTGACACCAACCCACCAAAACCCGAGTTTTGCAAGTCGGCACGCAACTTCGGCACCAACCCCTTGAACGGATTTACCTCCAAAATGGCAGAGGCCACGCTGTACACCGTGCGGCGCACGGCATCGCCCCACGACATAAACTCCCCGATGTTGGCCTGCAACACTTGGCGTAACCCAATGAACTGGGGAAACAAAGTGTCGAAATAGCCTGCGATCACCGGGATCAGCTTCGAGATCTCTGAACCAAGGATATGGAAGTCCTCTTTCAGATCCCCGAACATAACCTTGACATTTTCCCAGTCGGAAATAATCGTATAAGCGACGACACCCAAGGTGCCGGCAGCAATCCCCATGGAGACCATGGCGGCAGTGGTCATCTCGAAACCTAACACCACCTGGGACAACCCAGCAGCAGTCCGCCCTTGCTGGGTCTGAAGCGCGGCCTGTGCCGCCGCTTGGGCGTTGGTTTCAATCGTGGCTGCCCGGAGGGCTGCTGCTTCCGCCGCAGCGGCTCGCTCCAACTGGGTAGTCGTTTGGATGGTTTGGAGCTTGGCGGCATTGACCGCCAGTAGCTCAGCTTCCGTAAACAGCCCTTGCTGAACCGGGCTGGTCACGGAGGGCTTTGTAAAAAAGCTCAGTTGCTCTGCGACTTTGGCTCCTGGTCCCGTCAAGTTCGCAAGCTGCCCCTGCTGTTTCACGGTCAAGGCCGCTCGGGCTGCTACCGCTTCTTCAGCTTCTGCTGCCGCCAGGCGCTGGGTAGCCACGGTCATGGCATTAACCGACTGGGTGGCTGCCCCAATGGCTACGGCGGATGTGGTAGCCGTTGTCTGCATGGCCTGAAATCCACGTGCCGCCATGAACAACGCTTCTAGGCCCGCTCGCATTGAGTTAAACGCACTCATGCTGCGAACCAGGCCCGCCACCGCAAGGAATGCAGGACCGACCACCGCAGCCAAGCCACCGATCACTGTGGCAAACGTCCGCGTTTCTAGACTGAGAGACCCGAACCACCGCGCCGCGTCTACCGCAAAGTTGGCGACCTTGATCCCAATGTCTAACAGGGATTGTGCAATGGGAGCCAACGCGGTGCCAAACTCGATGAAAGCCACGTTGATGGTGGCCGTGAACTTTTTCCAGGAGTTCACGACGTTATTCATCATGATGTCGGCCATCTCTTTGGCCGACCCCTTGAAAGCATCGAGTTCTTCGATTTTTTGTTTCAGCCCCATGGAGTTGGAGATGATAATGTCCACAGAGCTAAACTGCCGACCAAAAATCTTCCAGCCCACCGACGCATTCTCGACAAGGGGCTGAAGCGCATTCACCACGTCAGAGAAGCTTTTCATGTGCCCAGTAGCGTCAAACACATTGATGCCCAGTTCCTTGAGCATCGCGGCTTTCTTGGGGCTGAGAGACTCCAGGGCCGATTCCAGAAGTCGAACTGCGGTACCAGCGGATGTGGCGCGGATACCAGAGTCACCGAGAACAGCCAGACCTGCGGCAACCTCTTTCAGACTCCAACCAGCGATCTGGGCTGCCGGCGCAGCATACTTCAAAGAGTTTGTGAGGTTGGTGAGTGTGACCGCAGAGATAGCGGAAGTTTTCGCCAGGATGTCCACTACGTCACTCGCGCCTTCCGCAGAAATGTGGAAGCCCTTCATCACGTTAGAGAGAGCGATGGACGCTTTCTCTAGGCTGATGCTTTCAATCTGCGCCAAGCGCATCGTAGCGGGAATCGTTTGAAGGACGCTCTCTGCTGAGAATCCAGCCGCCGACAATTCGGCCATGGCGTCCGCGACATTCTTGGCTGAGAAAACACCTTGCCTGCCAAACTCTTTTGCCGCCTCGGTCATCTGGCCGAACAGTTCGCGGTCCGCGACAGAGCCCAAGGCTTTGACACGCGCCATCGCGGCATCAAATTCGCCAAAGGCTGTCAGGCTTTCCCGCACCGCACCGATGATGGGCGCACTGATGGCCGTACTGAGGACGAGCCCGGCTTCCGCGAAGCCTCGGGAGATCTCGTTCAACCGCCGAGACGTTTGCAACAACTGGCTGTTGAAGTCCGTGGGGTCTAACGACAGCGTTGCAATGAGTTCGCCTACAGTGATGGACATATCACTAGTAAGATCGTGAAAGGCCCTGGTAGCTCCAGGGCCTGGTCAGCTTTTCTTCAGGATTCGGAGGGCTTCTTCGGGCGTGACTTTACTGACGGTGGGAGCTACATAACCACCCATAGCGGAGGTGATATAGGCTGCGTGCGCCTTGACCTTTTCCCAGTCAGGAGCTTGTGCAGCGGCTTTGGCGTCGGCTGCCTTCCCAGCGTTCTCCGGCATGCCCCCAAATGGGAATACCACGTCAGCATACACGGGAGCTACGTAATCAGCCGCCTCTTTGTTCAAGTGTGTAGTAAGATACAGGTACCGCAGATTAGCGACTTGGTACTGTTGGAGATCGAGGAACTCTTTGTGTGACCGACGCAGCAACTGGATCTCGTGAAAGGTGCGAGACAAAAACTCCTCGTCCGTCAGGCGGAGATGCACGCGGCAGTCAGCCCAGAGGTCTTCCAGGCTCTCTGCGGCTGACTTCTGAGGAACTACCCGGCCAGCATCTCGTGGCCCAGGCGAAAAGGGCGAACACGCTCGGGGTCTCCCTCGTTCGAGGTCTGAAACGCCCCCTGCAAGGCGGTAATCACTGCATACGCCGATGGGGCATCCAGTAGTTCCAAAAAGTCCGACGCCGTCCGTTTGGGGGTGACGTGTTCGGTGGCCATCACGAGTAGCTCTGCTACGTCTTCGATGGGAAGGCTATTCCAGTCTTCCATGTTCATAATCGAGCGGCCATCTTTCTCCAGCACGTTGACCACAGAACGCATGGTAAAGCGGAGAGGAAAGTCGATTCCCCCGATGCGGACATTCACGAAGGGCGTGATGTATGCCACGTCTGGGATGAGTTGCAATTGGTCTGACATCAGTTCTAGTATAACAGAAAAAGGCCACCCGGTGGGGTGGCCTCTTTGTCAGTCACGTACTGGCTGGGTTAGGCAATAACTAGGTTGCCCGCGATCTTGAAAGTGCAGGAGGCACTGAGGATCGCGGCGGGGTCAGCGGTCACGTCAAAAGACGTAATGAACGCCGAGAAGGCCCACGTGGTCTGCGTCGGATCCGGGAAGACCAGTTGGAAATTCCGGCATGCTCGCGTAACGACACAGAACGTCAATCCACCCGTCGCGCCGTGGGTCGGCTCTTTGGGGTTGAAGTTGATGGTGGTGCTGACATCACCGAAATTGATGAGACCCGGCACGTAGCGGCGGGTAGGACTCGCCGAATTGTGCACGGTGGTTTCGAGCGCGTCGGTGCTGATCTTGGGACCAGACAAGGTCTTCAGTTCCGCGATACGCATAAACGTTTCGGGACTGCCCCCATCTCCCATTTTCAGCAGCATTCCGAACGCGGAGAGGGCTGCGGAGCTAGAACAACTCAAAGTGTGTGTTTCCTTTCTTCAGAGATGGTGGAGAGTTAGAGCCGAACCACTGCGTACGACAACGTCGCGGCAGAACTCGTGATCTTGATGCCTTGCGATCCGATCCACCCGATGGTGGTGTCGAACAGCTTGAAACGGTATTCACCCGCCGCACTGGTGTGCACTTCATTCAGCGAGCGAGCTTCCAAATCAGGAGTTCCCTCGATGGTGGCCGTGCCAACCCCTTTGATGACGAGCAAGTCGTAGCCGCTCGGGTTGAAGAAGTTACCGTTGACAGTGTCGCCAGCGGTGAACGTCAAAGCATGGATGTTTGCGGCAGTCGGGTAATTTCCCGTGCCTTGCGTGATGGCAATAGCGGTAGCCATTATTTCTTGTTGACCTCCATAACGCGGACGACGGTGTCAGCCGGTGTGCCGGCGATAATGTTGATTTTGCCCGAGGGCGTGGCCCAACCAACGGGGAACTTGAACGGTCCCAACACAATGTCCGATCCCGCTGGGATCGAAAATGTGGTATCCACCGCTCGGTCCGAACCATCCGGTTCACCCTTAACGGTGAAGTTCACCGCACCTGCGCCCGTGTTCGTCACGTGGAGCAATGTGAACCCCAAGCCAGGGACGCTGTCTCCGGTCGCTACCGGAGTTTGGGCCGGAACAAGGCTACCCTGCCCCCGCCCGGAATCCAATTCAGTACTTAGCAAAGCTGCCATTTGTCTTTCAGACCTCTTTCATCTAATATGATCGTTACCGCGCGACGGTGAGAAAGGCTACGTCCACCAAACCCACGGAGTCAATGTACAGTGATCCGTCAAGTTGTTGGAATCCAGTCTGGACCAGAGGAGCCACAATCTGGACGTTGGCACCCGGCACCACCGTAATGTCGTTGGTTCGGCCAAACGGATCCGCCACACTGCGAATCGTGGCTGTACCCGCACCCCGGAACAGCAGAATGTCGCCGTAGGTGTATTGCAGAAAATTTCCGTTCAACGAGTCCAGTGGAACCCACGTTATGGTGGACTGGTACGGAGCCGCGTACATGCTGCTGACCGGCTGCCGTGTGATGTATGTTCTAGCCAATTCCGAGATCCTCCAGGCTCAATGCGCCTTTGTTGATTAGGTCGTTCAACGCGCTGTCCAGCACAGAATCAGCCGCCTTTATCTGTTCTTCGACGCTCGGCAGGGCGGGAACTTTTTCTTTGTCGGGTACAGGATTCGCGTTCTTGTAGGGAATCCAGTGCCGAACAACTAGGTGTTCGAGCACGTCTGCCAGCAACCCGGAGTCATACGCACAGAAGTTGCAGCAGAACAAATCGACATCTACGCCCCACTTGCGGAGATGCCACCCCTTGGAGTAGCTGTCTTCCGGGGGTATCCGGTCGGCCATGGCCAAAATATTGGGGTAGTCAGGCCGTGGGATGGGAGTGTAATCGAATTTGTAAGCCATTAGGGAGTAGGTTGTCCTTTGACCCGGAATCGCATAATCCCGTGTCGGTTGTTGTCGCCGGTGGTCAGCACGTTCTGTGACTGCTTGACCATCATGATGGTGCACCAACCGGGCGTTTCCAGTTGGGCTTCTTGCCGATGCAACAGCAAGTGAATTCTATCGCAGATCGTAAGAACTTCTTTCGAGCCACGATAGTTGGAAAATACTTCGATGAGCAAGAAGGTATCGCTGCCAGTCCGGTTCAACGTGTCCTTCATCCGCTCATCTGTTTCTCCGATGATGACGTAGGGCATCTTTGCTGACGCCCCATGATTCGTTTCTACTAGCCCGTCGTGGATCCCACCCGGACACATAGCCCGAAGCGTAGAATCCTGAGACAGGCGTTTGTACACGCCAGTCAACAGCGGGAGAATGAACGAACCACCCAGAACAATATCCATTAGCGACCTCCCCGCTGTTCCACGTATGCCAGAAAATTTCTCAACGCCGCTTCGTACTTCGGTTTGACGGTCTTAAGGGCTGGCACCAAATATGGGCGGGCCTCAATGCCGTTGCGGGCGATCTCTCGCGCGATCAAGTACGCAATCTGCTGCGTCGTCTGGGATCCGTCCCCCATGCCTTTACGGCGTACCCAAGCTTCAATGATGTCGAGTGGCGGCATCCCACCTGATCCTGTGTGGTGTTCATACACCTCAGGAACGTCTTCCGCTGTAGCCCGGCCTTTGGGGCCAGTGCCCCATTCCAAATACGCCGCATGATCCGCGTTGGAAACGACGTGCCAAGAAACACCGTCGGCATCGTCTCGGACTTGAATCCCCGCGAGCAGGCGTCCTTGGTCCACAGGGGCAGACAAACCACGTGGACCATCCAGGATGTTCGCTCGCGCTTGCGCTGCCAAGTCCAAAGCGTACATGTGCGTGAGCTTGCTGGCACCCTCTTTAACGAGCTTCGTGGTGCGTAAGGACTTGTCCTGAAAGTCCGCGATGTTCTTCAGTTCAAAAGAAACCTGGAGCACTTTAGGAGAGCCCCGCAAAATTGTGGGTGTCGAGGTCTTTGCGGACCCGCGTTTCTACGATCACCCGGCGCTTCTCTAAGCTCTGTTGCCGGATGCCTTCAATGGCAAATACAATCAATTGTTGTCGCGTCTGGAATACGATGACGTGCTCAGACTTGAGACGCGGATTGTACAAGATGTCCCACTGTGCGTAGGACTCTTGCAGATTCGCCTGCCGGGTTTCAATAGTCTCGAAACTGTCATTCCAGATGAGTGCGCCGTACCCTGAGTAAACGGGGGTCCAGGTGATGCCACCGCCGCCGAGTTCGTCAGGAACGCGAGTCTCTTCGTAGACCGTAAATTTGTGGCGACGTAAGCCCGCGCACGTGGTGATGTCTTGTCTGGGGTAGGCCATTACACCAGCCCATCCAAACGCATACCACCACGCGGCCCCAACAGGAGCGAGATGATGTTGGGCGTCAAATCGCTCAGCTTAGCTTCCGCCTGATACTTGGTAGGAATCGCCTTGTCACCCTCGCGTGACTCGAACAAAAAGCCCATCAGGTTGTAGGCAGCCATGCGGTCGAGTGGATTCACCTGACTCTGCGCTAAAGCGATGTCGGGCGCAGTCGGCACCAGGGGATAATCCACGTCCCCGCTGTTGTATGTGGCTACAAGGCCCGAGGTAGCCCGAAGTGGAGCCGGCGGAGTGTTGACAATCTGAATCGTGCCACGATCCGCAATGTAGTACTCGGTGGGAGCCAGCGTCACCAAGGTCGTGGGATCGCCCGCTAGGTAATAGCCGACCGTGAGTTGCGGGTTGCTCTCCATGATGGGATAAACCACTCGGATACAACTTCCCTCGAACCGGTTGCTCGTCATCTGCCAGCGACTCCGTAACATGGGTTCAGCCGTGTAGTGCTCGATGAACTCCACTACAGTTGCGATGATCTCCAGGGCGTGCTTGTCGTCGTCTGTGATCTCAGGACCCACCGGGGTGTCTGTGCGGAGATGGCTGGCGAAGTCCTGCAATGTGAACGGCAGGAAGGGCGCTGGAACAATCCGCTTGTGCTTGCGGTTTACCGGACTGGGCCGGTTGTGCAGGGGCGCATTGAAAAACTCGTTGATCTGAGGCGGGAACGTTACAGGCACAATAGTAATATCGCCAGCCTAAAAAGCAGATGGCCCCGCTGCTCAAAAGCGGGGCCATACTGCCGGGAGGAGAACTGAACTTCCTCTAGAGTACCACAGGTCTGCTTACGACACAACCGTGGTGGTCGGCTGCGGCATGTTGCGGGGCTTCGCGAACGCGTAGACCGAGTGCGTGTAGTTCGGCGCACCGGCAGCGGTCAGGTTCAAGCGGACGTACCGCTTAACTCCTGCCCTGTAGGTGAAGAAGTGCAGCGCATTCGCCACGACGCCGGCGTCGGCGACGAACGGACCTGAACCGTACAGATCGGTGCCCAACGGCATCGGAGTGACGGGCTGCGGATTGAAGGTCGAGCGATTCTTCGGCGTGACGTACTGCTGGCTGTCCGCTAGCGGGGTCCAGGTGGCGTTGTCATCCGACTCTTCGATGGTGTAGGTGACCTTGTTAACCGCTGAGAGAGCAGTCACAGTCGGGAAGTGGACCAAAAATTCCACCTTGTCCATCGTGTTAAGCAAATCGATGGAAGGAAGCGCGGCAGAAGCATTCACGGTAGCGTTAAACGCGACCAAGAAGGGCTTCATGTTGTTGGTGAGATTGTTAACCATGTCTTGTTTTCCTTTCTGGTCAGCCGATTACGCGGAGATGACCAACTTGACCAGAGCTTCCGGCACCATGACAGCGCCGCCGACGCGCTTCCACGCGTAGATGACGGTGACAGCCTGATTCGCCCTGCTATAGGGGTCAACCATGAAACGAACGCTCAACTGGTCAACCAGGAGATAACCCACCTTCAGGTTACCGAAGAGAACAGCGGCGTTGCCGTTGGCGACATTCGGCATCTGCTGGCTGCGCTTATACGGGAAACCCAGAACCATATTCGGTTCTTTTCCCGTATAATCCATATTCCACAGGTACCTCCCTTCCCCGTCCTTGAGGGTCCGCAACCGACGTGCGGTATCACGAGAGAACATGAAGCTGGCACCGTTCAGGTACATGGACTTCGGAGTCTCCGTGATGGAGATAAACGCGTCTGCCGAGATGTTGCTCGCATCACCCGAGAGAACAATCGGGATATCGACGTTGTTGAGAATGCCTTCCGGCTTGTTCCCAACGTTCGCGCCGGTCAGGATCTCGATGTCTTCGGTCAGCGAGAAGGCCACGCCGATCTCGTTGCGGATGTCGCCGAGAATATCGAACATCGGATTCTGCTGGTCTTCACGCGTGATCTCCGCCTTGGCCGACAATTCAGCGGTGCGGATGATCTTTGCACCGTACTGCACGGTAGGAGTCTCGGGACGAACGTCGAGTTCGCCAACCCAGGTCGCACCACCGTGACGCTGCCGGGTGGGACGGTGAGTCTCCACAGCCATCGTCGAGTACGTGCCGACAAGCGAACGCATGTCCGACAACTCAACCTGATTCAGGTTGATCAGATCGTTCACGAAATCCACCGGGGTGAAATAGCCACCCGAGGTATCGTTCGCGTTGGTCAAAGCCTTGACAGCTTCGACGCCGAACTCCGCTTCGAGGACGGCTTGTCTCTCGACGATGTGCTCAGCCTTGTAGCCCTTTCGCACGACGTGATCAAACGCCTTGATCACGGGATTGATGTGCTTTTGGTCGGAGGTATTAGCACGCCGGCCAAGCTTGGCCTCAAGCGCCTCCAGCTTCTCGCCGAACTCACGTCCGTACTTGTCGATCAGTTGCTCGTTGTTCGCTTTCAGCTTCTCGTCCAGCTTGTCAGTGGTAAGAACTTTGTCGAACTTCGACTCGTGGGCGTCGATCACTGCGTTCATCTTGGTGATCTTTTCCAACGTATCGGACGACGCGGCGCGATTGTTTTTCGTCGCTTCCTCGACCGAGGAGCGAAGCGCTGCTACGCCACTCGCGAGGTCGTCAATGGTCTTGCTATCCATGATTACTCCTTGAAAATTTTCGTGAGCACTTGATCTCTCTGTGGAAGTGGAGTAACCCGGCTTCGACAAGCGGCTTCAGCCCGGCTGAAGTGCGATCTGGCTCTACCAAATACTATCGAAGCTTACAGAACCGCGATATGCGCCATCACCAAATTGGCTTTGATCGCACTCAGTTTATCCCGCATTTGGGCGTCCGCGTCCAACCCGGTCGCCGGATTCTCCAGAGTCAGGCCGATTCCTTTCGCATGCGCGGCTAACAGATCCACCAGCGTGGACTTGGCCACAGGGGTAGAAGCGTCTGTGATCAAAGCTGAGTGAATGGCTTTGAGCGCCGCCGGCACAACTACCGGTCGGTCATCCACAATGTCCACAAACTGGTAGGCGGGGCCGTCGGTGTCGTCAAATACCAGGGAACCGAAACCTCGCATTGAGTCGTGCTTGTTTTGAACCCATTTCTGGTATCGTGCAGTCGCCGCCACTGCGTCCCAGGGAGTGTCCCCCGGAGCAACCGGGAAGTACGACGTGTGATTGTTGAGGGATTTCACGGCGTCCATGCGGCATTCCATGTTCGCTGGATCCATAACGACAGAAATTTCTTTGAGGCCACACTCGGTGATGTCGCGGCAGTCTGCGTCCGCGTTATATTGGTGCTTCACCAACCAAATGCCCACAGAAAAGTCTTTGAGCATGTCAGCCTGACACAGCTTCCGAATTTCTTGGGCTGCTTCCGTGGGGGCAAATGCGGCAGTAATGTGGAGTCCATGATTGTCTTCGTGGCCCATTTCCACCATGCCAAGGACGGACTGGTGCAAAGCACCATACGTCTGATGATTGTTCACAAGGCGGACCCGCTTTGTTGCCACCCGCTCTTGCAGGGTTTTTGTATATGCGCCCTTGGCGATCCGGTCGCCCGTGAGGTCAATACTCCAAGTAGAAGCGTAACCAGAGATGTACCCATGCGGGTACTGATCACTGGCCTTTACCTCAAACGCACCGCTTAGAACCTTTTCTTGTTTCAAATCTTTCCTCTTCTATAGAATCGTCTCAAAGTACTGGGACGATCAAGGTCATTGAACACCGGCAGTTGACCAGTTCCTCATACGGCAAGGCCGGATCTCCCGGATACTGGCACTCGTATCCACCCACCATGAATGGCTGATCAAATGGAATCCGTTTTTGAGTCACCCCTGCGGTCTCGTGGGTGGGGCGCACCCGGTCGTCTTCTGTAGCTTTCCAGGTCTTGAGAAGCCCGTTTTGCCGATAGGACAGGGCTGCAATCTCGTACTGTCCTGCCATGCCCGCCGAGTGAATCTGCGTGCGCACCATTTGCAGTGCGCGAGCACTGCTGAATCCGAAAAACTGTTGGATCTTGAGAACAATCTGCTCTACAGTGAGCTTGGCGATGATGGCAGCCGTGATCATCCGTTTCAATTGCAACTGGAGAGACAGCGCTACGCTAGACACAATCTCGGAGGCCTTCGCCCGGAAGCGATTGGCAAACCCGGTAATACTCCAGGGTTCTTGAGTCGCGGCCTTGCTGTTGTATTGGGTGAACAGCGCTACGAGGGGGCCGACCTCCGTGGACGCATCCCGGAATAGCCGAACCAAGAGAGGTTCCAAGTGTAGCCTCAGGTGGGTGACTATGACGTGATAAAGATTGTCAGGATTCTTTCTGGTCCGGTAGGCGGTGGCGGTAGCCCGAGCCAGGTCAGCATACACCCGAATGAAAGCCCGGCCATACTTCCGCTCTATCTGTGCATTGGTCCGCTGGAGATACAACCAACTTTGCGCAAAGCTGAGTTGGCCTTTAGTGACAAGAGAGCGAGGGAAGTACTCTCGCACGAGGGCAGAGGCGTACGGTCCGCTTTTAGGAGTGGTCAGGCACATTGTCTTCGCAGCCCATTGGGCACGTGGCACTCCACACGGGAGTGCCACAGAATGGGCAGTGCTTGTGCGGGGGTTTCACCCGCACAGCCAATCTTGGTCTACGAGAACACCAGTGTCCCACTTCCAAGACACAAAATTGTGGTGCGCCACAATTCCTTTGTGGCTGCACGCCAGGGCGGGACACACGTCTAATCGCTGAGCTTTGGGAAGCGGGACGAGCGGGATATTCCAGCGCTTCGCGAGCATCTGCACCAACTCTTTGAGGGCTTGTTGCTGCGGTGGGGTGATTGCAGCCCAGAAGTCAAATCCCCGCCATGCCTTCGCCACATACTTCGTGGGTTCGTCCAGCGAACAATAGACTTTCCCGTACGTGTCCAGGAGTTGCTTGCCCTTCAGCTTCAGCGGTCCTTCACACACGACTTCAATTCCTATGGACCGTGTGTTAACGGATGTGGGACATACGTCCGTTCCGCCAATGTGCCAAGCCCACCCCTTGGCTGGATCAAAACATTGGTAGACCACGGACACACCTTTGACAGGTTTGTCTACCAAATAGGGGGTGGCGACTCTCACTTCGTGCCCGTCTTGCTTGTCTGCGACCCAGCCAGCGTATGCGCCGGCTGCTGTGTACCCAGCGGTGTAGTGCAACAAGATACGGTCATAGGTGGGAGTCCCTACGTGCGCCACCCATTGATTGGGTGCCAGAGAAAATTTCTGAGTGTCCAAAATCACGTTTTCGAGCCCTCTACCAGGTCTTCAGCTTGGGGGTTGTCCCGGCTGTCTGCGGTGCTGTCGGGCTGATTGTTCGGATCCTCGCCACCCAGCACATCCAGTTCAGGTCCATCAATCGGCTGGACATTACCCATCCACGCCACGTCTCCCCAGGGAACGGGGTCGAAGCCCAGACCAAGCCGCTCATTCACGGCATTGATTGGCCAACCAGTGCTCACCAAGACCTTGGCCGTGTTGGCTTTGTCCATGAGCGCTTTGCGCATGGCCGTGTTCTTGGTGAGATCATACCGAATCTCGATGTCGTCACCCCAGTGTGGGGTGAGTGAGTTATTGAAACTCGCCGCGATCCAGTCCAGCATCGGCACCAGCCGGTCTTCCAGGAAGCTCAAACGCGCGGTCTGGGCATTGGAATAGTTGGGATCAGGAGTTGCGCCGACCAAGATGGCAGGCACTTGACAGATGGCGCAAAGTTCGTGCTTGGCGATCTCTCGGCCCTGCGTGAATTGCAGATCCGTGTGAGTCATCATCGTCTGCTGCCACTTCAGACCGCCCGTCAAGAGCATGGGGCTGTACAGATTCGCACCCGAGTACTGCTCTCGGACCGATTCTTTCAGGTCCTCTCGCTGTTCGGGGGTGACAAACGAATCGGTGTAGAGCACACCGCTAGGCTGGGCGAAATTTTCCAGGAGGGCGGTATTCCAGGTGTGGGCGGCGTCTTCGTTCTGGATAGCTCGCACTGCCGCCGAGATGGGAGACAGGGACGTATATGGATTCAGGGGATCAGCATACCGCATGTACGAGACTTCCTGCGGCGGGAAAGTGACATCAGGAGCCGAGCTAGACTCCATCCCCGATACCAACCGAAATCCCTTGATGAATTGGAGGGGATCGGTCACGACCTCCACCCAGTCAGGCCGCATGGGCCACAATTCTTTGACTTTGGTCCCACTGCGGGTGGTCTTTTTCTGGTCAGTAACCAGCACCTTCTGTGTGTACGACGCACCAGCCAAAAATAACGAATACAACATCACAGAGAACAGGTCCCGCTTAGTCATGTGCGGGTTCGGTTTCTGGATCAAGAGTTCCAGTTCGTGATCTCGGATAACCGTGTTCGTGCCCTTGTGGTGCACTTTCCAGTCAGGAGACACTAGCGACGTAGCCCAGTACTCCAGGCACGCACGAATCCACACAATCTGCTTCACGCCGTGCTGGATGCTCTGTTGAAACGACAGAGGCGCACCCTGATTGGTGCGGATGCCAAATCCGCTACCAAACCCAGATGTACTACCGTACAACTGGTTCAGGCTGGCGAGCCACAGGTTCGCCTTACTCCGTCTGGGTTTCAGAAGACTGGTGAGATTCATTGGTTCACTGTTTAAGATCGCTACTTTTTCATCCGGCTGCGTAGGATCATAAGCGCACGGGTATGGGCTTCAGCCGCTTCCGCTTTCGTGATCCCCAATTTTTGGGCGATCTGGCCCATGGGACTATCCTGGAAGTACTTGTGATAGATGACCGCGCGTTGAAGGGCAGTCAAGTGGGGCAGGGCATCCCGCAGTTGCTTCTTCAGGACCTGCATGTCGTGTGCTTCTTCCACAGCCGGGATACCGCCAAGCGTGGGGTCTGCCCGCTGCTGGTGAGGCGCGCCCCAGGGTTCGGTCCGCTTCATGTAGTTCATCTCAACGCGCATCAAGTCGAGATACGCCCCTTTGATGTGGGGGATCAGGAAAGAGGATAACGCGGAAGACTGGTCGTACCGATTGTGCGCTCGCATCACGCGAACTACCGCCGCACTCAGAAAGTCTTCGAATGTTGACGTGCCCGGATCCGCCGCCTTGAAGCTCTTGCAAGATCGCATGACGTACTGAACGATCATGGGGTAGACCTCGCGGGGCTGGCCGTCTTTGCCTTTAAGTTCGAGACTGAGGCGTGGGAACTGTTTGTGAGTTCTCATGTATTCCTTTGTTACGGATTCACACGGGAAATTCCCGGTGTGGACATCAAAAATTCGGTGCACATGGTGTTGAACGCGCCAGCGGTAGCGTCCCCGATATCATCGTGCAGATCGTTGTCGCCGGTCAGCCCGCAGATTTCCTGGAGCCAGTCTGTGGCCCAGACGCTATTGACCAACCAAACGTTTTGGTTCTGGGCTTGAGCCGCGAAGGGACTCCACCGGGCGCGTTTCGGTCCGCCTGGTGCTACGCCCATGATGTTATATCCCGGCAAGGACCGGACGAAGTGGGACACCAAAGACTTACCGGACGCGCCAGGTTCCCGCTCAATGCGCTGAAACACGTTAACACCATCGGACTTCATCGTGCCAATCACCCGCTGTTCAACAATGGCGGGGTTCGACCGGAACCGCTGCATGTCTTCCACGACGATCCTGCCGATGGAATCACGCGCCATGAGAATGCCCACGGTGTAATCAGGATCCGTGTTGGGCTTGGGATCGGTCGCCGCCAAATCCCAAAACCGCAAGCGCAGGCACTTTCCGGCAACGGGCACCGGCTGCATCAGGAACCACTCGCGCTGGAACACCGCATCAGTACGGGTGGCCATCCAATCGCCATACCGGCGTTGCCGGTAAGTGAGAGGATCCAGGTTCTTCAGCGACTTCTCATATTGCACTAAGTCAATTGCGGGGTTGTCCTCGATATAGAACGGAATGTACGCAATGTCAGGGTCTTTTCCCTGGTTCAAAACGTATTTGTCCCGCAGGAAGATGTGCGAGATGCCACCCGGATTACTGACGAGTCTATAGCGCAACGGGATCGGATCCGTGATGACTTTGCGCAATCGCAGGAAGATGAACTCTAGCTGAGTCTGAGAAAACTGCCCGGCTTCGTCAATGCCGATGAAGTGGAATTCGGGACCGTCGTACTGGAACTTGTCTTGTTCCGTATTCATGTGACCGAACTTTAACACGGCCCCAGCCGGAAAGCGCACCTCATGGGTATCGCTGTTGAAGTGGAATGGGACGCCTGCCGCCTGCATCCTCCGCAAGGTGCGGTCCATAATCGAATTGGGAGACGCCAACTGACCAAGAGTTCGGCGCAGGATGAGCGCCCGGTAATTGGGCCGCGTCACATACTGCAACGCCGCCCGGATCAGGACTTCTGAATTGTGAGTCAGGATGTAGTGCTTCGTGCAGAACAAGTGGTCTTCGGCTTCCACCGCAATGCACGTACACTCTTCGGGCGCAACTGGCTCCACCGTGCGCACACTGCGCTTGGGCGCTACCATGCCCTTCTTTTTGGTGTAGTCAGGTTGATATAGTGCAACCTTGCGCGGAAGCCGGAACGGCTGGACCCACGATGGGAGCCTCAAGCTGATCGGGTACTCTATGCCCTTACCCGCCGCTGTGCGGTCGGCTGTGCTGATGACGGCTCTACCGCCCAGTCCTTCCACAAGCTCCCGGAAATTTTCTGCCAACTTATGGGAGGTAGTGTCAAACCGGATTTGGTGCGTGTTCTTCTTTCGGAACGCCATCCCGTCCGAGTCCATTAACCCCTGGAGAACGGCGATTCGGTAGGCGGGGGACGCACGGAGTGCGACTTCTGGGATAAACCGCTCGCCGGAGTATAGGCCGAGCAGACCGAGCTTATCCAGCGCATCGCGCTTACTGGCTCCGTAAGTTACGTGGAAAGAGTGCGTCCCTTGAGCCAAATACGTGCGGTCAGGAGATCCCAAGTGCACAAGGATGTCAGGTGCGTCCCGGTCGTCCATCGCGATGCTAACTTGCCGCCCAGCTAAAGAAGTAAGCTCACCATTACCGATGGCGTATCCTAGGAAGTACCCGTCTAGCTCAGGATCTGGTCCACAATCAAACTCCACTGGACCGCTTAGCATCGGGATCGTGTCAGCCTTGCGGGCGCTGAGGCCCCGCAGTTCATCCGTGCGTACCACTCGTGTCTGAAGAGGCTTCCGCCCCGTTACTTCCCGAGACACCGTCCACAAATGATCGTCGGCGGCAGTCACCGAACTGCCGTCAGAGAATGTAACACGGCTGCAAGGCCGAATACCCTGCGGATACACTCCGATGACCTTGGTGGGTTTGCCGTTGGAGCCGATGACGTAGTCACCTTCCCGGATGTTTCCGAAGCGTCGGTAACCCTGTGGAGTCGGTATAAGTTGTTGATTACAAAGGGCTTTGCCGTTACCACTTGCACCTCCGGCCATTGCTTGGTAGTGTGGCAACATGCAGAATGCCTTCTGCTTCGGGAACATAGGAAACACTTTCGTGTAGATGTTCTCCGTCTGCAAGTACTCTGCTTGGAACTTGCGCACGTCCACCATCCCCGCTCTCACTTTTTCCAGATTGGCTTGAAAAACAGAGAGGGGGAGCCCAGCCTTCCGGGCCATGTCTGCGTAGTCTATCGTGGGCAACTTAGTACTATCGTACCACACTTAGAGGACAGTGTGGGAAAGCACGAAAGCACCCTGGGTTACAGAGTGCTTTTAGGGATGGGGTGGACTACTTGTTCTTCCAGGCGGATTTACAGTCCGCCCACCAATACCGGACTTCCCGGATAGCGCCGGGAAGACCAGGTAACAAACCGACGAGGAACGCGATCAGGCCGGCGATGACGATTTCCATGTTACTTTCGGAAGCCGACCAGGGCTTGTCCCGCTCCTCGGGCTGGATGGTGTCTCCATTGTGTCCAGCCTACGAAATTTCCCTTGCCGGAACCAGGGGTGCAGGCATGTTCGAACGGCGACCCATGCTCCGGCTCCGCTGTGCTCAGATCGTTGTACAACCGGAGGTCTTCCTTATAGTCAATCTTCCCGGACTGGGTCAAGTAGGACGTGCGGGCGCTCCGAGCGCACGAGATCTGGATCCGCATCAAGATGTCTGCCAACTCCGTTGGTGGTTTATCAGCCAACGTCGCCGGAATGAACGGAAGGTGCCACTCTCCCTTTTTGACCAGTTTGGGAATACTGGCCGCGAGGGCTTTGCGCATCTCGCGGGATGGCGCAGCAATCTCCGGTTGCGCCAACTCGGAATCTCGCTGGGCAAAGTAGTTGTCCCACTCAGTACTGGTGACAAGAACCGTATGCCACAAGAACGGTTCCAGCACCCGGTTGGCAATCTGCTTGTGCAGACCCAGCACGTCCAGAGTGAAAGCAATTCCACAGGCGAGTAGCGCGCCGACGCGCCAGGCCACGCGGGCTACAAACTGTTTCCACCCAGTGATGGGTTGCCCAGCCTGCATGCCCTTTTTGTTCCGACCCCAATCCAAGGGGAAGGCGCAGTCGAACAGAACACTCTTAATGCGTTTGCGGATAGGGATAGCGCGTGAAGATGCGGAGTTCCGGGAATTGTGAACCACTACTCCGTTTGCGAAGAAATTGGGATATTCGCTGTCTATCTCAAGATCATAAGTAGGTTCGTCGCCTCGATAGGTCACTGACTCAACCTGGGCGGGTGCCGCGTACAGGTGATTACCACTGTCCTGCCAGCCCTGTACTTTGTGTTCTGTTTGATGACAAGAGGAGCAAAGCAACGTCACATTCGTCGGATCATACACACGCTCAGGAGCTTGGTAGACTGGGATGACGTGGTGAACTTCGACCCCGAGGTTATCACACCTTCGACAAGAGGGATTCTCTTTCTGCAACCGAGTCCGCTGCTCACGCTGCCACTGGGCTCGCCACCGCCCATCAAGGTACTTTAACCGGTTCGCGTCTTTCCGCTCAGACGCAGGGCGACCAAACTTCTGCGTGAGGATAAAATCTGCCGTGGTCAAGTCGCCAATGGTCTTCCAACCTGCCGTAGTTAAAACGCGGTGGTCCAAGCTCCCAGCTACGCAAAAGGCACCGGCTTTGACTTCGTACACCGGTTTCGTTCCTGAAACCTGCACGTTCTTCACACGTGCCCACTGAACAACGCCAGTCTGTTCATTAACCTGGCGAATTCGCATGGACTGCAAACGTGCCCGCATGTCAAAACGCGTGTGTGGCGGAACAGCACTCCGCCATGCCTTCAAGTCCTTCCCCAAAACCTGCCAATCCTCACTGCGTTGTGTTTTGGTCCCTAGGCATGCTCCTGACCGGCATGCCACCCGAATAGGTCCCGGCGTAGCCATACCCATTTTTTCCGCAGCATCTTTCGCGGTGTACACAGCCGAATCTTCACACCAACTTAGATCATACGCGAGTTTGGGATTGGCTCCATGTCGGTTCGCACCGTGTAGCCACCGATCCACAAAAGTGTCCAAGCGCACTCGGTGCGAACGTCGAGAGCCGCCCTTCTGGGGCGTGGGTAAATCAAACTCTAGCTCAGCATCTCCCGCTAAGCAGAAGGTTCTGTGAGTGTTAAATTCCGGCAATACAAATCGGTGCATGACTACCAGTAGAGTAGTCACGCGCACGCCGGCGGTAGAAATCGAGTCTGCAATCACCTCGGCAGACGGCTTTGTTCGGTTGTAGAGATTGATCATCGCAGCATCAGTTGAACGACTTTGGCCGTGAGGCCGATGTACAAGGGGAGGGCAACAACCACAGCCACGCCCAGGGCGACCAGTCGCCACTGACCCACGTTCTCAGCGTGCTCCTCGGCATCAGCTTGAAGTTTCAGAACATACTCCGCCAACTGCTGCGGCGTGAGTTTGGATAAATCAGGTTGGTTCATGCAACTCCTATGTTAGGGGTGGACCACTCGGTAAGGAACGTCCGCCCAGAGCAAGTATTTCTTGCCCGCTTCTTGGGCTGTATGCAGCCCGCCCGTACCGGCCATGGTAGCGGCTACCACGCGGCGGATTCCCGCTGCCACAATCATTTTCGCGCACACGTCACAGGGACCGTGCGTCAAGTACAGCGTACTCCCGGCTGTGGCGTGCCCGGCTGCGGCAGCCGCGCCCAACGCGTTTTGCTCAGCATGCAGGACCAAAAAGTACTTCAGGTCTCGGTTGTTCCACAGTTCGGGAGTCTCGGGAATACCTGCGGGAAACCCGTTGTACCCGGTGCCAATGATATGCCGACTGTCATTCACCAGCACGGCTCCCACCTGCGTGGAAGGGTCTTTGGACCGGGTGGCCACCACCTCAGCAATGTTCAGAAAGTATCGATCCCAACATGGGATACTTCGCATGTCATCTCCTACTACGTTCTATTTCATCTTCTGGCTCCTCTACGGTTTTGGCCGTGAAAGAGCCCGCATACTCAGGCAGAGGGCGGGAAACGTATTCCCGAATCGGAATAGCCAATGGGGGAATGGGGATTGTCCAGTAAACTTCCATGCCCCATCCTATCACGTTTTCCGCCCAGTTACAAGGTCTAGGTCTGCCAGGGGCCAGCGGAACCCTCGACCACGATATGCGACCACACCGGAGTGACAATGCCGCTCATCCCGTTCCGGCAAACCACATGATGGTTACCCGACTTGCGGATATGGACGGTGGTGACATTCGAAAAACAGACACGACTTCCGTTGTGCAGCCAGTAGGTCCGCAAGCGTTCATTCACGTGCAGCGTGCGCTCTTGATGCTGAACCGGACATTGAACCGGACAGGGCCGGCATTCCTGCTGGTACTTCGCTGCGAGTTCGATAGCTTCATCGCGCTGGCGCAGGATGGCGTCCCGGTCTTTGCGGGCAGCCTCCAACTGGAGTTCACAGACCGTGGGGTAGTGACAACTCGTAGGCATAGGTTATTCGTCATCTTTCTGGGTCACCCACGCGGGGACCTCGGTAGTAGCAACATAGCCAACAAAACTCGCGTGGTTGGCGAAGTACGCCAGCGGCGAGCCTGCAAAATCGGGATTCACCCGAGCATCAGCAAGCAGCGTGTCGAACCACATTGCCTTAGCCAAGTGATCGGCTGTATGGATGTCGTCCTCACCCGGCGTTTTCAAAAGCTCGCGCAAGTACGGCATTTGCCACATCAACCGGTGGCGAGCCGCGTGCATCACCCGGTCTCGCACCCAGGCAATATTCCATGCCCCGTAATGCCAGTTCGGTCGATCCCCTGAGGGGGGATATTTGATGTGACCCTCAGCAAACACCGCGCCGACGGCGAACAGCGCGCCTCCAGGGATCAGTTCCACGCCGCTTTGGGTTACAACAGACGTGCCCCCTTTCATTCAGACACCCTGAAGATCTGGTTGGCCAGACTAACCGCGATCAACTCGTGGTCTTCTGTGGTCATGTTGTCGATGTCGATAGTGTGACTGGAGTGCTCCCCAACCACGAAGTGGTACATGCGGTGTCTAACGCCCTGAAAGGTCTCGGTGACAACCGCCTGAGGATCCCACCCCGTAGGAATAAAATCATGCATGATGAAGTGGGTGCCTGCTGGTGTCCGCTTGAACTGTTCCGCCATGGCTGCCACGATATCAGGCATGAGGTACATGAATACGGCGCTATTCGGCGGCAGGGTGGAAAAGTCGAATTCGAGGGCGTTCTGCTGCTTGACAGTGGCAGTGGTTACTGCCACTCCCAGTTTTGCTTGCACCTGAGCCAAGAGATGCGTGGCTGTAGCCACCTGATCAGAGTTGGTATCCACGCCGGCGACATTGGGAATACCCCGCTTCAACGCCAACGCCAGCGCCCGCCCGTCGCCGCACCCAATATCAAAGAAGTGCTGGACGCCAGCCGGCAGCATGTCCAAGCCCTTCGTCAGGAAATCGATGGGTGTAGGGACGTAGGGAGCCGTCAGCTTGGTGATTTCCCTGGGTCTGTTTTCGATGAGTTCACCCATGACACTCGTCATGTCCTGTAGGTGACAGGCGTAGATGCAGTCCAGGAACTTTTCGAAGCTGACGGTTCCGTGGATGTGCTGATCACTCATACTGGCGGCATACAAGATCGTAGCCACGTCTCGGATACAAGCGGGGGTCCATCCCGACTTCAGGTCACAGTTAGCGATCCGCAGATACTTGAGCGCGGGTCCATTGAGTTGCAGATCGCGCGGCTTGTCCAATAGCACCCGGATTTTGATGCGTCCAGTGGTACGTCTGGCGGTGGACTTTAGGTAGATTGTTTTTGCCATTGAGCTTTCTGGAGTAACAGATTGAGATTGGTTTGGTTGAAGGTAATGATAGCGACAAGGGAAGCATGTGCGTCTGCGTATTCTAGCAGACGGTCTGGAGAAATTTTCGCCAACTCCCCCGATGCCCGAGACATGCACTCTTGCATGTCTCGGATCACACTGGCGAGTGTAGGAGCTATGGGGGCCATGTTAGCGGCTGAACAGCGTCACTGGTCGGGGAAGCGGGGCAGCCGGGGCAGCCGGGGCAGCCGGGGCGTTCATGTTCAGCAGCGTTAGACGCCGCACGGTACCTTCCAACGCGGCTACCCGGTCTTCTAGGGATGCGGCAGACGGGGCGTCAGGTGAGGGAAGCGCACCCTTTACACCCACCAACCACGACCCTGTGAGTTCGAATCGCGCCCACTCCTCATCCGCGCGGAGCATTCGCTCCCGGACCGGAATTGAAACCGTGTTTGAGCCAAACACGTCCTCCGGGCGAGGACTGACGAATACCACAGTGTCCACTGGACCGGGCTCCGCGAAACGACCGGGATATCCGACACCGTTTTGTGTCTGGAGCGCCCGCAAGTCCCCACAATTAACCCAAAACGGGGCAGTCTTCGGACCGGTGACCTGGAACATGAACTGCCGACGGGGATCTCCGGCATCATACATCACCTCGAACGGACCCGCAACACCATAATCCTGGACGGGACCAACTTGCCAGCCGGCCTGTGTCAGCGCAGCCGACAAGCTCGCCGCTTCCTCGGGGGTCGTCAGTTCCGCTGGGTTGATGGTGACCGGCAGCATTCCCGGTCCCTGGAATGTTTTGTGCTTGGTTGGTGGCAGTTCGAGCGGAAGGTACTTGCCACCCGGAAGATTGGGGCGCGAGAAATCTTCAAACGGGGACACCTTCTGGTCTTTGTAGACCGGAGTTAGCGCCCCGCCCTCCGAATAGTATCCATACGCCTCGATTCCTTTCGGCAAACTGAGGTCCACCCAGTCTCTGTGCGGACGGGTGGGATCAAACGGCGGGAGATCGCTGCCGAACTTGGCTCGCCAAGTGTCGCGCGTGTACCGCGTAGCGGTGGTAAGAATTGTGCGAGGAGAGATCATGCTTATGTTTCCTTCTACGGTTTTAGTATACCACAAATAAAAGTGAGGCTGCCGGGTAAGGGCAGCCTCAAAAACAGACGCGAGATGAAACCTATCGTTCTTCGTACTTGATCGAGATGGTGACGACACCCGTCATCACACCTGTGTGAATGGCGAAGGCCTGGTTCATTCCGATTGAAGCATCCACGGGGATCGTCGTGGAACCACCGGCTCCCAGTGAAAACGCCTTGAAGATGATTTGCCCGGACGCAGCCGCCTGTGGCATGTTCGTCCGCACTTCCGAAAACCCCTGGAGGGTGTCTTGTAGGCCGACCGCCGCAATCACCGTTCCAGTAGTGGCAACAGTGTGGCGGATCTTTTGGGTAACCACACACGCCGCTGAGCACTCGATGTAAAACGACTGAATGCGGACTTGGCGTCCACCGTCTTTCAGAACGGTGGATACGGGGTTTACGATGGACAACGCCGCTACCGAAGCAGCGGGAGACAGCGTAGCCGTCGCGACGAACGTTCGCGAGGTCAAAGAGGACTGGGCAAAGACACAGCCCCCCAGAGCGAACGCTACTAACAGCATTCGCGCGATCACGATTACACTCGCTCCACGGAGAATTCAACCACGATGCCAACAGGCACAGTGGTAACGATGGATCCACCGGTGACAGTCACCGTCAGGGCTCCACCATTGGCTCCCGCCGCTTTGTCCGGGGTGATAGACAGCGGAATCGCGACTCCAGCAGCCACCGCCGCCGTCAGGTTAACGGCTGCCTTGGCAACACCACCCACGTTGAGGGTGACGGTGAGCCCGCCGGCGAGCGGGGCAATGGCAGCGTCCGCAACCGCCGACACGCTATGAATGCGAATGCGCTTGGTGCTGGGCGGAACGTTCAGGTTGAGCGCCGGCTGACCGGCACGGGCGTTCAACAAGGCTTGACTGAAGTTATACACATACTTCAGGACCTGATCCTGGTTTCCCAGCTTCTTGTGGTTCTGGTCGTCATGACCGCCAGGAATCAGCATACCGCTGTTCATCTGACGGTTGTAGTCGGCAATGTAGTTGGTGCTCATGTCACTTTATAAGATCGCTCAAAACATGCTCAACGAAAAACTCTCGTACCACTGAATCTCCAACACGAGAGATTCCATCGCCGACTCGAACACCTTATCGATACTCAAACTGGTTTCCATCACGTCTCCCAGGCTGTCCTTGAGGAGAAATTTTCCGTTCTGATGCTGGATCTGCACACTCCAGAGCATTTCAGACAGCTTGCCAGCCGTCTCCTCCCAGAACGCCAGGTAACACTTTTCCTTGTGCATCATCAATCCCACGACAAACTGAAACCCATTGAACCGGTATCGACAGGCGTACATGTTGGGTTGATCTGTGGCCGTGAACTGAATCTGAAACTTGACTTGCGCCCGTTGCGCAAACATCGGGAGACCTTCAGGGATCAAAAATCGCTGCCAAATCTTCACGCGCCGTACCCCACACGGACCGTCTGACCGGGGTACCAGCGTTGCACCATCGCGATCTTGCTGGCGATGTCTTGGTCCATCTCCCGGAGAGGTAGGACCCGGCGAGGAGGGCCGTCCCCATACACATACACGCCGTACTTGGTTGTGTGGCTGGAAAGTTGCTGTTTAGCGAGTTTGCGAAACTCGTCCGTGGTGATGACTGACATGAACTTATAGTATAGCAGAAAAAGCAAACGGACCCCGCTGCGGAGTCCGTTTCAAATTGCTGACGGGAAATGTACGGGACCTACGAGGGGCGGATAGCCGCGCCCAATGCAGCGATCTTGTCAGCGATGCTGTCAAAACGGGCTGCGACGGCATCTTCGGCTTCCGCCGAAATCCCACCAGCCGCCAGCGCCTTGACCAACTCTTCCTTCGTGCTGTTCAACTCTGCCAAAATGGCGTTGACGCCAGCTTCGACCTGTTGTTCGCCCTGTTCCAGCCTAGCTGCGATTTCATCGAACTTTGTTTTGGTTGCCATGTGTCCTTTCTGCACCTCGCGTTGGAGATGCTTAATTTCATTTAGAACCACGTCCAATGTGTTCCGAACACCTTCGACATCTTTGGACGCCACAATCTTCCACATACCTGAGTTCATGATACCACAGGTTTGCGCCGACGCCGGGCCGGGTAGGCTCGTAGAAAGGCATTCGTCAAATGCTCGACGGTGGACTCCACCGCAGCTTTGGGTTTGTCCCAGCGATGCATCAGGATATGACACAACTCATGGACAAGTACCCGCTCCATAATGCGGGGGTTGCCAGGCAGCAAACTGATCTTTGCAGAGTAGTTCGGATCCCACTCACAATGGCCAGCGGTGGGCAAGGTCGCATCAACGACGACGGTGATGCTCCAGTCGTCGAGCAGCATTCGCTCTTGCCAGACTATCGCCAGTGCTCCGACCTGTTTCTTGGTCATTGCCCCAACCACCGTACTGACCCAAGAATCCCCACGACGGTGCCCAGCACACCGCCCGCCGCGTAGAAGAACCACAGGAGCAAAGAGTCTTCGTCCTTGTTTTTGATGAGTCGCCGAAACACGAAGAATTGAAGAGACGCGAGGGTGAAGTCTACGACGATGGAAGTGGGTATGTTGGCCTGACTCACCGAGCGCCAAGATACTGTGCAGAGGCCCCAGCTTAGAAACTGGGACAGGCCCATGTAGCAGGCCTCTTTCCAGGGATAGTTTTTCACATCCCCTCCGACACGTTGAAGATGGCAGTGGCGATCAACCCGTGTTCCGCATTGTAGACAAAGGCCTCAGCCCTACGCAGGTTGCCAATGTAGAACTTTGCCGCATGCCAGATGTCTGACGGGGTTAAAGAACTGATGCGGCGAACAATGCAGCCGGGGAACTCGTCCACCTGGGTCTTGTGGAGATGTCCCAAAAACACCTCGTGGAATTTGGTAGCCCCCCAGATTTTTGGCTGGTCTGCCGCGAAGATCTGGGCATAGTTGGTAGAGCGTGGCGCATCGCCGTGGGTGAACATAAATGCACATTGTCCCCAGGTGAAGTACTTGCGGTTGACCGGGGCGTTCCACACTTCGACAGAGGGAGTCGCACGATAAGCCAGTTCCAGACTGTGGCCCAAGTGCCACACGGAATTGGCATCATGATTGCCGGCTACCGGGATTACCACGACGCGGGGAGCATACTCCCGGCACCGGGCGATGGCCTGTTCGACCATGCGGAACCCTCGCAGGAAATTTTCGTGGTATGTGGAGCTATAATCAATGCGGGTGCCACCCGTGGTCATGCCTTGCGGATTGTCAATGTGGAGGAAGTCGTTTCCCACGACCAGGACAATCGTCTGCGGGTTGTAGTCTTTCGTACGTTCCAGAAGAGAGTGCGCCGACGTGTGAAACAGGGTCTCGGCAATCTCGGGCGTGTAGGCCGCGCAACCTGTTTCAGCGGATACGCCGGGTTTCCCAATGTGCAGATCTGAGATGCTGAGAACTACGCAGTTCTGCTTGACATTCTTGGCGCAGAAATTTTCTGTGAACTTCCGGGGTCTGACAATCACTTCGGCGGAAAGCCGAGCGATCTCATCGAGCGCGATACTCGCTTCGACATTCAGGACAAACTTGGCTTGACAGCGGCGCAGCAAGGTCTTGACGAGTTTTTGCGACCGCTTGTCTTTGATGAAGCCTTCCCAATCGGTTCCGTTCCATTGCACGCACTTCCATCTACGCAGGTCAATCCCACGTTGAACCGCCATCTCTTCCGGCGTCAGGGCTGGCCCGACATAATGGACGGATACGGTGTCCGCTGTGCGCGTTTCAGTAACCTGCGTTTCTACAGCTACACTGGGGGCAGAGTCCTGGGGTTCGTCCTTGGGGGTATGCGGCTTCTGCTTCGATAGCGCCAGCGCACAACGCCGGCTGCACACCTTTGTGCGGGAGTCTCCCGCAACAAAGTCACGGGAGCATACCTCGCAAGGCTTTAGTATATCTTTCTTTCTCGCCAATATAACCTCACAGATAAAGATCGTTAGGGGATCTAGGGGATCAGTTTGGCGAACGGAGCCACCGTACCACGGTACTCACCAAAAAACAGGCGAGTGTCACAGCCCCCGACAGGGAGACTGATTGTGCGGTTTGGAACCGCGAGAGCTTGCACAATAGACGCCGGCGTCTGCACCGGTCTGAATTCCTGGGCCAGGCGGCGGAACGTCGCGCCACCCAAAGCACTGAAGTACCGCATCTGCGGCCCCTTGGACGGACCCGGCAAGGTACTCAATGCATCAGACAGGAATCCAAGAGCCAGAAACAGCTTGTGCTTCTTGTTGGGCTTGTGGGCTGTCTCTAAAATCGTAAGATTCAGTGCTGGCGAAATCACGGAGATCTGATCCACCTGGATCAGCCGACCTTCATCTACCGCGAGGGCTGCCGTAGTTGGGTTGCATACTGTGACCGAGTACAAACCAACACGGTGCTGCTTTTCTCCCACGGCTGACCGGAACGTGCTCAGCGGTACGTGAGAGTATTGGGCCACCGCCTGCGCCAGCGTAGCAACGACAAGGGGAAGGATCATCTACGCCTCTTGGCGGCTGCGTTCACGCAGAAGCAAAAGGCGGCAGCGACCGCCCAACCGAGACAGAACTGTAGTATGGTGATGATCATACGCTTAGTGTATCACACTGTGGAAAAGGACGGGAGAAAGCTCCCGTCCCAGCCCAGAACAAACCAAACAAAATCAAGACAGCTTTTCCCACGCGGCTTGCACACGCTTCCACTGCTGGATGTCGCGGATCCCCGATTCCAGACGTGCAATATACCGGTTGAACTCGACCCCGAATGCGTTGAGACGCACGTCGTCCGTGGGAGCAGCCGCCGGCACTTCCTCTGCCTTCCGGCGAGCCCACTGGATCCATGCCCTACGCGTAATACTGATCACGGAGCCAGGAGAGTGATCTCAGGCAGACTGTCCACAGTAGGACTGTCCATCACCCACCCCTGGTTTTGAAAGGCGTCCCGGAGGATGCTATACAAATCCCCTTGCTGGCTGGACGCCCACAGAGGAGCAGTCTCAACCAGAGTCGCGTAGGAGAAAGGCACAACAACCCCGGACGGAGCCCCGAGCGCTTGCATTGTCGCGAGCAGCTTGGCTGCTAGCACGTTCCCTTGCTTGACCAGAGCAGCCCCCTGGACATCGCTGGGTTTCGGAATCGTTAGTGTGATAGATGGCATGATTACATTGACACCACGAACACCCGACCTGCGCCACCTGCGCCACCTGCGCCAGAGGTAGTAGGAGGCCCTCCAATACCAGCGCTACCGCCGCCGCCGCCGCCACCAGGAACACCACCGGCACCACCGGCACAACCAGAAGTAGTAGTGGTCGAACCTCCACCTCCGCCCCCTTCGCCTCCACGCAGATCTGTATAGCTAGTCCCGGCTGTTCCAGCCGTGCATGTGATACCGTTGTTGCCTGTAGCTGTTCCAATGATGACGGCTTCAATGGCTCTAGCAGACGCACGAGCGGAAGCCGAAGTGGTACCAGCCGCACTCGTCCCACCGCCGCCACCTCCTGCACCTGCTCCACGCAAACTAGATTGGGCGGTAACAACAGGTGCTGCTACAGCAGCAGCCCCATTACCCCCATTCACTCCTGGGATCTGGTTAGGGGACACCCCAAGCACGGCACCGGCACCACCAGCAGCGGCAGCAGTGCCACCACTTCCACCACTAGGCGCATTAGCCGGAGCGAAAAGAGTACCAAAGCTGCTCAAGCCTCCTGTACCTCCTGAAGCCCCATTAGCTGGTGAAATGGCGGGTGCCCCCGCACCCCCACCGGCACCTACAGTAATGGTCACCTGTGAAGGGAGTGCCGAGCACGCGAAGTCCATGAAGAACATCGGAGAACTTGCGCCACCTCCCCCGCCACCATGAATCTGCACGGCCACGTTGTCAACACGGCCTGATCCCCCGCCACCACCTCCATGCCAGAGGTACACAGACACCTTACCGCATTTATCCGGTTTCTTCCACGTGCCGTTTGCCGCGAACATCTGATAGTTAGCGCCGTTATCCGCTACAGATTGCTGAGTAATCAACTGCCACAAGTTCTGCTCCCCATTCCACTGACAAGTGAAACTTGGGTAAACCGAGGTGGGTACCCCGTCGGGGGCGGCGGGGAGCGCCGTAGGGCAGTCCCAGTTGGAAGAGATTGTAATCGTCGAGATCGGGAAACCGCTAACGTTAGAAATCGTGATGCGCTGACCATCTACAATCCCAACGTCCACTACCACCGGAAGGGCGGCGGCAGACGGATTCAACCGAACGTTGATCTGCTTGTCACCAGTTATCGGGACCGTAAACCCGGCTGTGAGATTGGTGATGTTGTAGGTAACTGTGTCGGTCTGACCAACCAAAACTGATGAAGCCACACAGGCGAGGAAAAGTAGTCTCATAGTAATTTCCATATCTAGAGCTTGTTCACAATGAAACGAATGTTGTAGCTTGCCGTGCCAGTGGTGCAAGTATTCCCAACCGTAGTTTCGTAGGAGATATCTTGGCCTGAGGCCAAATGAACGAGGATGCTACCAGACACATACCTCCGAGTAATACCAACTACTCCGCTACTCGCCTGCACAGAGGGACTACTGAAGATTCTGGCACCACCATCATTCCAGCGCAAGCGAATAAAGTTGGTGGTGAATCCAGTTGTGCAAGCCGCATTCATCCACATGTGGTAGTCAATTCTACGCAAACCAACCGCGCCGCTCGTGACGAGATTGGTCTGTGCAACAGACGCTGAAGACGCACTAATTGTAATGTCTGCCTCAGGAGGAGCGGCTGCCCCACCTCCACCGCCACCCGTGCTGCCCGTCGATTGTGCGAGGAGTGCTGTTGCCAGCACTCCAATCATGAAAAGGTATCGCATTACTTTACCTGACCTCCGAAGAACACGGACGCGGACGCTGTCTGAGTGAAACACCCGGTCGTCGAGAACACGGCCACAATTCCTGTGGAGAAGTGGGCTGGGTACGTTTGATGGCTGAGACTCGTGGTCTGGTTGGCTGGAGCCACCACGCAGTGCACCGGAGTAACCGGCCCATCGGCGGGTGCTGTAGTTGAGTTGAACAGCATCAGATACCCGGCTGTGGCTCCCACCGTCACGTGCAGGCTGTACAGATTACCTGCACTCGTCTTCAGTGCGATGCTGGACGTAATCGCAGGCGAGGCCACCGGCAACAGAGCGTTTGCAGCCAACGAAGTTGGTGCGTTGATAATCTCCGTGCGTCCGCTGGCGTCACGAACTTCGGGGTTCGCCACTGCGATGGGGCCTTGCCCCTGGGAGGGACTCGTGAACCATGACAAATTCACAGAACCCGACGTATAAGAAGTGGCTCTCAAACGCACGTCCACCAAACCCACGGTGTTGATCGTGCCAATAACCGGCCCAGTAAAAGGCCCGTATGTGAGAACTTCGCCACCCGTGGCCCCACTGACTTGCACCGGAATGCGAATCCATGCAGTGCCACCCTGTCTACCCTCAACTACCAGCGAGGCCACAAATGGACCCGCGTTGGACAATCTAAAGGACATGCTGGGAGACCCTGGGGGCACAATCAAAGACGCTGACGAATTGGCTGTTGGTGTACCTGTGATGAGCGTTTGACCAAACCCGGTTGACGTGGTCACTGACGCCACGTCAGCAGCAGATATCACGGCACCCGCCGATCCGTTGGCGTAGCTACCCTGCACTGCAAACAGCGGTTGACTAGCCGTACCACCCTGCCCATTCGGAGACAGGCTAACAGGTACTGAGGTTTCTGTGCCATCCGTGGAAGTGGATGGGGGCACAAGCGTCAGGCTATTGATCCCGTCTGACTGCTGCACAGTGAAAGGTGTTGCGGCATCGTTTTGATCGACCTTCAAACCATCCTGAACCTTTACAGCGTTCAAGACAGCTTTCAACACGCCATCGGGCATCGTTGCGAACTGAACATCCGCTTGACCAGTCATCGGTGCAATCGAACGAACGCGGATACGAATCATACCCGAAGTGCTAACCAATCCAGAGAAAGGGCTTGTGAAAGTTGAAGCAGCAGTCGTTACTCCCATCTGGTGTAGAGGCAACCGGGTCCAGTAGGCATTGTCAAACGTACCTTCGACTGCTAGAGTGCCCGTGAACGTATTTGTCACCTGAATGTAAGCCGCGTTCACCTGAGACAGTCCGCCAAGATCATGGAAAGACAGGGCCGTCGGTGTTCCAGTGACGACGATCTGCCCATTTGCAACCGCCACAGCGGTTGACCCTGCGTCTTGAGTGGTGATGGCCGTGATGCTGGTAAGAGCCTGTCCACGGTTAGCGAGAACTGTACGCAGCGTACCGGCGTCAGAAACTCCGTAGTTGACGGAAGGCGCGATGTTGTTGATCCCCAGCAAATTCGTAGAAGATACCAGAGCGTCAGGAATGTGGTCCCCGGAGTACAGCGTAGTAACCGTAAGCAGACCTCCGGTAATCGCACTGTTTACCCGCATTTTCACAAAGCGATATGGCGTGTTAACAACGAAGAACTTAGCTGTGTTATTTGCCACAACCGGCTGGAGCGCGACAAAACCAAACTCCTCATCTCTCACAGAAAGAGTATAGTAGTCCGTCCCGTTGTTGGACCCTTGGAAGACGTAGGAGCCGCCAGTGACACCAGAGCCGGTAACGCCAATGCGCAAAGAGCGCACCGCATAACCCACGCCGGTCTGCTGAAGGTCCACAGCATCAGCCGATCCATCCTTAGCCAGGAGATTACCACCCACTACGGTTACGCCCGTGGTGGTCACGGTAATTTCCTTGGATGGCGGAACGTTGCGATACCCGCCGATTTCGATGTACCCGGTCCAGGTTGCCAAAGACGGATCCGCTGCTACGCTCGCACGCAAATAAGGTGCGTCGGTCACGAAGCTGAAAAATCGATTCCACGCATTAAACTTGTATGTGGTAGTTGGACGCCACGTAACTGCGTCGTTGCTTTCTTCCACTGTGATCGTCGATGTCAGCGCATCCGATGTTGCGGAAGCTTGAGCCGGAATAGACACCTGCCAATAACGGCAACCCCGCATTGAAGCAGGCTGCCCACTCGGGGTAGCAATACCCGTGTTCTTGTCAATCGTCTGATCGTAGCTCCACGGTGTACCTCCGCCCACGCCGGGATTCCAGGTATCCCGGCAAAGTGCTTCATTGGCGGTATACAGCGTGTTCTGCTGATTGCTAATCGGACGGGTGCCAGACCCATCTGCTTTGGAGCTTGCGTACTGATCATGGGCAGCATACTTGAACTGTCCGCTTGCTAGATTCCACTCAACAGGAACATGCGCCTGTCGCCAACCATCCAAACGGACGGTGTAAACCGCACCAATCGGACCAGTGCTGTTAACACGAAGTTGGTTTGCACCAAAGCCGAGGACAGACGGCTGAATAGCGAAGTCTCTGTAGCCCGGTGAAACGAGAGTTCCGCTCAGGTTGACTCCCCCAAATCCGGCGGCGGTGTGCAATTCGTACACCCCAGAGGAGCTAACCGTACCAGCCGCGTTCGCAGCTTCAATAAATGTGGCATGTGAACCCGCCGTGTTCACACCAGGTAGAATCATTCTCCAGAACATGCACCCGCGAACATCGGAGACAGACTGGCTCTTGTTGTCGTAGAAGGCTGACGCAACCGGCGCGCCGGTACCTGTGAAGGTGTACGTGATGGAGCAATCTGGCACCGGCTGAGAAGAAGAGCTACTCACTTGAACCAGACCGCCCAGGATCGGCAGCTTTTCAGATACCGTAACGTAGGATTTCGTGATCACAACATTCGCAGTTCCAGTCATAACAGCGGTTGACCGAACGCGGACGTTCGTCATGCCCACCGTGCTCACGGTTCCTTGGAAATTCTGAGTGAACGACGTACCAGGGGCAACCATCTCCGTTTGAGAAACAACCGCAGGCGTCCAGGTAGTTCCATTGTCCGCTGAGACTTCCAGACGAACCGTACCCGTCCAGGTTCCTTTGACCAGGACATGCACGGATGGGACGCTCACGAGGCTGATTGCCGCAGCAGAGAGCGCTGTAGGCGCTCCCGTGATGAACAACTGACCGTTGGCACCAACAGACTGCACAGAAACGATGTCCTGTGTGCTGATCGAGATGCTATTCACCTGATCCTGTGGGCCGACAGTGTCCACCAACAGGCGATTGGTGAGAGGGGACTTCGGGAGATTGTTCACCGACACATCATTGACGCCGACTGTCTTGATGATGGAAACGCCCACCGTACCTGAAGTCCAACTCAACAGGCGAATGCGGTAGTGGGTCGCACCCAAGGTGGATACCACGCCCACGAACGAATTTTCGTTGGCAACAGGGGACACAAAAGACGTAGCATTGTAAGCCACTCCATTCTGCTGAACAGAGGCGGGTGTGTAGGTCAAGCCACCGTCGAAGCTGATCTCTGAACTGATAGCCGACACACCAACCTGAACCGCAGTCACCCGGATAGCGGAAACAGACGACAGAGGGAACACCGCTGCGGAACCGGCGTCAGGGACACCAGCAAACGTCTGTTGACCATTCGCCAGAGTGGTGGTAACCACTGTAGCGTCATTCACCGTCAAGGTGATCGGACCAGCCGTTGTGTCAGCAGCAGCCGCTGTATTGACCTGGAGCACACCTCCCGAAATGGGGAGCTTTTCCTGCAAAGGGCTGTAGGTCGCCAGGAGTACAACGTTAGCCGTACCAGTCATGACAGCGGTGGAGCGCACGCGAATGTGTGTAGCACCATTCACAGAGACAGCGCCCACGAAGTTGGCAATAAAGGAAGTCGCCGGAGCCGTAGTATTGGTTTGGGAAACGGCTGTAGGCACCCACGTGGTTCCACCATCAATGGAGGTTTCCACCTGCAAAGTACCGGTCCAGATTCCGGTCACTTGGATACGCGCCGTCTGGTTGCTGGTAAGCGTGGCCTGCACGAAGGACGCAACGGTAGGAACACCCGTAATCAAAGACTGCCCGTTCGCTCCAGCAGTTGATACAGACACAATGTCCTGGGCTGTGATCGCCGCAGAAGTGGAGGTGTCGGGCGGGTTCTGAGCATCCACTTGAACGCGGCTGGTGACCGTGTTCTGGGGCAGATTCGAGATAGACACAGAGGACGGCCCTGCCGTCTTGACCACGGTAACACTGAGTGTACCAGAGGTGAACGTGGTGACACGAACTCGCAGATGAGTTGCACCCTGCGTGTTGACCGTACCCACCAAGTTCATCTGGGTGCCGACTGCACCGGTCCAGGCCGAGAAAGGCTTGACAACCTCAGGCTGCAATATGTCTGCCCGGTAGAATCTAACACCACCGTCGAAGCTGACTTCAGCCACCGCAGTACCGATCATGTTTCCAGTCGTTTGCAACTTCACAAGGGGAACGGACGCCAGAGTGAACAAAGCTTCAGAGCCGGCAGTAGCCAAGCTTCCGTTGGTGAAAGTTTTTCCGTTGGCGAGAGTGCCTGAGGTGGTTCCGCTGTCATCGACGGTAAGAACAACCGGACCTGCGGTGGTGTCCGCAGCCGATGCCGTGTTCACCTGAACCTTGCCGCCCACGATGGGCATTTTGTCTTTGGCTGTGGTATAGCGGGCGTACAGCGCAACCTGCGCAGTTCCGGTATGAACAGCCGTCTCGCGGATTCGGACGCCCACGGCACCCTGGGTGTCCACGGTTCCAGCAAAATTCTGCGTAAACAGTGTGGAAGGCGCAACGGTGTCAGTCTGAGACACGGCTACAGGGATCCAGATGGTTCCGTCATAGGTGATTTCCGCTTGCAGGCTGCCCGTCCAGGCGTTTGATGCCTGAACCACCACTGAAGGAATGTTGTTCAGTGTGGCGGTTGCGAAAGATGCAGCGGTAGGAACACCAGTCACAAAAGACTGGCCGTTCGCCCCGGCTGCGGTAACCGAAACAACGTCCCGTGCGGTGATGTTGCTGGTGCTGAGCAGCGCATCGGGAACAGGAGCCGTCTCCACCTGAACGCGGTTGAGAGCGCTCTTGGGTAAGTTGTTGATGGAAACGACGCCGGCAGTCGGGCTCTCCACAATGGAGACAGCCGCATTTGCGGCGGTGAACGAGGTGCAACGAATCCGGTAGTGAGTGGCTCCCGCCGTGTTCACCTTACCCGTGATCTGGTCTTCAGTACCTGTGGTGGTAAAAGCCGAGCTACCGATGGAGGTGCCTTCTTGGAGCACGGGGGCCGGGAACCAAGTCCCGCCTCCGTCAAAGCTGATTTCAGACAGCAACGTACCAGCGAAACCACCGGTGACCATGTTCACCTGTACAGAGGCGGCAGACGCCAGTACGAAGGCCGCAGCGGATCCCGCTGTGGGAACACCAATCGTGTAAGTCTGGCCATTCACGCCGGTGGTAGTAACCGCCACGGCGTCTTGCGCACTGATGTTGATCGTGGCAGACGGGATGTTTGCGGGAGCGCTGGCCCCGCTCACCTGGAGCTTGCCGCCCAAGATGGGCAACACCTGTGGTCCCGGCTGGTAAGACGGGACGAGGGACACAATCGCTGTGCCAGTCATAGCGGCGACCGCACGGATACGCAGGTTCGTCGCACCAACCGTATTCACTTGGCCGATGAAGTTCTGGGTGAAGGAAGAGGACGTGGCCGTAGAATCGGCCTGCACAACGACTGCCCGCGTCCAGGTGACGCCGCTGTCAATCGAAGTTTCTACCTGGAGGGTACCGCTCCACGTACCCTTCGCCTGAACCATGGTCGTTTGGTTGCCGATCAAGGCAACCTGTGCAAAAGAGTTCACGGTCGGCGGTCCATTGGTGAAGAACGGTTGCCCATTGGCTCCCGCTGAAGTGACAACCACGGCGTCTTGAGTCGTGATGTTGATGGCGCTCGCAACACCGTCAACCGGAACGCTCACCTGAACTTTATTGTTCGAGATGGGCAGCTTGTCGGGGACCGCACCTGAGGACTTCACGAACGCCACTGACGCGGAACCCGTCATGACAGCAGTCGAGCGCACGCGCACGTCGGTTGCGCCAATAGTCGTCAAGGAAGCGATGAAATTCTGGGTGAAAGAACTGGCTGGAGCAGTGGTGCCAGTCTGTGAGACAACAGTCGGGGTCCAATTCGCCCCGTTGTCCATCGAAGTTTCGACCTGGAGGTTTCCCGTCCAGGTTCCGGTGACTTGGATCCGTGTGGTTTGGGTACCACTGAGGGTAGTCGCCGCGAAGGATGCGGCAGTCGGAACACCAGTCACCAAGCTTTGGCCATTGGCAGCGGCAGCAGTAGCGGACACGATGTCCTGCGTAGTAACCGCAACGGCGGCAACTGCTGTGTCTGCTGTACTGGTGGCAGCGGCGTAGCGCCACTCGTTAGCGGTTGAGTTGTAAGTTACCGGAACCGGAGCCGTGCGCCAGCCATCGACCCTAATTTGATACACGATACCCGTGCCGCCACGAGTGCGGACGCGCAACATACCTACACCATTGGAGGTAGCAGTGACGTTCGGAACAACCGCAACGTCTTGGTACCGGCTGGTGGCGTGGGTACCAATCAAAGACGGCACACCTCCGCCGTCCAGGCGATAGAACCCGTTGACGCTGGTCGTACCAGCCAATGTTCGCCCCTCAAGCGTTAAAGCAGCCATCAAAGCCGCAGAGGTATTCGGCAGCATGACGATACGCCAGAAAGTGCAACCCCGTCGATCCGCAGCCGACTGCGGAGCATTCGAGTAATCAGCGCTAAACAAATCCGTTGCCGCACCGGCTCCCGTGAATGTGGTGGTAAAAGAACAGTCGGGCGTGCTCAAACTCGCTTGTGGAACGGTGGAGAGCAGTTCGGCGGGGGGTGTTCTGAAACCAAACAACTTGGCTTCGAGTGTCGTAGCTCCCGCAGCCGTATACGTCAGGCGCAGCCAGGGCGTGTAGCCAGACAGTACGGCTGCGCCGTAGCCAACGGCTTCAGTGGAAGTCTGAGACCCGTTGACGGGGGTGAGACCAGACGTGGCGTACACACCAGGAGTACCGCCCACATCCGCCGCCGTTTGGAGGTTGACGGTAGTGGACGTGGTGTTAGGGTGGTTCCACACCAGCACCCAATACCGGCAGGACGTAGTCGCGGCGCTGTTCGTGCGATTGTCCAAATCGGTGGACGTACCGCTGGTGGCGGCGGCTGTGACAGAGTAGGTCAGAGCGCAGTCGGCAGAAGCGGTGGACCCAGCCACCAGCAAATTTCCAGACGCGTCCACCTTGAGCGTTTGTAGGACTAGGCCGGGGTCAATGCCCTGGACCGCGACGGGATTCGTCACCGTAACCGCACCCGAAGCACCCGAACCACCCCCGGACGGGGGAAACTGAGCGAACGCCGAAGCGGTCAATAGCGAAACAGCAATCCAAATCTTGCGCATATGATGTCTACCTGATAGTATCGGCAGCCTCACATCTGTGTGGGCTGAACAAGCGGTTCAGAAATTTTCTGAGCCCACCAAAAGAATTGGACCAAGGATGTCCTTGGTCCGTGGAGATAAACTACTTAGGTCAGTTGAAACCGCCGACGGGGTCATCCCGCATTACCCCAGGCTTGTGGGGGGTTTCTTTGAACTTACAGCGGTTCGAATGGGGCAGGAAGATGTGGTCGGTTTTCTGGGATAGAGGTTGATACCTCGCATGTTCCAGTAGAATCCGGTTAGTAAGACCCTGCCCACTCGACACTTTCAGTATAGCACGTTCTAGAGCAGCGAAATGCGGTAGTGCTTCACTTCCGTGGCGATCTTATCCCGCTTGAGCGCGTCCACGTCGGCTTTGAGCTTGGAGATCGTCTCATAGTCAGCTAGCGCTTGTTTCGCGTAGGCTGTGCAATGCGTACGCAAAGAGTGGATCTGTTGACGGAGCGTCTGGGCGTCCAGCACGTCGGTTTGCCACGACTTCCACCGTTGGACCTCCTCGTGGAGAGCCGCGTTTTCGGTCATGTACGACTGCAAAGACTTGGTCTTGCGGTCTCCTTCCGCGCTTAGCGTTTCCCGTGCGTCTTGTTCCCGGCGTAACTGCTGCTTGAGGGAGGCGATTTGAGCGTCCTTCATAACAATGGCCTCGCAGAGTTCCTTTTCTGTCTCAGCGTTACCCTCGTTCAGGTGCTTCTGTGCAAGTAATTGCCGCGTCAGGTCCTCCACCTCGGCACTGCTTTTGGCAAGCTTCTGCTGGAGTTCCTGCTCGGCTGCCTCCTCGCGGTTTGCGGCGGTCTTCCAGGACTCTACCAGGGCTTCCCAGCGCCAAGTCTCTTGGTGCAGGCCCTGAATGGTGTCAGTTTGGCGCTGGGCTACACCTTTCCAGTAATCACGCTCTTGTTGGATGGAATCGTTAAGTGATGGCATGCTCTTAGTATACGAGGAAGCGTGACAAGTTTGCAAGCCTTTTCTACAGCGGAGAAATTTTCCGCAACTGTTCCAACACCGCCCACAGCCCGTGCCGCTCACGAAAGGCCACTGGCATTGGCACGCGGGATCCGAAAGCGGTAGTCCGCGCGTAAGTCAAGTACCGCATGCACCAGCTTCGCGTCCTTACAGGCATTGAAATTTTATGCTGGCTGATCAAGGAATCCAATTCCAGCCAGTCTAGCGGCATGTCGTTGTTCCATTTCTCCCGAGCTTCAGCGTACGCTTGATTGCGTTGTTTCCGGTGCAGCACCCGCATCTTCCGCTCAAACCCAATTGACTTCACCCGTTTATTGGTCGGGAGAGCAGCATTCCGGTCCCGGATCCATTCTTCCGGGTTCTCCCACAGATGCAGCAACCAGGTCTTGTAGAGAGTCAGTTCGTCCTTGGTGACTTTTTCCGGCATTGGAAACCAACCAATCACACCGTCGGCGATCTCGATGAACCGGCTGTCCTTGAGCATCTCCCCTGTTCTCCTGTGATTTGGTGGCTTCCAGTAATCTGGCATAGGCCAGGAATCCGTGGTTTTCTCCAGCTTCCAGAGCTTCATCCCATGCAGCTTACTTCTGACCAATGAGAGATCAGTCTTGCTGACTGTGCGAACATCCACGTACAGAGCTTCAGCCTGCTTCGATATAACTGGAAGAACGACTTTCAGAAGATCAGATTGCTTGATTTCCAGGAGTTTGTCAACGATCTGAGAAACCAGGCTTTCATCGAATGAAAGAACGGGTGAAATTTCAGATGGCTGTGACTTTGGTGTTTCATGATGAGTCTGACGAGTAGATGGTTTCATGGTTAGATCAATGAATGGGTGAAATTTCAGATGTCAGTGATAGCTGTGATTTAAGTTGGGACTGTGTCCTTTGATCATGGAATGCTGATCTCTTCGAGATCAGATTCTGCTGATCGGAGATCTCTTCGAGATCTCTTTGAAGAGATGGAGCTATCCTTAAACCCATCTATCAGTCTCACGTCTAGCCATCCAGGTGTTCAGCCATCCAGCAGCCAGACGGGAAGGAGTTTGACCGCTCATGAACGGGAAAAGGGCATGGGAATAGCCTAGGAGTAGCATCAGAATGGTTAGATTCTTAACACTAAACCCAGACTATTCCCATGCCCCTCTCACTTCTACAAAGTACCTTGGACTTGACCAGCCCAAGTTACGATGAATGAGGGTGAAACGTTCTCGACCCGGCGTCACGTGGAGTCATTGGAAGAGCCGCTGAACACCATCGCTGGCCCAGGCTGGTTGGTCTCCTGCTTGCGCAAGAATCGAACCAGTTGGTCCTGTTTGAGTCTTTAGACCTATCACCCCCATCGGTTGCCCGAATCGTGTGTAGGAAGATGCCCCGTCGTTCCAATTATCTTGAGTGGGTGCTGCTCAGCATCATTGCCCATGGTATGGACCATCCCGTCTCCAGGACAACCCACCGGGGAATCTCACCCCGACAGCGCTTGCGTACATCTCAGCCCACCGCCATCGTTTTATATGCCGACCCAGTGAACCTACATACACAGTATCTCACATTTCAGGATTTCTGTCAAGCCCTCGTGCAAAGAAACCTTAGGGAGCTATTTTCTGCTTGCGTCTGTGGCCTACATCTGGCATGATTGACTTATGAACTTGGACAACTTCCAGAAAGTGCTAGACCAGATCGAAGCACATCCTGAGACTTGGGAGCAAGCAGTTTGGCATACGTCCTGCGGGACGGCTCACTGTTTTGCCGGCTGGGCTCAGCTTCTCGCTGGGGACGAAATGTCAGAAGATGCCGTTGCAGATGACGCGATCCGGTTTCTGGACTGCACCGAGGATGAAGCAGACTACCTGTTCGAGCCCGAGCGCACCCTGGCGGACTTCCGGCACGTTCTCCAAACGGGAACGGTCCCAGGCTACGGATGGGGCGATGAGTCTTAAGCGCAAGGCGGCAAACACCACCACCACCGCCGCCGCCGCGTGGCCCGAGCCGGCAGCCATTGCTACGTGGATGCGGGCTCGCGTGGCTGGGCAAGACGAAGCTATCGACATTCTCGCCAATTACGTACACATGTACATGGCGGGATTGAACCCAGACCACCGCCCAGTGGGAGTCATACTCCTGCTTGGAGTATCAGGTTCCGGCAAAACTCACCTCGTGAAAACCCTGGCGCACGCCATTCACCGGGATCCTCGAAAAATGCTGTACATTAACTGCGGGGAATACACAGCAGGACACGAAGTGGCGCGCTTGATAGGAGCGCCTCCGGGTTACTTGGGCCACAGAGAGACCCAGCCACTGCTCACCCAATCCGTCCTGAACGGACTCACTACGGAGCACAGTTCGCTCCAAATCGTGCTGTTAGACGAAGTGGAGAAAGCGCACCCGAAGTTTCATCAAGCTTGGCTGAGTCCGTTTGATGAAGCACGGTTACAACTTGGTGACGGTGCTATCACGAACTTTCAACACACCTTGTTTGTGCTCACGTCAAATCTCGGGTCTAGAGCCTTGCAACAGCGGTTCACGGCATACTCCCCCTTTGACTCAGTAGAACGGGTGGTAACCCCGGCCAAGTTTGGGGCCACCGTGGTGGGAAAGGAATTTCCACCGGAGTGGATAAACAGGCTGGACGAAACCATCACGTGCAACGTGTTGGGCCGACCGCAGTATGAGCAGATCCTGACTCTAGAACTCCGGGCTGTTGAAGCGCAACTCAAACGCCGGAGTGCAAATTTTGTGCTTACCGTGACCCCGGCTGCCCGCGAACAGCTACTGGAAGAGGGCATCCACCCGGCTTTTGGGGCACGTCCTCTGAAGCGAGTGCTCAAGCGCCGCATTCTTCAGGCCCTGGCGCAGAAATACGTCCAGGGAACCTTGACTCCTGGCTGGCCAATAACTTTGGACTACGACCAAGAATTCAGTGTACGATACAGCAGTGCGGTAAAAAGGACAACAGCATGACAGACACACAACGGAAGATTGTTCGTACTCGCGTTAGTGAGTTAGTCGCCGGCGACACAATCGTGGTAGGCAACCACACAGACATGACAGCGGAAATCACCCAGATCATTTCAACCGCGAAAAATCCACAGGTGACGATCATCTTGGGCAGTACGCGCGTGTCAATGATGCGGGGAGCAGTCGTTTCGAGGTTGGCGTGGCCGAACGAAAACTAACCGTCGCACAAGCAAAGAAGTCCACCGGGAAGAAAAAGCTCGCGTACGTCGAAGACGTGGACGACTACACAACCGGCTACCTCATCTCGGATGAAGCTCCCGAAATGGACGGGCTTCTGGACTGGGATGACCTGACATGAAAAAACTGCGTGGAGTGATTACTAACGTTTTGCGACCAAACCTGCGCATAGTGACCTCCATCGTGAAGCTGCCGCCGGCTGTGCCCTTGGCCTTGTTGAAAAAAGTAAGTGGTCTCAGGGTAGACCAGCCAGTGGACGAAGCCTACAGCTTGTCCAACCGCGTAAACTGGGTGTGCTGTAATGGGCACGTTCCCGCACACAAGGACACAAACTTGATGCCCTGGGTGCTGCTTTTGTGCGTCTACAACGAGGGTGTGGCTATCGAATCCAAGGGCGTCAAGCTCACTCCCACACCGGGAGACCTCGTTGCACTCAAGAGTGCAACGGTGACCCACTGGACTTCGGGGGGTGACCACAAAGCTGTTTTTCTGGCCTATGAAGACTGCGATGTTGACGACGACACAGCAGAAGCGGAGTTCCTGAAAGCCACCGAGGGGGTATACGCGTGCAAGTTCTAACCCCCGAGGGGTGGAGAGAACCAGCCCCTGGCCAATTCATCCTTGGTCTGGATCACGCCCGACGGTATACCACCAAAGCCATAACGAGGGTGGTTACATTACCAGATCAACCGGTGGCCCTGGTTCGGTCCACCTACATCCACGCCAACATTCCGCCAGAGTGGCGGGTATACGCCACCAACCATATTGGTGGTGGAGAAATCGTTGAGGCTGCCGGTTGGCTGACAAACATTCATGGCGTCAGCAACTACGCTCAGGTACATCATGCAGTAACGGGTTGGGAGCCGAGTTCTCTGCAACGATTCAGCAACTTGCGCAGCGCCAAGTTTCTGCATGACTTCCATCCGGCGAGCGCAACATGCTCCTACCGGGATCTCCGCACTGAGGCGGCAGACACCGCCGCTACGGCAGCTACGCTATTTGGATACAAGGTCGCCTTGGCAGAGCGACCTGGCGGAAAATTTCGGGTAAGCATCATGCTCCCCTCCCACTCGGCATGGGTCAAGCCTCAAGTGCGGCTACTCCCAGCCATGATGGAAGTGCAGATACCCATCGTCCCAGAAGGTGGGTACTTCATCGCACGGTGGGACGATCAGGCACCGATATTTGTAGCTCCGACGCGGGTTACGTCCAATTTGACCTTCCGGCCTGTCCCCTACGATCTGCCAAGGGACGTGGAAGACGCACATGCAGCCCGGCTGCGGAAAGCCATGAAACAACGCCGGAAGGCACGAGAAGAGGAAGACGATGTATAAGTGTCAGCGCTGCGGAAACATCCGTGATTGGAGAGAGGCAACCTAGTGTGTGATTACTGCACCGCTACACTAGTCACGCAAACCCTATTGACACATCCAGTCATACCGGTTACTATGGACTTCATGAAGCGTTTTACGCCCACAGTGGGCACCAAATCCGTGTTGTTCGGCGTCCACGCCTTTTGGATTCATCCCGTCCTGACCGCCATCGCATGGTGGAAGCTCTACGGCTTCCCGTGGGATCCCCGCCTGTGGGCCTGCTTCTTCCTGCACGACATTGGCTATTGGGGAAAGCCGAATATGAATGGCCCCGAGGGGGAAACGCATCCCGTCCTGGGTGCAAAGATAGTGGGCTGGTTGTTCGGCCCAGACTGGGAAGAGTTTTGCGTAACCCACAGTCGGCACTACGCGAAAAAGATGGGGAAGCGGATTTCTCCCCTCGCGATTGCTGACAAGTATGTCCAAGTCATCGAGCCCAGTTGGCTCTATATCCCACGTGCAGTTCTCTCCGGGGAGATGGATGAGTATCTGACGGCTGCGGCGAATCAAGACACATCCCCCAATATCATCCTCCGAAATATGCGGTGGGCTGGCCGAATGCGCAGCGCAAAACTGTGGCATCAATGCCTGAGAGCCTACATGACTGAGTGGGTCGCCCAGCACAAGGATGGTGTTTGAGTGGGCGCATATCAAGGGCTGTCAGGAACCTACCTGCGCAATAAAACGATCCAGCAGGGCGCAGTAACTGTTACGGAACCTATCGTGGTCGGGCAGCAGTACCGGCATCGTGTAACGGGCCGGCTGCGGCGAGTTACGCGGATTACGCCGACGAAAATTTCTCTGCGGGGCGGTTTGTCCGCAACCGTCATTCGTACTGCTCTATTCATTCGTACGTACGAGTTAGCATGACGCCTTGGCTCAAACTGGCCGAGAAGTACCAGAAACAGGGCATGTGGAAAGAAATGACGTTTTACCTACGCCTCATAGAGGCTGAAAACGCGTGGGAACAGATGCAACAACAGCCGCAGACACCGTCGAGAAAGGACGAAGAATAGTGAAAGACTTCAACTTGGCCAATGAGATACCACGGGTGCAGGCCGTCAATGCCCGTTGGTGGCGGGATCCCGCCACGGGAGCCCCCAAACGGCGGTCACCTGGTAGCGTGTGCGCGTTGGTCGTCTCCGAGTACTCGGAAGCCCTGGAAGGCTACCGCAAGTCTCTCATGGACGACAAGCTGCCCCAATACCCTGGCTTGGCGGTCGAACTGATTGATGCAGTTATTCGCACAATAGACGTGATCGGAGGATACGCCGCCGCAGGCACGCGGATGCAGTATGCCCCGAGGGACTTTAGCAGTCCAGGGCCGGATATCATCAACGACCTCTATACGCTGGAGTACCAGCTACATCGCGGTTTTTTGAACCTGCGGGAACAGACAGACCGCTCCCTGGGCGAATCCGGCCTTGACGTGGCTCGTGAACTGTATCGCCTTGGCCTGGATACGCAAAACTTCGTCGTCATGCACGACGGCGAAGAGTTGATAATTGACGTGCGCGCCTGTATTTCAACCATTGCCTGCACGTTTGCCCTGGCGGCTCATGTACACCCAGAGTTGGACTTGTTTGCTGTGTACGATGCGAAGATGGCGTACAACGCCCAACGGGTAGACCACACGGATGCGGCCCGACTGGCTGCCGGCGGAAAGAGATTCTAGCATGTCTGAGATTGACGAACTAGACGGGATGCTCAACGCCGCACAGGAAGCTGCTGGGGTAGAGGACCATGAGGCGCTCATGGCGTGGATCCGCGAGCGTGCGGCTGAGGACCACAAGCCCTTGATTAGCCGTATCTCAGAGGCTGTGCACGGGCACCCGGACGCAGATTTCCTAGGCTTCGATGCACCCCCGCTGGAAGCCGCAGTCCGCGTTGTGGTCGGAGAGATGCAGGCTTACCGCCGACTCTGTCAGGCTTACGCAGCCGTTGCCACAGCAGGACGGACATGACCACAATCACCGTTGCCACACCAACCACGATGATGACCTTTGAGGCTCATGATCTGGTATCACAATACGTCGTCGAGCCCATTGAGGGGGTTCCAGCGAACAACTGCCGTCGATTCTCGCCTGGAGATTACATGGACGTTACGTTAACGTTCAAGGTGCGGTTAAACAGAGAGACCGGGCAGTTCGTGGAACAAGTCGAAACTCCGCTGGATCCCGAAAACCTGGTATCCTAGTGCGTTCGGCCTATTTACGAAACACGCAAGAAACGAGTACCATCACATCATGGACAATGAAGTAACGCACCCCAGCTTTGGACTTCTGCGGCTGAGTCGGCTGCATAGCAGTGAGGACACTGCACTATATGGGTCGAACGTCACGCATACGAACTACGTGGTTCTGGAAGTGTGCCACAGTTCCAAATCAGACTCGCTGTTAAGTCGGCTAACGTCTTACTTTCGGCGGAACTCGTCGATTGTGGAAGTGGCCCTCACTGAATCCCAACTGGCCCAGTTGCTGACGGCTCCCAACATTGGGGAAGGTGTGCCGTGCACCTTGACGCGGATTAACGGAAAACGCGTTCCTAGTGCGCCGCCCCCAGATGCTTTGGACCGCTTTACGCGCCAAGAGTTCGTGGGTCTCCTGGCCGAGTGTGAAGAAGCCCTAAAAGCGGCTGCCGAGCGCTTGAGTAGTGCGTTGACGCCCGGTGGAAGTTGCACCAAGAAAGAGTTGACCGAGATCCTGAAATCGGTAAAAGCAACGCAGTCCAATTTGACGCGTAACATACCATACGTGGCGAAGCAGTTCAGCGACTTCATCGATGCAACCGTGCTGGACGCCACGTGTTCCATCAATGCCGCCGCACAGCACAACCTGAAGGAAAAAAGTAGTACTTTTTCTGACTTGGATAACGCCATCGTCGTCGAGGACCGGACATGAAGCTGAAACAGTTTACACAAAAGCACAATAAGCAGGTGGAGCAGGTGGCGCAGGCGGTTTACTGGCGACCTGCCGTGAAGCTTGACTTGCCACCGCCCACGAAAGGGATGCCCCGGACTTACGGTTGGACGGTTCAAGGCAGTGAAGGACGCTGGTACGTAGAAGCCATGTGGTCCGAGTCCAACAGGCATGGGTCTGCGGAAGCCTGGGGCGCGCCCAACGTTGAGAGTGGAGGGATCACACTTTACTCCACCAAGTCAAAAGCAATACGCGAAGTGGCACACCGCGTAGTTAAGACGGCGGGTGTAACGTTGTTTCACTTAGACAAAGCCCTAGCGACCGATAAGGCAGAAAGAAAGGCAAGAAAGAAATGAATTTCACCGACATGCTGGTAAATCTGTTTGGTGCGCCCATTGTAGTCGGGCTCCTCCTGTGGGCGGGGAAAGCCCTCTACGACTGGCGGACAGAGCGGAAACTTCGCAAGGAACGGGCCAAAATGGTCCAAGCGTGGATCTGGCACAAAAACACGGAGAAACCAGATTCGCCGTATCAAATGCATCCAGGGTGGCTTCCATCGGGGCAGGTTCCTAGGGTGGTCCGACCGACCAAGAAGCTGGTGGACAGCGACGTAAACCAGGCAGCCACAATCATGGGATTTCCATACAATCGATTGAGCGAGAATGACCTGTCAGCTTCAGACAGCCTACTCGTTATGGCGGCACAACGTGAAATGACGCCGCCCAGTGAGCCGATGACTCCCAGTGAGCCGCCGGCTCCGGTGCCAAACTATGGTGGCGGAGATTCCGGTGGTGCTGGTGCCACATACTCCTACGCGGATTCCAGTCCGTCGTACTCCTCGGACTCCAGTTCGTCGTACTCTCCCTGTGACTCCGGTTCCTCCTACGATTCTGGTTCGTCGTCGTTCGATTCCGGTTCTTCCTGTTCTTTCGATTAGTACGTTCGGTCTATTGCGTGAGTGCCTAGATTCTGGGATCATAAACACATGGACCTGCAATTCTACCCGACACCACCCGCTCTCGCTAGACGGGTGGTGGATAAGTTCACCCGGAAGCCCGCATACGTCCTTGACCCGGAAGCAGGCACAGGAGCGCTTCTAGAAGCTGTGTTTGAGCGATGGAAGTACACCGACAGCCGCTACATAGACGACAATACGCAGTGGAAGTCAGACATTCACTTCCGTGCTATCGAGATTGATCCAGAGCGCTGCGCCGTCTTGGGAACGAAAAACTTCCAGGTGATTGGCCTTGACTGGGAAACCTACTCGGATCCCACTCCATTCGACGCCATCGTCATGAATCCTCCGTTTTCAAAGGGAGCCCAGCACCTGCTGAAGGCTATCGCGAAGGGGGACAATACCGAAATCGCTTGTATGCTAAACCACGAAACCCTGGACAACTTGTGCAATGTCACGCGGGTTTCTCTCCATACCAAGATCACCGCCCTAGGTGGGACAGTCGAGAATCTTGGCGTGCAAGAGTTTACAGACGACAGGGGTAACAAGGTAGCGGTGAACGTCGATCTGGTGTACGTGTACGTACCGGCGCGCACCGTTGGTACCCAGGATCTCCAGGACATCGACACCACGGAACGACCGATTGCAGACTTGCAGGTGGAGAACCTACCGGCGTGTTTGGACGCCCTCGCAAACCTGGAGCACTACTTCAATTTGACGGTCCAACACCGGTTTCTTGCGTTCGACCACAACGCGGAGTCGAACCGGTTTCGCGCTTGTCTGAAGCTCAAGAGTCAGGACGCCAGCAACAGATCGCTGATACCGGAGGACACCAGCTATAAAATGCAGTGGCTGGAACAGTTCCGCAAAGACGCGTGGACCGCTGTAATCAACCGGACCGAGTTCCGCACCTGGCTGGACAAGAAACAGCGGGCGGAGTTCGAGGAAGAAATCACTCGGGGAGCATTTCACGCGTTCACTGCTACGAACATCCGAGCCACCCTGGAAACCATTCTGCTCAAGAGGCAGGAGTACTTTGAGAAGTCCTGCGCGAATTGTTTCGATTCGCTCACAAAGTTCTATGCAGGAAATTCGGAGTACCATGAAGGTTGGAAGACCAACAAGGCCCACAAGGTGGGCTGGAAGATAATTTTTCCCTATGGGGTGTCGTACGACGCCAAGTTCGATTCGTTCAACCTGTACTCCAAGTACGATAGAGAAATTGACATCTACAACGATCTCGACCGGGTGGTGTGCATCCTCACTCGGGAGCCATTCGCAGACTGCAACACTATCGAAAAGGCTGTGCGGTCGGCGTTGTTGGAGTATGACGCGCGGCGGTGGAAGAGGTCCCCCGGAAAGCCCATCGACGCGGTAAAGGGGATCATCTCGGATCACTTCGAGATTGATCTGTTCAAGAAAGGAACTGCTCACGTGAAATTTCGTGATCCCAAAGTCTGCGAGGACTTCAATGTTATGGTGGCCAAGGGCAAGAAGTGGCTAGGTGCCGCATGAGTCATCCTTGGCATCCGATTCATTCCGTCCCCATTCCCGAGGGTGTAGCTGTTGACCTATGGGTACCTCAACCTCCCCTACACGGCAAGACCCGAGGATTCCGCATCCCAGATGCTACGAAGTACGGTGGGAAGATATACGCCACGTACGAAGACGCAGCCGTAGACCAAGCCACGTGTTGGCGATTGGCAGCCGAAGAAGGGCCGCTGGATCCGGCGCAAGCGGAAGCCCTCGCGAAACAGGAGTGTCTTAGGGAAAACATGCTGCGGATCCGGGAACGGCAAGACGCGCTGCGATTTGCTGCTTCCCGGCTGTTGGATCATGTCGCGGAACTCGAAAGTGCGTGGAACAAGCACAAAAAGGCCTTAGACACAGAATTCGCTGGCACTGCCGCCGCAAATTGTGAGATACTCAAACCATGAAACCTCTCACCCTACTAGACTTGGTTGTCGGCGTCGAAGTAGACGGGCGTCACTACGATTTGATGGGAAAGTCCTTTTCCGCTCAAGACGTGCTCATCGTCTATTTTACTGAGAATCCTGAGAAGACGAAAGTGTTGCAGGAGAACCAGGCGCATGCCAACGCAGCCGACTGGATGGCGTACGTTGCGGTGTCCTGCATGCTCGAACAGAAAGAAGTCCCGAAATGAAACCCTCCATGTCTGCCCGGTTGAGTAACCGGACACTTGAGGCAGAAGCCAGCATAACCTCCCTGAAAGCTCGCGTGCACGAACTGGAGTGGTCCGCGAAGCAGAGCACAGATGAAGATTAGTAGCCTCAAACCAGGCCAGATCCTCTACCGCGTGAGTAAAGTGAAGATGGGAAACACGACCAGGAACACGGTTCAGGTGTTTCGAGTGGTCATCCGTGATATTTGCCCCGTAAGCAAAAGTTTCTGGGCATCCGTGAACGGGAATCCTGCCCAGCAGTATAGCAAGGTACCTCCCAACTGGAGAGCCAAGAAGCCCGTGCTGGTGAGGTCTTTGATGGGCTACCAACGCCGAGCTACTGCCGCAGAAATAAAGGCGGCGACGGCGTTGGAAGAACACTCCGAGTACATTCTGGTAAAGAGTTGACGTATGTCTTGTTTCGTAACGCGCTTGGTCCCTGGAGTTTCGCTGGACTACGAGTACGCGGGTATTGACGAAAAGACGGCCACGGAAATCTATGAGATGCTGCGTGGTAGCACGGATCACGTGCAGCTATTCATCCACGGCGTGATGCGCCGGGAGTGGATCCCCGGAAATCTGGTGGCTCCCTACTTCGGTGGCGATTGCTAGTACTTTTTGGCTATTGACTGACAAGAAGATATCGGAGAGAATGAGTTCATGACCAACCAAGAAGCGTTCGATATCGTATGGCACAAGTTTGTGGTTGAGGGGGCTCCCGCTTCCATCAACGATTTCGGCGAATGCCAGTACGGACCCCCAGACACCACGGGATGCGCTGTGGCATGTTTGATCGACAACTGGGATGCTCGCCAGTACCTGCACGACAACGAAACCCAGCCGCTCAGCGTGATCTTGGACTCGTGCCCGTATCCTCTGCCTGCCGGCTTGAAAGACAACCCCTCGATTCTGGCTGTGCTGCGTAGCTGCCACGACCGGGCTGCCCGCGATACTGTGCGTGGGTATCGTGATGACCAGAAGAAGTTTACCGATGATATCCGCCGGCGGCTGACCAAAGTGGCGTTTGATCTCGGATTGATGCTGGGACCAGAACCGGAGGCCGCGTGATCAACCGGAACACGAAATTCTGTGTAACCTGTGCATACAGTGCTCTGTGGGAGGGCACGTACATGTGTTACAGTCCCAAGCTGACAACCATCAGTCTAGTGACGGGGGAAAGCTCTCCAGTCAACTGTGAGATAGTGAGGCCGTCGAAGTGTCTCGGAAAGCAGTGGACACCGCGTGAACCTGGTGCCGGTGGAACCCCGGAGCACTAATAGGAACTCATGCAGATTCACGTCACCGATGTTCGCACCAGTCCCGCTTCTGACCTGGGTATCTGGCGGCAAACCAATTTTTGGGTATCTGACCCGGATGGGTACCTCTTCTTTCCCGTAGCTGGGGCTCCATCCGAGTCTCACCAGGGTGCTATTCTCTGCGAGGGCCGTGTAGTCGGCTTTTGTACAACCTGAAAGGAAACATGAAACCTCTCACCCAACCATTCGTTACCCCTGAACAGAAAGCCATGCTGGCGCAGAGCCAAGCCTTGCATCTCCAGATCGAGGCCATCCGAGGACGCCGAGCTAAGGCCCGCGAAGCCGTTGCCCTGTGCGATGCTCAGTTGGAGGAACTGTACAAGCAACTGTCATCAGTTCGCCACCCACCGAAAGAAGACTAATGTACGGAATTTTTTATCCCGAGGACGCGGAAGACAGGGCGCAAATTATCGGGTTGTTCTACCTGAAAAGCACCGCTGACGAGACGCTGGAGAGACACCTGAAGCGGATGGAACGGCTGAAAGCTCGCGGTGCTGAGTTACGGCGGGAGACAGAGGCGATCCGTGCGAAAAGTTTGCCGTTCGACGAGGCTGTAGAAGCCCTGAGCGCTGCGAAGGCCAAATATGCGCTGGACACACAGGGAGAACAGTGGTATAGCTCGGATCCTGATGATTACGCAGTAAGAGAGCTAGAAGTCGGTGTACTGTGCCCGGATGGCCTGGCAAACTGCACCTGAACAGTACCTTTGGGCTATAGGTGTGAGTCGGGTTCTGTGTTAGGATCAAAGCATGAAACCAAACGAGCTTCTGGCCCTCGTTCTGAGACACATCTGGATTAACAGCTACTATCCCAACCATGCAGATCTCGTCTTGCTCGCGGGGAGTGAGCGGGTGGGGGACTTCATCGGGCAGTTGGAAAACAACCCCGATGCTTTGACACCCTTGCACCCTGAGTCGGTGGGCATCGAACAAGATTCTGCCCGGCAAGCGGCTCTGTTCCGGTTAACTCAGTTGCATTTCTGGTCGTGCTGGACGACCGGTGGAGAAATTTACTTGTCCGAGTTGTTCGACTTGTGCGAGCGCTTGCATGGGAAAGGGTCCACTGTCCTACTGCAAGCGTACAACGCCCAAGGCCAGTCTGTGGCCAAGTTGGACGTGAGTTTACCGCATCATTGGACACTGCGAGTCGATGGCCGTGTCGCTGGTATGACGTTCCTAGGATAACAATGAAGACCACGAAACCTGAAAACGTACAGAGGTTGATCGAGCACCTGAAAAGCCTGCCGGATGGTGATTCTCTAGGACTACTGGGTATCACTCTGATGAACAACGCCAGTCAGGACCACCCGACCTGTGGTACCGTTGGCTGCATCGCCGGCGAGGCCTACATGCTTATGCACGGAGTTTGTTTGCCACCTGAGAAAGGAGCATGGCCCATCATTTTGCTGAGCGCAACAGACTACTTGGGTCTGGACCCGGAAGAGGCCAGATCGGTGTTCTTTGTGCACGCGTGGCCGGAACGCTTGCGATGGAAAGCTCGGATGTGGCAGACTCCCGCAGGGAGGTTCTCGTCTTTATCGGCTGAGCGCGAATTCATGATCGCGCGGCTGGAAATGCTGCTGACTGATACCCCAACGACTGGAGAACAATACCTTGACTGCGACTAACACCGATACATCGGATGACAATTTCCCGGCACTGCGCCGCCACCTGGACGAGACACCGGAAGAACGGGCGACACGCCTGTATAACATCCTCCAGATGAATCCGCACAAGGCATCAGTGCATGCCCCCAGTCACCTGCTCACACTGTTGTATGAGCAGAAAATTTCGCTCGCGAAAGCCTGTGAGTGGCTGGCAAATTACGCCGCTGGCCGTGTGGATCCTCTACTGGATCTCGATAAAATCAAGGACCTGGACCCGGCGCTAGGGCAATTGGTGCCGAAGTTCATTGTCTATCTGGGCGTTTCTCCCTACACGACGGAAGACAAGCGCCTGGAAGTTTGCAACATCGGGTGGTGGGCTGCCCGGCTCCAGTCACAGGAGCGATTCGAATTCACGCGAGATGGAAACACGTACTCCGCGTTTGTGCGTAGCATCGAGCGCGTGCCGTGGGGCGGGAAAGCATGAGGTACCAGCGAAAAATGCGGCGCATTGAACAGAGCGCCAAGAAGACCCTGGACATTCTGATGCCCCTCGGGGTGGTCGCCGTCAAGTTGGACCGGAAGCGGTCCCGCCTGAACTTGTGGTTTCGGCGTACAGAGCCAGAGGTGTACATAAGCGTTACCATCGCACTTTTTCAGCATGACAATCCGTCCCTGTACAGCCTTGTTCTCCGTGAGTTGGACTCGTACGGGGACGAAGTGCTGGCTGGCACTGCACCGGAGGTATGAAGACATGTTTGATCCAACAATACCATACCCGCTTTCCACGGATGCCGTTGAGCACACCCGAAGTGAAATCGAGCACTATGAGCGTCGATTAGTAGTCCTGCGGCAAAGATTGGGCCACTCCTACCGCACAGACACGTGTCTACTCAAGCTGGGCGGTACGTACCTGCGCCCACAACCTGCACTGGTGCTGCCAGAGCCCAAGTACGGTATCACTGTGTGGGAAAACAATGGTCCTTCTTACCCGGTAGGGGCGATCAAGTTCGTGTGGAAAGGGCTCCGCCACCCGGATACCCGCGAGGCGGTCCTAGAGCCTGAGGGATTCGTCGGGATCTGGGATTACCGGGTGCTTCATGACATATTGGAGGAAACCCGGAAGAAGGTTTCCCACCTGAAGTTCCTGGCTCGATTCAGCCGGCCCCTGAAGCGGGCGCTCAAGAAAGTAGGTTTGTAGTATGAAAACAACAAAACCAGAGAACGTGCGGCTGCTAATCGCCCACCTCAAGTCTTTGCCAAACGGCAAATCATCTCACTCTTCTCTCATGGATCTCGCCGTTAATAACCATCCGACCTGTGGCACCGTCGGCTGTATTGCCGGCGAAGCGTACCGCCTCCAGTACCTGCATCGGCCGGCGGGTCTCGCCGCTTCGGAACGGATCTGGAACCTATCGTGGCCATCTATCGCTCACTCTGCTGAGAAGTGGCTAGGTCTTTGGGATGGAGAGGGCCACTCCATATTTCACGTGAATCAGTGGCCCGAAGACCTGTATCAAAAATACCGGGTGTGGGCCAGGACACCGAGAAAGACGCTCAAAGGGGAGCGGGCGCTAATGATCAAGCGGCTGGAACGGCTACTGAAAGCCTAGTACCAGCGGCCTATTGACGGTGCAGCCTGAGTTTGGTAAGCTCAGTTCATGCCCTACATCGCAATGGACAACAATCGGTACCTGGGAGAGCACAGTTGTGGTCTGTACCACTACGGAGACCACACTATGGTGCGGAAGTGCTGCGTGGAAGACTGCGCAAAGTACGCCCAGCTTGCCATGAAGAACGCCCTGACTCCGTATCATCCCGCGTATCAGATTTACAAAGCAGCGTGGGGGCAACTCACAGACGCGGAACAGAAGCTCGCGCCACGGCTGACATACGCCATCAACACCGGATTCACGGAGGTAAAATGACACTGCTCGAATCTCAGACCCTTAAGAATGGTGACATCCTGAGGCATAACGGAAATTGGGCGAACAGAATCGGTTTGGCCAAGGAATATGAGGTACTTTCTGTAGACGAGAGTCACCTCCGGGTTAAGGATTCCAGAGGCTTTGTCAGCCTGTACACGTTCGGGTGCGCTCTATTCGTAACCCGTGACTTTCTAGCTAGCTGTACCCAAAACGAAACCGGATTCACGGAGGTAAAATGATTGATCACGCGCCCAAGATGGGCCAATTGATTTACGACACGCCAGAAAGGGACGCGGTTCACTTCGCGTTATTCCCAGCGGAAGCCGCCCAAGAATTGCATCCCGGTCGCCCGGTGGGACTATCGGGGTTGCAGTACGGCGACGTGCACCGTGTTGTCTGCGTTGCCCGAGAGCAGGCGGTGGGGATTGTTGATCCCTTCCTGGGTCGCATCGTGCAACCGGGGGAACGGTGTTGGATCATGCTGTACCCTAACACCATTACGGATCTGAAGCACGTCTGGACACACCCAAAAGTGCCGATTCTTGTACCCGTAGAGGCCGAGGCCGAGGATGTGGACGACGACTTCTACCGGTGTAATTGCTGATGGCCCCCGAAACGCTAGGTCTCACCAAGGTAGATGCGTACATCGCCGCTATGCAACCGGGGGAAGTCGGGTTGGTGCTGTGCGACAACTTCCGGCAGGCGTCCGCAGTGTTGAGTACAGTGATTTGGGACTACTGTACTGGTGTTGACGCAACGGGCTATTTTAACGGTTCCGCACGTGTTTTGCGTATCAACGATGCGGAAATTTTCTTCCGGTGGGAGTTGGAGTCACTCGACGCCCTGGAGGTAAACCACTATCTGAATCTCTCCACTGATCCACGCAGCGAAATACGGTGTAAACAGTGCCGCCGTTAGACCGGAGCCACAACAGCATGACTGACCCCCTCCACGTTCTATCTCTGTTCTTGCAGTTATTGGACCGTTTCACGCGACAAAAGCGAGAAGCGGTATCCTTGGAAGTGTACCTCAAACGCCACCCCAAGGGGCGGGCGCTAACCCCGAGTGAAAGGAATTACTCAAACATGTTTTTGATTGCAGCCGACGGCGCTATCGCTGCCGCGATTCAGCCCGTGGACAAGTTCGGCAATGTGGCTCCTGTGGAAAACGTGGCATGGCTGGTGTCTCCCTCCGAGATGGCCAGTATTGCCGTTGGTCCCGACGGCATGTCCGCCGTCGTGGTCCCGAACGGGATTCTCGGTACGTTTCAGATCAGCGTCTCGGCAGACGCCAAGATCGGCGATGGAGTCAAGCCGCTGGTCGGGATGTCGGAAGACATCCAAGTCGTTGCCGGCGAAGCTGCCACCCTCAAAATCAACCTGACGACGAGTCCCAACTAAAGGGATTTGGCTGTGTGTCCTGGGACGCCTGGGACACGCAGCCAGCGAATAGACACCATATGAACCTGCTCCTGCCTCTGCTGCTTCTGGCGCAGCCCATCGTTCAACGTGGGGATGTTATCACCCTGACAGTGTCCGTCATCTTGACGCCCAAGACGGCACGAACCTCCACGGTCGCTTGGGAGCTTGTCCCACCGGCAGGCTGGACAATTAGCGGATCCACCCCCGGTTCTGCGACCACGGCGGCGGGGAAGACGCTGCGGTGCAATCCCAGCTTTTCATCGTGCATTGTGTACTCAGCCGCACCAGGGATTCTGCAATCTGGTCCCCTGGCCACGTTCACGCTGACCGTACCCCCTACGGCAGCCCGGAAAAAGACGACGTTCTCATTCAGGAAAATTTCTGGGGCGACTGCCGGCGGAAAACCCGTGGCTATCGTGTTGGATCCTCTGACCGTGGTGGTGCAATGATCAACCCGGACGACCTGGCGCAGTACTACGAAGAAGTGGTCACGGATCTACAGAAGAAAAACCCGTTCCTAGCCCCTGGCGTTCGTGACTCCCGGCTACTCTCCTGGGACTTGGCAAAAGAAGATAGCAAAACAGTACGAACGGTCTATTCCCAGACCGTTCCGCAACCGGCACAATCACTTCAGAGAAAGCCAGTGCCTGATGGTTATACGGTTTGCCACCCGCAAGTGCCGTACGCCGGGCTGGAAGTCAGCATAGTGTATTTTGAAGAGATCACAGAGATTGACAATGCAGACCACGAAACCGAAAAACGTACAGCGGTTGATCGATAGGCTTCGCCGCTTACCAAACGGTGCCACCGCTGGTATTGAGAACGATCTCATGGCCAAATGGGAGCAGAAGCACTCGGACTGCGGCACAGTAGGGTGTATCGCGGGCGAAGTCCTGCTGGAGTTCTCTCCCGGATACCCGTCTGCGTTGGGACGCTACCGGTTGCCGTTCGTCGAACACAATTTAGGGCTGACGATGCCCCAAACTTTGGACCTGTGCTTTCTCGACCGCTGGCCTGACAAGCTGAGGGCAGAGTTTCGGCGGGCAGCCCGAGCAAAGACACTGAAGAGTCAGCGGAACGTGATGATAAAGCGGCTCGAACTGCTGCTGGAGGACTGATCTAATGGAAACCACCAAACCTGAGAATGTGAAGAAGCTCATCGAGCACCTGAGACAGTTACCGGATGGTAACGTCGCGGGACTCGTAAACCCGATATTGATGGAGGTTCCAATCCAGGACCATCCGACCTGTGGCACCGTCGGCTGTATCGCCGGTGAGGCCTACATGCTTATGCTTGGGGAAGACGCCGTGAGCAACTTGCACTTGTCATGGCAGACCGTTGAGACCGCCGCTGAGGAGTGGTTGGGGCTGACCACGAGCGCGGCGTGGCGTCTATTTTACCGGAGTCACTGGCCCGAAGATATGGGACAGAGGTTGAAACCGGGGATGTCCCTAAACGAGCAGCGGGAAATCATGATCGAGCGGCTGGAAATGCTGCTGGAGGGCGAGGACTAACATGAAAGCAGACATCAAGAAAAAGTGGGTTGCTGCGCTGCGCAGCGGAGAGTACTTACAGGCGTACTCTAAACTGCGGTCCGGTGCCCGCTACTGCTGCCTGGGGGTGCTGTGTGACCTGTACGCCAAAGACACAGGACGGGGCAGTTGGATCGGAGACCACTTTGCTGTTAACACGGTCCACTATAACTTAGCGCTGCCCCGCGAGGTTCAGTCGTGGGCAGAGGTGCATAACGGGGTAATTGACTGCGGCACGGACACTGGCTTCGGCGAAAAGGTGTGGGCCTGTACCCTGAATGACATGCACAAAAAGTCATTTGCGGAGATCGCCGACATCGTGGAAAAAGCGACGACGGGCGATCTGAAGGAGACTCAATGAATCGACTGAACGAAGTTTTGCGTGGGGTAGACGCGGCTCAAGAACTGCTGGCTAAGGCCGAAAGCGAAAGAGACGCGTTTCTGACCCCTATCCTGGAAGCCCTGGAATTAAAGGGCAGGGTGGAGTCTTTCTATGTGGAAACCGCCGACAGGGTTAGTGTGACACTGACTGGATCACACCGTGGATACGGCTGGCACGATGACTTCACCATCCCTCTCGGCATATTCACGTGCTCTGATCCTGTGGAAGCAGCTAAGGCCTACAGGGCCAAACAGCGGGCGGATGATGAAGAACAAGCCCGGAAGGCCAAAATAGCGGAAGCTTTGCGCGTGCTGGCGGAACTCGGAGACCACTAATGGAAAACGCCATTGTTCCCGAGTCGCAAGACGGAAAAGAGCCCTGCGACTACGATTCTGCACTGAAAGCATTCGATGCCGGCCTGGCTGTGGTGCCGATTCCCTACGCCCTGATGTCCCTTGACATCGACTACGGCGTCAACAACGATGCACTAAACCGGCAGGGTATCAGCGATTACGACGTGCTAACCATCCCGTCCAAGAGTGGAAAGCCCGGACACAAGCACGTTTTGATAGATATTCGCCGGTTCGAGCACATTTTCAGCATGCCGATGAGTCAGCGGTCGTTTCTGGCGACATCGTTTGGGTCAGACCCCATTCGGGAGTTTCTGAGCGTCGAGCGGGCAGCGGTGGGCTACCCATACCCGTACAAACTGTTCATCCAGCCGGAAAAGTATGGAGTTGCCGCCGCGTGGGCAGTGAGACGGGGGCTGTCTCTGCCCTTCGTCACCAAAGCTGAGTATTTGGATGCGGTGGAAGCCCACAAGGCGCAGACCGAAGACTTGGACGACCTCCCCTTCTAGAGGAAACACCTTAGTGAAATTGGGACTTATGGGCTATTGGAACACTCAAGCTGACAGCCTAAACTGACTTCAGAAGCGAGAATAACCATGCACACCACCAAACCTGAGAATGCAGAATGACACTCCGAGAAAAAGTACGAGCCGAACAAGTTCGCCGGAACGTTGCTAACCAAATCACGGAGGCCGAAAGAAAGCAGCGGCTGGCCGACGCGGACAAGCTGCAAGAAGCCCGCAAGTGGGTGAGACAGCGCTTGCAGTCACTGGACGGATGCGCAGGCGTACACGTGTACGTTTATGCCGGTTCCCGTGTGGCAATTCTGCGTAACGAGAAGGGTCGCGAGCTAGAGGTTATGGTGGACTGGTTCACCTACGGAGGATCTGACGAGGCGGAGCCGGTAGCCAAAAAGAATATCCGCGTTGTGCTCGCGGATACCCGGACGGGCCAGATAGGGGCAGACCTCTTGTTTGAGTTGGAGGACTCCCAGATGGAAAACCTCGATAGGAAACTCACAGACTGGGTGTTGGGATGACACTCCTCGAAAGCATCCAAGCCGAACAAGCTCGCCGTGGGCAAGAAGCGGAACAAGCTGCTGACTTAGCGAAGCGGCAGAGACTGGCCGACGACACGAAGCTGCGAAACGCCCGAAATTGGGTCCGAGACCGCCTGCAACCACTGGATGGAAAACTCGGCCTAGACATCGTGTGGGACCAAGGTGACGTAACAACTGTAGCTATCCTGCACTCTAAGGGCCGTAAGCTGTTGGTGACAGTGGACTGGTTGTACTACGAATTCCGAGGGTCTGACGAAGTGGCTCCCGTAGACCTGAAGAACATCCAGGTGGTGCTCACAGACGTGCGGTATGGTCAGATCAGTTCGGCCCTCCTGTTGAGAGTGGACGACGAACACATGAAATACCTCGACAAGACACTCACAGACTGGGTGTTGAGGTAAATGCCTAAGCCGGCGTTAACGCATGAGGCCTACCTCGAACAGGTAGAAGACCGGGAGTACTCCCGGTTGGTGGCGGCGCTAGGACCATGTGACGCCGCTTTTCATGCTCGGGAACTGCGGGCTGCCGCTGAACACAACATCCGTGTTCTTCGTACGGCGGCCTTACTACACAAAAAGACATCAAGAAACGCTGGGGAGCGTGAGAAAGAAGACCAAGACATGACACTCGGAACTCTACTGGACACGTTCCAGAAGCTGAAAGAAAAACAGGCCAAAGAACAAGAGACGAAAAAAGAGCTTAGAGCGGCAGCAAAAGCCTGGCTGTGGGCTCACGTAGAGCCCCTGGAGGCAGAAGGCATCTCAGTGACAGGGCAGTATGGGGACGGGCCTATTGTGATCCGACGCCGCGATGGGTGCACGTGCTCGCTGTTCCTTGAAAAGGTATTATCTGGGGAGCTTGGCGTCCGGTTGTCCACCGCTCAACAGGGAACTCTCGCCCGCGACCCGGTCATCGTACCTGATGACATGCGGATACCCACTGTGGACTCTGAACTGGTTAAGTGGCTGCTGAAGGGTGAAGTGCCCGAGGAATGGGACGGAGTGCTGCAATTTAGTTGAGGTCAAGGTTTTTGTCAGAACGCAGGGGCCAAGTGGTCCCAGAAAGGAAACAACATGAAGAAATTCGCCGTGATTTTCATCCTCGCCGTGGGCGCGCTCGTCATGAACGCCTCCAATGGCACCCCGCATCCGAAACGGCTACCAAAGCCCGGTGATCGCCTGTGCGTCATCGTGCCGGCTGAAGGAAGTTGTGCGGGTTGCCATAACTGGTATCCCGCCGACTGTATCGACTTCTAGAACTCGCAGGATTCAGCGGCCTGGGTGGCCGCAGAAATGCGGTCACCCGCCACCCCACCACCCAAGAGAGGAGAAAATTTCTATGGTAACCTACGAAGTGCAGTTGACGCGTACAAAAGACGCCCGAGAGGCATTGTCAGGCACGTTTGACCACGTAATCCTACGTGGTCCACTATCCGGCTCCGAGCTTCAACGATGGCTAGACCGGGCTAGAAGCCGTTACAGCTTCACCTGGAACGGAGAGTCGTACTTTGTCACTAGCATGGTGGCGACCCAGCACAATCCCCACCCAGCGGCCTACGACATTCTGGAAAAAGGCACATTGCTCGCCAGCGGCGGAAATTTCTGCATAATGCAGCACGAAAACAGCGTTTATACGCTGGTTTACGACAATAAATTCGCCACAGACGACAATGCCCACGCCGGTTGGAAAATTCAGCACGTAGAGCAGATAAAGAAAGAGTCCAAACCGGTCACCTTCGCCGACTTGAAAGGGCTATTTGCTGCTGATTCGTTCTTCGGACGGACAGACGAACAAACCTAGGAGTATCCCATGATCAACCCTGTTATTAAGATACAACTACCCGCCGCGTACCTACACAAGCTGTTTCCAGAAGGGTCAGAGGCTGAAGCCACCCTCGCCGCCGGCACACTAGCCAACTTCTCAAACGAGATGGCCCACCGTATCTCGCAGCAGATCATTAACCAAGCTGGCGGCATCAGCTATGTCCACCATATCGAGCAAAAATTGCTCGCGGCGTCCCCCTCCGCTTACACGAAACTCAGTGACACGTGGAAACAGTCCATCACCGCAAACGTGGAAGCCCTGGTGCAAGATTGGATCACCACCGAAGTGAACCGCGTTGTAGAAACCGCCAAAGCCGGGATCCAGGACCGTGTGGAGCGCACCATTGCCAGTATGGTGGGGCAGGAACTGGTTGCCTGCCGGCTGAAGATTCGTGAAGCGCTCGCGGAAATCGTGCAGCAGGAAGTCAGCACCGCACAGGTCACGGTCGCCATCAACCCCAAGAAGCGGAAGTAGACCCGTAGAAAGAAAATTTCCATGACTGAACAGGCGCAGGATAGTTTATGGCAACAAGCAAAGCAACGGAGGTATCTTCGTTACGCCCGCGAGAGCGTTATCAGTGCCGCGAAAGCCTGGGTAAACTTTGAAGACGACGGCTTGGCCAAGACGGCACATTTGCAGGAACGATACAACAGCCGGCTAGTAAAGGCGGTTACCCGCCTGGAAAAGCTGGAGGCCCGTGATGCCGGCTGAGAATAACCGGCTGCTGTGTGATTGGTTGGGAATTCCAGCAACCGATTCCAACTACTGCGCCACGTGCGATCACTCCTCCAGGATGCACGAAGAGGACTGGTGCGGGGTGGGGGCTTGCGACTGCTCCCTGTGGGTTGCCGCTAAGATCTACCCGGATCTAGCCTCAGAAACCGGCTTCTGGGTGCTTCGAAAGGCATTGCTGGTCAAGGGTTACCGCGTAGAGTTGGACAGCGATGACCGCGCGTACGTATTCAATGATAACAACCTGGCGGTAGGCCCTGGGCCAGTCCCCCACACCGCTTTATTCCGGGCAGCCTGGGCGCTCCGCACTAAGATGCAGGAACAAATGGCTAATGAACAAGCAACTAGTCGGACGGAGGCCAAATGACACCGATTGAAGACTTCGGGATGCGGATGGAACTACCATTCAAGAACCTGACCAACGACGAGTTTCAGGAGTGCTGCGATTTCGTTGAGGTCATGAAGTTCATGCGGGAACAGTCCGCCCCGGTTCCAGAGAGTAACGACGAACTGCGCCCTCTGCTGAAGGCCTGGATCAAGTACAAGCGTGCCGAACTGAGGGTCCAAGTGACTAAGATGCTGGATCAGCGCCGGCAGGAGCGTGAGTTTCGTCCGCCCACAGCCACCATCTGGTGCAAGTGACCACAGACAGAAAGGAACAAGATGACGACACCAAACACGAATGAAGGGCGGGCTTACGAAATTTTCCGCCAGCACGCCGAAGCGATGGAAACCGCCCAGCGCATTGACCGGGCGAAGAAAATTGCGGAAGAACTGTCCACATCGAAGCAGTGGATTGAGGACGTTCGCAAACAGATCGATTACGTGCTGCAATCCACGGATAACCAAGACGCGTTCACGGAAGCTGTGCACGGGGCGCTGGTGCAAGCGTATGTCGCCGGCAAGTTCTCGGACTCAACAGCCAAGCTGGTAGCCAAGCAGCCCGAGCCGAAGCCCCAACCGCCGCTTTACGGCAACTTGATCGAGGTGCTCAGCGATCAGTGCGCCCACCGGATCTTTAAACTGTGGTGGTTGACCGATGCAACTCAAGAGAACGAAGCTTGGAAGCGTCATGTTGTGTCAGATCTCATCTCCGAGGTGAGCCGGGACGTGTTAAACCCGAAAGAGCCTGACTCCGACTACTTCGCTTACACCTACGCTTCCACCAAGGAAGCGCTTGCGGTCGCGAAAGCCATCCATGAGTACCTTCAGGAGAACGCGTACAAAGCAAAGCGGGGATCGATTTCCGTGATTGCCCGGCTCGACGGTACGTGTGAGGTTCAAGTCCTGGCGTCAATCATACGTGGGCTGCCTGGAATTGCAGAGATCGCCCGGAAAGATGGCCGCTTGATCCAGTCACCTCTCTGCTTCGGGCCAGTCACGAACAAGAACAAACTGTAGGGGCATCCGATGAGCAAGTTCAGCGGGTTAGAGTATCCATATTGGACTATCAGCGGGGTTCAAGTGGTACGAGAGACAGCACCCAGAAGAGGTGGGCAGCGGCGGGTTTGGGTGAAATGTACCTGCGGTTATGAGTGTGAGCGGTCGTTGTATCAATTTACCCCGAAAAGTGAGGGGCTATGCGTAAAGTGTTCCCCCAAAATGGGGACAAGCCGGGAGCGAGATCGCCATTGGCCTACGTACCGCACGTGGCAGGCAATGAAACAGCGGTGTCTTAACCCAAATCGCGAAGCTTACAAAGACTACGCTGGACGAGGCGTCCAGGTGTGGCCCGCATGGCACAGTTACACGCAGTTTGTGCGGGATTTGGGCCAAAGACCACCTGGTACGTCATTGGACAGGATCGACAACGGCGGCAACTATGAGCCTGGAAACTGCCGGTGGGCAACTGTGGAGCAGCAAGCTGACAACAAGCGAAACGCCGTTTTTGTGGAAGGCCTGCGCCTAAAAGACATTGCTGCCACCTCAGGGTTACCCCGGTACTTGATTAAAAGTCGGTATTTTCGCTTAAAGGGCCAGCACAAACCAATCACGGTAGCTGCCCTGGTCGCCCGCACCTAAAACCGCTTTCTGCTTCAGGCCCATTCAAAAAAAAAACTGTAGGGTTACCCGGCCTGGCTGCTTCAGACTTTCTCAAAACCGCTGTTACACCTGGCTAACCGCGCGCCCGGCGCGCAAAGGCAGGTCGGGGGGTACCCCCGTACCAGGACTTTCGTACTACCACCCTTCTAGGGTGAAGGCCTTACGAACGGCTTAGCGCCGGAGGGGAGGCACAAACGCCACGCGCGCATAAGGTCGCCAGAAACCGGTGCATCGCACGCAACGAACACTGTGGATCCGCCGGCGATGTAGCAGACACAACCAACGCCAGCTTTGCTCGCAGTGAGCTTTGCCTCCGTGAAAGAGCAATGATTGACAAGTGGATTGGACATACTCAATACTCGCATGTGGGACAACATTTGACCATCAGTAAATCGCCTTAGCGGGCCTTAGACCGCGATGCTCGCTTAGCGGCTTTAACCTCGCGTACGTTGGATACAAGTGCGAACGCATAGCTCATTGCATTGATAGCGATGAGCACGCTGATAGCGGCGTATGCAGTCCACCCAGTGGTGAACAACAGGGTAACCTCAAGGATCACGGTGAATGCCGCACCAAGCACGCGAGACCGGTTGACCAATGCGGCCCATTGGTAGACCTTGATACCGCTGAACACCAAGCACGCGAGTACAATAAGCGCTTGCATGGTCAGTAAGAAGGTGAACGAGGTAAAATCCATCCTGTTGTGGGCCACGTCGAACGAGATCGCTGGAATGATGGCTCCCAGCAACGAACCAGCTACCGCAGCCGTGGTATTGCTGCGAAACGTTTGAATCTGATTGAGTACTGGAGTAGTGTTGAGTGTCATGGTGAAAGCTCCTGAAACCAGCTTATCAGACTGAGAAAAAGGTACAATCGGTAAAACGCCTTAGAGAACCTTAGTTAAACGCTGGAATCTTGAGGCAGGGAAGCCGTCTGTGGCGCTGCTAGACCCCAAGTGACCTAATACATCCTCCGGCCTGTTTGCGATTCGTCCTAGGGCCGGAAAACGCTTTATTAGCTCAGCTACTACTAGACGTTTCGTACCGCTGCCCGTCAATCCGACAAGCCACCAACCGCATGCTCTCAGTTTGACAAGGGCTACATGGGATGCAATCAAGGCGGCCAGTGTAGCGACTGTGAAGCCATCGGCACCAGCTATGCTCCACAGCCGAGTGAAGCCTTTAGTAGGCGAGCACGTATTTCAGGGATAGCACGGGGTTTCCTATCAGTCTAAGATGGCAGAAAATTTCTGCCCTTGTGTTTTGTTGTATTTAGGGCCAGCAGAAAATTTCCGCACCCTGTCTTTGGAGTGTGGAGCACCTGTTTCTGGCGACCCAGCAGAAAATTTCTCGGACCCCTGTTTCTGCGACCCAGAAAATTTCTGTCCTTGTGTTTTGTTGTATTTAGGGCCAGCAGAAAATTTCTTGGACCCTGGAATGAGTCTCACTGGCCTAGGCCACACAGGAGAAAAGTACTTGGCCAGCTTGAGTACTAGCATCCGATACTCCGCCTAGACCGGACAACCAAACGCTCACTGGCCGAGTACTCGGCCATGCCGCATGAGATAACATACTCCAGTACCAGATAAGCTCTCTTGTACAACATGGCATAACTCACGCCAAGCGCTTTGTGATGCTGGCCAGCATACTTTTGAGCACTCCATACCATCCGCTCTATGTTGTTCGGCGTGGCCGGAACTAACGCCGTTTTGGCCAGATGGTAGTTACTCACTAGCTCACTCGAACTGATTCGATGGAACCATTCAGGCTGTTTCATGGTGCTCCTACTAATGAATTAGTACTCGGACATTGGGGCGTACGGGTTTAGCTGGCGAATGAGCCATGGGGCATCCCCGCATCAGTGAGAGCTTTGATACCCTTCGCCGTTGACCAATTACCCCAAACTACGATACCACCACCAGCGAGAATACGGGTACCGTGGCCCCATTGCGGATGATATACACACTGGACTCTGTAGATCATGGCTCAGAACCTGATATCCAACCGGTACCGGGTGAAGCCAAGGGCCTTGCGGACCTTAGCGGCCAGATTGTTGGACTCCACAACGGCGGAGGCGTGACCGCCATCACCGTACCCATGACCGTACCGCATATCAAGATATCCCCGCAAGCGAGTCAAGCGCTCTATGGCTCCATCCAACTCGTTGATAGCTTCATCCATCGTTGGACGCGTATCTAGCGCAGGGAAGTTATCGATACCGGTATCGGCGGCACGTTGCCACATATCGGCGGCACGTTGCCAGTCCACCATGGCGGAATCCATTGCGAATGGAAGAATTGACCTTTGGCGCGCCATGGTTACCTATCCCTCCGTGCGATGAGGGATTCCGCATCGTATTCCGGGACTAGATCACCCGGTACGTCGATATCGTCCAAGTCGCACCCTAGATGGGTTTCCAACGCGCTTAACGTTTGGTCCAGGTTATCGCGTGCTTCCGACACCGCTTCGATGCGGTCCTGTAATTGGGTCATATAGCTCTTAGGCATCATTTGGTGTTGGCTCCTGATCTGAGTTATGTGGGATTGGGGTTTCGCGATCAATCCAGCGAAACCCTTAGGTGACCTTAGAAGCCGTTTTCAGCGGCGACCTTGAGGGCATCCGTCGCTCTATCATCATCTACCCGTACCTCAATCTTGGGTGGAGGCAGTTTCTTGTTGATCCAGGGCAGGGTGACGATGCGAGCATGGATGTTTTGTGCTGCTAGGACATCGCGGAGGCTGTTGGCTCTCATGGATGTCGCGAAACGCTTGATTGTTGTCATTTGAGTGTTAGCTCCTGATTCAAGAATACGGGAAGGGGTTCCTCCATTCAATCCAGCGAAACCCCTAGGTGACCTTAGTCGCCGGCGGCGTACCAGCGTGACCGACTCGCAAACACAAACGGGAAGGATTTGGCGAAGTACTTACTGGCGGTCACCAGTGAAGAGGCGGAGTACTCCGCTAACAGACGGTCCGCACCGTATCCCCCTGTTTTCCGTTCGAAGAAATAATAGCGCGTCATTTGGGTTAGCTCCTCAGTTTGGTGACCAGCACACCGGATTTGTGATCGATGGCGGGATGTCCGAGTATCTCTTGGATCATCTCACGGATAAGAGCCTCAGCCGGATCATCGGACTCCACACCACACATGGACTCAGACAACGCGGTCAAGTTACCCGATGCATCCTCAAGAGTAACCTGGACTATTTGATAATGCCAGTCTGAGTCGAGCCAAGCTTTGATGCGGTCGTAGTCTTGACGTACAACGATAGGAGCATCTAGCATGGGGATGCCCCATACCTCGGCAGCTTTGACGTAGGACCGCTCCCAATCGTAGTACCAGTTAAAGGGCAGATTGGCGCGATTGTCGCGAGTAGCAGCCGTGATTACTCCGTGGCAATCCGAGTTTTCCCAAGGAAAACCGGCATCCTCATCGTGCGTTCGGACAATGCGGAAACGGTATCCCGCATGCGTGAGTAGCGTGATGCCTTGCTTCAATGCGTTGATGGTCATTGGGGTTACTCCTGTGGGATTGAGAGCTTATGCTCGCGTGCAAAAGCGGTTAGTTGGGCCCGTAGCTCCCGTAGAGGATACTTGGCCATGGCGCAAGAGTCATGGATGGCTTGCAAAGCGTTGAGGCACTCTGTGGGGATAGCCTCAAGCGCGCGTTGGACATCCCCAAAGTTGGCGCATAGATGCCACACGGAGGTATCCACATGCGGTTGATGCAACTCATTTTGCTCCCAGTCCCGGATGTACTTGCGCAATTGCGGATCGTCGATGAGGCATCCGATTGCACATCCCCGCGATTGGTGCACCTCGTGGTCCGATGGTACATATAGGCACGTGCAATATTGTCCCGGTCTCACGTTGACAGCTACCGAGATAGCGCGCTTATCAACGATAAAGTTAGTCCAGATCGCATCAAAAGCGCTTTGTAGGGTGTAGACAGTCTGCATTGGTGTTAGCTCCTGATTCAAGATTAGCGGATCGGGGTTTACCGTTCAATCCGGTGAAACCCCTAGGTGACCTTAGTGGTAGATCCGTCCATCGTCCCCTACGTACAGATCAAATGATCCGCTTGCTTTTGCCGCGTTGTCTAGCGCGGTAGCGGATGGCTCCTGATAGTCGCCGTCCCAGTATCCGCACCCGTGACCGCAACGAGTCAGCCAGTAGTCATGGCCATAAGTCCCTAACCAATCCCGATCTGGTAATCGTAGCAGGTTATCCTGTGTGATGTGGTCATCCATCGCCCGCTGAAACTTATCGCAGTCCGCGACCATTGCGGCAAGCGTATCAGGCGCAATATCCTCAATGCCGTAGTTTGCGTCTAAGTGTTCATCATTGTTGTCTGTACTACTCCACAGAGCACACGTGATGTAACCCTGTGTGAAACTATCTAGGCTAATCATGTTGTGGTGCTCCAAATTGCGCGATGAGGAGTAGCAAGCCGATGAGGAGTAGAGCGAGCATGGCCTTATTGTTCCCGTACCCGGTCCGCGCAGTGGTAGCAGGCGTGCACTGGCGCGTGCATGGTATCGTCGTGCACAATGGTTTCCCACGGCGCATGCGTGCAAATTTCGCAGTTGGGCGATGCGAACTCGGCCACCCAGTAAGTAACGCCGTAGGACTCCGCCGACTCGAATTCGAGCGCTTTACCAGCGACTACTGAGATAGCCTTTTGGGCATCCTCTAAGCTGGTGTAGTTTCCCGTTGCGGGTGCGGCTGGTCCATCCGCCTCAGTAACGCGGAAAATACCCTCATCGTTGACCTTGGCGATTTGATAGCAGTAAGTGTTGCTCATGTCTGTTAGCTCCTGATTTAAGATTAGCGGATTGGGGTTTACCGATCAATCCGGCGAATACCTTAGGTGACCTTAGATAGTCTGAGTTAGCTCCATGCCTCAATGTCTAACGTGATGCCCCAATCTTTGAGCATCTCAGGAGTCAATTGGTCTAGGGATTCCCCATTCGAATCTTTCGCGTAGATGCCGTGATTGAGGGTGTCGCGGTCGTTCGGCCCGTTCGGGCGAAAGCCAAAACCTTCGCAAAAGCATTCATTTTCTGGCCATGCATCCGCATCCGGCGTATCAATCGACACCCAACGTAAAAACTGTGGAGCAAGCTTGCCATCGGGATAATCGGTAGCATTGTTTACCATCCGCTCGCCGATGGCCGTATGCTCTGTGGCCACCAGCACGGAGGCATCCTTAACCACTTTGATATGCTCCGTGCGATAGCCGTATTCTTGGCGCAGTTGCTCTACCGTTTCATCCGCTTCCGGAAAAAATTCATCCTCGCAGATTGAGTATGCATCAGTCCAAGTTGCGGCACGCGTGATACCACATATGCCTAGGGAGTCTCGTAAGATCCACAGTGGCCCTTGGCCATCATCATAGACTGGGATATCGTGTCCGCCGGCGGTTTTAGCGCCAATGAGTAGCTCATCCGATTTAATCATTTGTTTGGCTCCTGATCTGAGTATGAGGGATTGGGGTCCGCCGTTCAATCCGGCGAATACCTTAGGTGACCTTAGAAGCCGTTCTCCTCTTCCTCCTCTTCCAGGTCGAGTACGCGGTTATCGGCGGCGTCCTCATCCTCATAGACTTCCCAGTCCGTACAGTCCAGGTATCCGGGGGCAGATAGTCGCACCCCGAAACCGGTTACGATGCCCAACCGCGCATCTTTGTTTCTGGCGTGCTCTAGTATGGCATCCGCACTAAAGTCCTCATACGGGTAGTACGTATCGCCATCATCCTCAAGGATGTACCATTGGGTTTCACACGTTTTTTGGACCTGCATAAAGCTCATGCTGTGTTGCTCCTGTATCTGAGGTTAGCGGGTTAGGGTTCCCCGATCAATCCGGCGAAACCCTTAGAAGGGCCTAGAATCCCCAAACAAGGGATGTAATCGGCTGGTGTTGTGTGGTGTTTGTCATGCCCTTATGATGGCACGTTATTTGATACGAAAGAACGGTACGCCAGTATCACTTTGAAAGTCGATGGTACTGGACTCCCAGCTACAGACTGGCAACGGCGGAGGTACTACCTCCATGGGAGTTATCACCGCTACCAAGTGCTCTACTTGAGATGGGGTTAGCTCCGTGATGCTCACGCTATCACGAGTTGATGTCACCCGCATGCCGCTAACCTATCGTTGTATGCTGCGATAGCGGCATCCAAGTCGAGATACTCAGTAGTTATGGGTGCACTCCACTTGTTATCGTAGGTCACCAGTACATAGCGCCGATTGGCTGATCTAGCGCCAATGTCGCAGTGTACAATCAACCGGATCGCACGGTATGGCGCGCGTTTTTTGCACGTGGCATAACTCGCTAGCGTACTGCTAACCGTGGTTTCCAACTCCTCTAGCGTGAGCATGTAGCTCCCCTTTCTCAATCTTTGATCCACCGATGCGTGGTTATCTTGCGCTCTGTGTCGAGAGCGCTAGTGATCCGCGCTTTGCTGGCGTCCATACTCTTGGCTAATTGGCGTCCGCCAACAATCGCCATAATGGTCATGATTCCAATCAAAAGTGCTCTCGACATTTGTTTGCTCCTGATCTAAAGATACCGGATTGATCGATTTCGATCAATCCGGTGAATACCCTAGGGATACCTAGTCCCTAGGGTGCAAGAGAGATTTAGGACTCCGCCAGCAGCCAGTCCAGATTGGGCGTTGCGATGGTAGGAGTAGCAGGCACGTGGTAGATAGTCTCGGCCTTAACTGGCATGCCGTTAGCTGCCAGCGTGATTTGTTCCAGCGCTTGTACCTTGAGTGCATCCGACGATCCAAACATGGCGGATTCCGGGCCGCCAGTACGAAAGTGATCGGCGTACTCGGTGATGCCGTTGAGGAGATTGTACGCCGTCCCCCGAATCTGGGGAAACGCGTTGTTATCGTTGGAATCCATCCGCGCTAGCACGGATGCAATGATGTTGTTACGCCGCGTGCTATCTTTGGCTTTACCATCGGCATCTTTCGTCCTGGGAAACAAGCGATCTATGATCGTTTCCAGGGATTCCCGAGTGACTTTGCGAGTCGCCAAAAAACGGAGCTTAGCTTCCATCGTTTGCGATTCGTTGCGGATGCCTACTAGTGCGGCTGTCACGTCGGCCAGTTTGGCGCTTGCACTGGCTGTGTGCCGGATCCGCAGAGCGGACGCGGTACGCGCGTTAAGGGCCACTGTGAGTGTATTTTCGCAAACTACCCTCGTGAAAGTCACGCGAAATTGGAACGACCGCGTACCATCGTGTGAAGTCGCAAACAACAGGTAGGAGTTGCTAACATCACCCGGTACCACTTCAATTTGTGTTGCCATGTTGCACAAGCCCCAAACGGTTTGGCCCGCGCCAAGTACCCCCGCAGTCTCGAAGTAGGCTCCATCCGCGCCCCCCATCAGTGCATCCAACACAGCTACTCCATCGGCGTGTTGCATCACTTCGTAGGATTCGCCCACCGTCCCGAGAAACGCGTCAGTGTCAGTGCGAAACGTGCCCCATGCTGCTACTGGTTCGCCGTTCCATTGTAGCTGGCGTTTCTCGACCACGAACGACATTCCCGGCTGAGCCATTATCTCGGCTGCCGTCATGTAGCGACCGGTTACCGTCCCTAGTTGATGCCATGCCGATTCGCGGCCAATGTAGGTATTGATGTTGTGAGCCATGTTCTTATCTCTCTCTCTCTTGTCTGAAGGTATTCGGTAGCTCTCTGCCACCTGAAACAATCTTATCAGATCTGAGAAATCGTGCAAGCGGTAAATCACCTTAGCTGACCTTAGAAACCACTGTGGTACCAGCGGTCTATGCTGGCCAGTACTCCGCTCCTACTCCCTGTTTCCCAGTACCAATGACCTATGCCGGCTAGAACCGGCGTACCATGCCGACGCGTACCAGTACGAACGGTCTACGCCGTCCTAGAACCGGCGTACCATGCCTAAGGTAAACCACCTAGAGTACTAAGGCGGTTCCACTATGCGGCCCAGTACCTCCGGCCTACGACTAAGGGGATTCCCCGATGCGCCTCGGGTGTTTCCCCTAGGCGCATGGTACGCGAGTACCAGCCGCACCCTCCCCTTCCCTGCCTTAGCCGGCCATGGGTTATTCTGTGATGGTTCGATGAACTTTTCTGAAAACTTCCAGGGTTGAAAGAAGTAGGAGAAAGCACGCCCAGGGGCGGCGGAAAATTTCTGGTAGTGTGTTTTCTTACACTTAGGCCCTTGCGGAAAATTTCTGGATGGGGTGGAAGCGGGGATTGATGCTTGGGCTCGGGACGGATGAACTGATCTGAGGCCCTACAACGCGCTGGGGACCGGCAGGGTAGGGAAGGTTCACCTGGAGTCTAGCAGTCGCACAGGGGCTTTCTGTGGCTCAAAGAACTGGCACACAGGGCAAGCTGACAGAGCAGTGGGCAGGAAGCGGAAAGAGCACACGCGCGACCTTCCGGCCATTCTGGTAAACCACGAGACAACAGTTGAGAGCAGCCGCAAAGCAGCCAGAAAATTTCTGCCCTACTGTTTTGTTGCACTTAGCCTAGTTAGCCCGTGTCAGAAACTTAGTGAGGCCACCGCAGAAAGCAGGCGCTTCCTACGCACTATCCCGGAGAATGGTATCCCGTAAGCGCTTGCGAAACGCTGCGTCATAGGGCTTCGGAGCCAGAATGGCGTCTATGTCCTGCCGTGTGAGCCGGTAATTGCGCTTGCTGTTGCCTTGTCCTCTCGCTCGGCCTGTGGTTTTCAGGCCCGGAGTGATCGCGTTGTAGATGGTAGCGGCACGAAGGTTATCCAGAGGTCGGTAGATGCTTGCCATGAACCCAGCATACGGCAGGTCGGCATGTTTGTCAATAGGCCAAACGCAGAAGAAAACAAACGCCCAGAAAATTTCTCCAGGACTAGGCCAGGGCTTCGAAGCCCGGCCCTCCGCTGTGGGTTTCCATGGTTGTTTCAGTCTCAAAGAAGCTGGCACGTTTGTTTCCACGTGGGAAATAAACGCGTCGTCTCGGTCTCCGGCGCTGTGGGGCCGGTGGGCCACGAGG